ACTCGGGGTTGGGTTGTTCGCACTTGGTGCTGAATAGGGTCCATACGAATTCCAGGTCTTCAGCGGATTTCTTACCCGGTTTGATCACCCGTGGGTTGTTTAACTTGAATGGGATGATCACCTGACTGATGTCCACGCCTGCTGGCACTTCGAGGTCAATCTTCACCTCAGGGAACGCATTGCCTTCCAGGTCCTGGAACACGTCGACTTCCAACACCAGCTCCGTGTTTGGCACTGGGAAGAAGTAGCGGTGCTTGATCAACCCATTGGCCACCAGGCGTTTGAAGATAGTGAAGGTATCCTTGGAGACCTCCATCTCGTTTTCTTCATTGCCGTCAACGGTCTTGATCTTGATGGTCTGGGTGTAGACGGTCTTGTCGCCTTCACGTGTTTCACGAACCCGGATGCTGCCGGTACTGGTAGGCAAGCCCCACTGCTCTTGGAACTCACTGCGGTCTGCGTTCAACAACACCGCTGGGTCTTCGAGGCTGCCGTAAATCTCATACTCCCGCTCCAGCTCGGTACTGCCATCCGCCACCAAGCTCTCAAGGGAGACGAGGGCATTGCATTGAAATGCACTCAATAAAATGTGATTGGTCATGTCAGTTATCGCCTGAACAAAAGAAAAAAGGGAACTCTGTCATAATAGATGGAGGCCCGAAGGCCCCCATCCATCATGCGAGAGCCCTTAGGCCAGGCGAATCCCTACGATGTCGCGTGCGCCACCAATCGGCACCAGCTCAAAGCAGATGTTATCAGCAGTCACAACGTAGACATGACCGGCACCGCTGGTCCGCCGACCGATGGCGTAGAGGGCATTCAGGGTGTCGACCATGACCGGGTCAGCCCCATGACCAGTACGGCTTGGGGTACGCACGTCATGGGTGACCAGTCCGAATTGCTCCGAGTCGATCTTCACGTGAACCGCCGCCAGCGGCCGCATGATCACCACCACGTGCTCGCGGAACTGCTTGTAAGCTTCTGGATCTTCCTCGGCAATCGGCAGGATGTCGCTACATTCCAAGAACTCAAGGCGCTGTTCAGTCTCGGTCAGGTACGCTGCTCCCGCAAGTAAAATGCGGGTGCGACTCAGGAACTGAGCCACGTACGCAGTGCCATTCTTCTTGAAGGTGGAGGTGTTAAGCAGGTCTTCAAAGTCTTCGATGAAGCTGTCGATCTGCAGTCCTGTCAGACCGAACTGATCACGCAGGGCGCTGTTGACCTCCGTTGTGAAATGCTTGTCCATGAAGTTCAGCACGTTCTCAGCCATGGTGCCACGCAGTGACTTCAAACGCTTCTGCAGGACCAGCAGGTCTGCATCGTTTTCACCCAGAGCTTCGATGGATTCCAGGGCTTTGACGGTAGGCTCGTCTGCGGCCAACTGAACGGCATCAATGGCGTTGGCAGTGGTGACGTCACGGTCGTTCTTGGTGGCGGCGCCGGCGACGCGCAGGGCCACTTCAGACAGGCCCGCCACTACTACGGCGTCGTTGTGGACGACAGGGTTGGTCAGGTCCAGTTCAGACAGCAGCGCTTTACGGGCGCTGGCCTTGGTGTGGTTCAGTGCATCTAGGTCAACCGCATCAATGTCTTCGCCAGGCAGCAGGGGATCGCTGTTGACGCTTTCGTTGGTAAAGCGCGGACGGTTTGGACGGGTGCTGATGCGGATCTCGTGAGCGGTTTCGACTAGGTCGTCGGTCATACCAATGAACTCCTCTCGGATGGTGCCGTCTTTCGCCTTGACCAGGAAGCAGACCTCTTGGTCAATGTCGTAGGCACGGCGGGTTTGTTGTTTGGGACTCCAGGCCCATTTCCAGTTGGATTTGTGAGCGATCTGCCAGTGTTCGCCGTTGATCCAGAAGTCGTCATACGGACGCTCTTTGCTCATGTCTGGGCCTTCTTGGCGGACGTCCACTTGAGGCGCCGCGTCGCGATGGCTTGGCGCGTACGGTGCCGGCTCTTCCTGACGCGCTGTGGCGCGATTGCCGCCAAACCCTACACTGCGAGGTGCGGTATCGACCGTACGGTCAAACAGCGGGCTTGTGGAGGCTTGAGGCGCTGCTGCACGGCCACCGAACACACTGTTACTGGCCCGCACTTGCTGACGCGGATCAACTTCGTCGTCGCGGTCAAACGGACTGCGGCGTGCACCGAAGGCACGGTTATCCGGGGTGGCAAAGACACTGCGTCCACCACCACTGCCATAGCTGTTCCGTCCGGCTGTCCGACCACCCATGCCACGGGACCGCCCACTCAACTGATCAAGGATGCCTTCCCACTGACCGGCTGCCTGTTTCAGCTCACGGTACAGGTCATCAGGGACCGAGTCCACAATACGCTGCTGACTCATGGCAAAGGCACCGACGTGCGCTGTGACCAGTTCCGCAATAGCACCTGCAATGACGGCGTCTTCTTCACGGGTGCTGCGGCAACGCTGCAGCTCAGGTTGAGCAACGGCAATGACTACATCGACCAAGGTGGCCATGTCATTGTTATTGTAGTTCTGGGCAGACATGTACTGGTCGTACAGGTCGCGGATCTCATTGTCACGGGCACGGTTTTGAATCAGGTCAATCGTGCGATCGAGAACGTAAGTGGCGAAATCGCTCATGGTAACTCCAGCTGGATAAGTTAAACGCGTTGGATCAGACGTTGTACACCGTCAAGTAGATCCTTGTGCTCAAGGGGTTCTTGCGTCGTGTGACGCTCCCCAAGGCGAACGCAGGGGTTGAATCGATTGTTACCAATCGGTGTCGACTTGGGCAGCACTCCAAAGCCTGCAATCGCGGCGAAAGAGGAGTCCAAGTACATGGTGGGGCCAATCGGCTTGGCATCCTGGCTCTTCCCACGGCCATGGGTGTCGTTCTGTTGAACAATGACCGAGGTGATTTTGAAGAACATGTTGTCGCTCGGGTTAGACACCGAGGACACTTCCGGATGCTCAGCTGCAGAGCTGATGCCATGAATCAGCCAAGGGTTGAAATACTTGCGCAAGATGTCCTCGTACTCCTTGTTACTCAGGACCTTCTTGGTGTTGCCGGTGATCTTGAAGAGGAACTCGAACATGTTGTTGTTGATGTTACGAAGCAGGTAACGCAGCACCTCGAGACGCTTGTTGTACAAACAGGCTTCTTTGCCCCGGTTGTCGTCCAACATGGTTTGCATCTCGCGCATGATGTGCGCCATCAAATCGTACAGATCGTTACAGTACACTTGCACCTCTTGCAGGGTCTTGACCGTTTCCTGGTCAACATAACCGTCAAGCGATTTCAAGTGGGTTTCAACATCGTCGACCAACCGTCCGTAGTTGTTCCCCTCGCCCCAGAGGATGAACGCCATGAAGACGCACCACCACCAAGGCTCCACCAGCTCTTTCGGGTCAGTGGCAAATTCCGGGAAATGGTCAATGACGTAAAAGAAACCGGTGGCAAAGCTCTTCGTCAGATCCGTCCAAGCCCCACGGTCAATCAATAACACCAAGTCTGAGGCAATGGCCTCGTATTGACGACGCTGGTTGATCCCCGTGGGGGCCTTGCGCAACGAGGTGACTTTGACCCAATGTGCTTCTGGATATTTCTCAGGGTCATAGTCCGGCTCGGTCATGATGATCGGTCGAGTGCCGGTGTACTTCTCAAATGCTCCGATAAACCCGTACTTGCAGAACAGGTAATGGGGCAGCGAGCTGTGCACGTGGCCCAGACGAATCAGGTCACTGCGGTTACGGCTTTTCTTCCCGCCTTTGTTGTGCAAGGGTGAGTAGATCACGTGGTCTTTCACCCGTACTCCGTCGACCACCACCGTGTAGTTCTCACGGTTGAAGCTGATCGGCGCACGTGGGATTCGGATGAACACGCTGTTCTCTTCAATCTCGAACGCAATGTCTCCCATCACAGGCGCTACCGCAAACTGCTTGCCTGAGATGTAGAGCATCCCCGCCTGCCGGACAAACGGCAGGTACATGTACATCGGTGCCAACTCCTTTCCTTGGTTCTTGAACCGATAACGCACCAGGCTGACGTCACTTCGTGCGATGTCATGAACGCGGTTATTACCGGCCCGTGCCCGTGTGATTACGTTGTATTCTTCCAGTGGGGTGCAGCGTTCACTTCCGATGTATTCGAATCCATCTGGGTACTGGGACTCACCGCAACGAATGATGTTATCAATGTACTTCTGTGCGTAGGGAACATCCTTACACGCGATGCCCTTGGTTACATCGGTGTTGAACACAGGTGCACGTTTGCGGTGACTAAATTCGAATAAACTGGCATCCATCTGAGTGGGCCCTTCATTTTGATGTTACTTTCGACAGTATGCCATACAGCGTGACTGCCGCCCCTATCACAGCAACGGATGTTTTCGCCCATTCGACATAATTCCGCCGGACGGCGGCTTCTTTCTCTTGTTGGGCTTTAGACAAGGCTGCCTCATTTCTTAACCGCTGAAGTTCAGTGTCCTGCTCCAACTGGTCAGTTCTGAGTCGCGCCTCTCCAACGCGTCGTTCCGTCGTCTCCCGATCGATGATGAGCTTGGCCATGTCATTGAGCGCACCGCCATTAATGGCGTTCTCAACGTTCAACTGGAGGTTGAATTTGGCATCGGCCTCTTCGAAGGTATACGAACGGCGATCGACCTCGGATGTCATCTCTCCGTTTCTGACTGGCATGCGACTCACCACATGTATACCCGTATGATATTTTAAATCACGCTCTATGGGAATCTGGAAGATATCCCCACCGAGGTTAATATACCGGGTAGCACGCTGCACTTGCGGTGCGTTGTCGACAGCTTTAATCATCAGTACGAAGGTGGCATCGCCCACACCCTCATCAATGCTGCGTAAGGTGGACTCATCTCGCTTGACTTTATCAAACGGGTGGATCGACCCATGGTCCGCCAACCACTCTACCAGCAGGTCGACGTCCGGCATATAACAACGCCCACCGGCGTCGCAGATGTCCCGATAATAAATCACATACTCCACACTGGCACACAACACATTGTGAGTGCTGATGTGCAGGGCATTCTCATAGGCACGAGACCAGTAGAAGGTTTCCCGTTCCTCAGCATTGGCCCGACTCCGAAGGGTCGCCAATGTGCGCTCCATGGTGTCGCGGGTCATCGTCCGGGTGACACAGACAATGATCTCATCGCCATCCCGGTCATTGAGCGGGTGCACCACCGTGGCAGTGCCGTCGCGTGACGTGATGATGATGTCGCGACCGGTGTAGTTGAAATACGAGGTGGTGATTACCGGGGCATTGCGAATGCCGTTTTCATGTTGTTGGCTCGCTCCCCGAATCCGTGTAGCGTTACGCTGTTGGAAGGGGAGAGCCACGCGCGCATGATGAGGTACAGCAGTGTCCAAACGGTGTAGCTGGTTACGGTTGTCAATACGTGAGAACTCATCCATAGGGGTTGGCTCTTATTTAATTTATAACACGAACAGATACAGCATTGTGCCGTGTCTTCTTCAACTTAATAATGTACTGCTGTAAATACTTAGAGTTGACTTAGAAATAAGAGAGGCGACATAGAGCGGGGCCGAAGCCCCGCTCTATGTTCAACCACGCAGTGACTAACCCTTACGGATTAACCGTTAGTGCCAGCGCCGGTATCAAAGCCGGCAGCAGGTTGATCAGCGCCAACTTCGGCCGGGGCTCCGGTGGTGCCACAGGGAAAAAAGGCGACCGGGATGCTCCAGCCCTCCGACAGCACTTCGTCCAGACCGATCACATTGATCTTGCCCATGATCGGCAGGTGGTTCACGTGACGGTTACGCGGCTGCACCATGGCTTCGCGGATCTGGGTTTCATCACGGCTCACGTTAACGTGGCTGATCAGTTCCGGAATCCAGAAGTGAGTACCGCAGTTCAGCGGGTCAAGACCTTCGGTCTGACGCTTGAAGGTCCAGAAGATCTGCTTGCGAACGCGAGCGTCAACAGTGGTGACCTTCTCGAAGCTGATGTCGTCGCCCAGGGTGCGGCTGTCGCCGTCCTTCAGGATGAACGATGCAGTCTTCGGATCGGAACCGATCAGAACGTTGACCTTCTCACCGACGTAGCCAGTGTAGGCATCGAGTGCAGTCTTGTAGTTGGACTCCAGGATCGCGTCCTGAATGTCGTTACGCAGCACGTTACCGATGGCCGCCTGGATGTCCTGCACGCGCTCGTAAGAACGCAGGCTGCGGACCAGGGTACGCAGGTCGAGGTTGCGCTCACGGAACCATGGGCGAACCAGGAAGCGGGCGATACCTTCAACTTCTGGCAGCAGGTCGTCGGATGCAACGCTGTCAGTCAGGAACTTCCAGCGAGCCAGACCGTCAGTGAAACGGATCAGGGTGGTGATCGCGTTGTTGTCGTTACGCAGACGCGCAGCGGTGACGAGCAGGTCGATGTCGGCCATGCCGCGGGTTTCAGCCAGCGGGCTCGGAATGGACAGCGGGCTGCCCAGCATCACTGGGTAACGCTCGGTGTACTCGGAGCTGTTCAGCTGCAGACCGCGCAGGCGACGGTTGGCGTTGGACAGACGAGCGTTCGGCTCCCAACCAACGATGGCCAGATCAGCCAGACCTTGAGCGATATCACGGCCTACACCAGCTTCGGTGAGGGACAGGGTTTCGCCAGCAGCGTTGATCACTTTCTCAACCACAACAGGTGCGGCGTTGACAGTGGCGTTGCCTTTCTCGGTGTCAACGTTACCAGTCACGATCAGCGACAGGGTCACGGTGTAGCCACCGTCAACGATCTGCTTGAGGATCGGGTTTTCCAGGCCAGCACCAACGTAGTTGGTCGACTTGCCGTTGATCTGGATGGAGCTGGTACGGAAGTTCAGTTCCAGTTCACGAGCCAGACCCTGAGGGCCTTTGATGAAGTTGGCGCGCGGCAGGGTTTCAACGTCGAAACGCAGCACGTCAGCGTCGCCCTTACGGACGTACAGGGACTTCAGGCCAACAGCGCGGTCCAGAGCATCAGTCTGGTTCGCCTGACCGGCGATCTTGACGAGGCTGTTCTGAGCCAGGCCAACCAGGTTGACACGAGCGCCGACTTTCAGCGGAGCAGTGGTCACCTGACGGTTGCCGAGGTCAACGGTGCGCGCAGCAACGACAGCTTCAGCAACGAAGAGGTCACGGTTGCCGCTGTGAACTTCAGGAACCAGAGCAGTCGACTGGTCAGCCAGGATCTGGTAGTTGATCGCAGCTTCAAGCAGACGGCGCTGTTTGAAGTCAGCGTGGTCGCCGCGGGTGTTGTGCAGGAAGTGGTTCAGAACCAGGTGGCTACGGATGGTGACGTCAGCGCCGCCTTGTTCCGGAGTCAGGATCACAGTGCGGTAGAAACCTTCTGCGAACTCGCCCTGCTTAGCAGCCTTCTGGTTGTACACCATGGACAGACCGATGAAGTCAGTCAGGTTGCTGTTGTCGAACGCTTCCATCGAAGGAGCGGCTTTCTCTTGGAAGTCGAAATCGCCCATGGACTCAACCGAGACCACAGTGCCGACCGCCGGGTTGGACATGTTGGATGCGCCCAGGGCACGGCGAGCGTAAGCCGACGGCTCCGATGCAGCCATGGCCACAACGCCTACGGCATCTTTCTGCGCCTGGGTCAGGTCGCCCATGCCAGCAACGCTGCTTTCGATGCTGAGAACAGCCGATTCCATCGAGGCAACCAGGTTCTCACGGTCCAGAGCGGACAGCGATTCCATGGATGCTACACCAACCTGGCCCATGATGGCGCCCTGGCTGAACTTCTGCTGAAGGTCTTGCGCCTGAGCGGCCAGGATTTGCTGGCTGGTCAGAGCTTGTTTACCGATTACGCTCATTTACTTTCTCCGCGGGAAAATGCTGCGCGCGCAGCGTCTTTATGCGTGCCGTCAAGATCTCATTATCGTCCCTTGACGACGTTCGCAGGTTTTGCATACCATTGCAGAAAACTTCGGCAATGTTGCTCAATACCATACCGACTATTTATCAGTACAAAGTCGAGTTAATTTGAATTTCTCCAACATACTGTTTGAAGCTGCCCAGCGCAGCCACCTCTACCAGAGGTATCCGGCCGTACATGATTCGGGTCAGTTTCGCCGCCAAGCTTTCGCGACAGTCTTTCAAAGTATCTGCCGCGTAACGGTGCGGAACCAGCTTGATGACCAGCAACTCGGTGTCCGTCAATTCGACGTCACACAGGAGCGGGTCTTCTTTCATTCGGTGGGCCGAGACACCGTAGATAAGGTGGTCGGTGGTCATGTAGCTGACCTGTGACGTCTCTTCCAGCGAGAGGCGGGGCAAGGCGTTGTCGTAGTCGGTGAGCATCTCAGCCGACAGGTTTTGATCGCCTTCGAACAGGCGGGTGAAGATTTCACCGGCACGCAGGTTGGCCAGTTTGTAAATCAAAAGATCTCTGGGCGATAGTATGCCAGAAAGTTTTTCACAGTTAGCAAGATCATCGTTCGTGATGCCCAGCTCCCTCATGATGAGGTTGAGCCATGCAGGCACAATGACCAGTTTGATATTGCTCATCGGTTTACCCTCTTAAAGAGTAGTGTTGGGGCAGAAGAATGGACATCAAGTTATTCCTAGTCAAGTCCGTCTCGCTTTTGTATCTTGAAAGCCAGATCGAAGGCTATGCGTCAGGAAATGCCAGCCTTATCAGAAAATTGTTAGCTGACATCAAGTTGCCGGAAAACATCGGCGAAATCGGTGACGGACGCAATGTTCTGTCGAACTTACGCACCACGGTCCTGTGGATGCTGAACAACGGTGATTCACAAAGATATGAAGCCGATTCGCTGTTGCAACGTTTACGGATCAATATTCCGCACGATGATGTCACCTATAAAGCCCTAGAAAAGACCATCCGTCGGTACCCTGATGAGTCGGTGATTCGCAAGAACATCAACGACCTGAGCCGTGAGCTGCGCCGCTATCAGAACCACGAAAAGCTGCAGGACATCATCAAGAAAGCCTCGTATGCGATCAACTTCAAAGAAGCCGAGATCGAAGACTGGGATACCTTTATCCTGCAGACGGCCCAGGACTTGCTGTCGGTGGACATGGAGAATGAGGAACGGGTTGACCCGGCCTTCATCACCAGTGTGAACTTCAACGACCCGGACTCGGTTAAAGCCGCGTTTGACGACATGCACAAGTCGCTCAGCACCGACGGCATCATTAAGTTTCCGTTCAAGGCCCTGAACCGCATGATGGGGGTGCAGGGCGGTGGTCGCCGAGGCGAGTTTGGTCTGGTCAATGCCTTGCCGCACAACAACAAGTCCGGCACTTTGCTGGACCTGTTCATTGGCACCTGTCTGTTCAACGACCCGTTCTTGTTTAATCCTGACAAGAAGCCGTTGGCGGTCTTCTACAGTACCGAAGACGATGTCCCAGTGATCATTCAGAAGATCTACGTGATTCTGAAGCAACTGGAACTGGGCATGGCCGTGTCGGTCAAAGGGGTCGACACCGGTGAAGCTGCCGAATACGTCATGGCCCGCTTGCAAGCCCGTGGTTGGTTTGTGGAACTGCATCGTATCAAAGGCTCGGCGTTTACCTACGCCAAGTACATCAAGCACCTAGAGCAATACAAGGCCAAGGGGTTTGAAGTCTGTGCATCGTTCATCGACTACCTGGCCATGTACAGCAAAGACGGGTGCGTCCAAGGCTCGACCGGGGACGATTTACAAGACCTGTACAAACGGGTCCGTGAATACACCTCTGCCGAGAAGATCTTGCAAGTGACGGCCCATCAGCTCTCAACCCAAGCCAAGGAAGAGAAGCGGATGAACCCGACCAAGTTCATCAGGGACATGCCAGGCGGTGGCTACTACCAAGGCTGCAAGAAGCTGGACACCGAAGTAGACTGGGAGTTCTACGTCAACAAGCAGGTGGTCAACGACGGCGCGTACTTGGAGTATTTGTGGGGCAAACACCGGGGTGTGGTGGAGCCTACGCCTGAGGCGCACAAGTACTTCGTACTCAAATTCAACGATCATCCTCAATACGGTCTTCGCTACGATGCCGATCTGGATGAAGACCTGAGTTATAAAGTGGTAGGAGGTAGACCAAACGCTGAAGGAGGTGGTCGCACCTGGGACGACCTGGAAGCCGCATAGCCAACATAGAGAGCAGCCAGCTGGCTGCTCTCTATGCCGTATGGCTGTTATTCGACGGGAGTGTTCTGTGCACTCACCAAGGCTTCAATGACGGCATCCTGTTCTGCAATGGTTGCCTGAAGTCTAAGGACCTCCTCGCTCAAGCGCAGGATGGTGGCGGTATCGGTCTCATTGTTGATCACGGCTGCACGGCGTTGCGCCGTCAGCTGAGTGTGCTGCTGTTCGGTCATGTGGTTACTCACCACACCTCGACTCAGGAACACTTCAGCGTCCACCCCAATTTTGGCTTTGACCGACTCTTTAATAGCCTGACTCATATCGTCCAGATTGCGGTAATCGGGCCACATCCCCAGTGAAACCCCGGCAATCAATCGACTGTAGGGGACGCTGCCCATGCTTGGGTATTGTTCGATGTAAGTGTCAGGCACATACAGCAGGCCCCCGGCTGAGGTGCGCAAGCAGATCACTAAGGCCCCTTCCCGCTGGTCAGCTTGGTAGGCACTGGCACCCAGACCGACCGGCCCGTAGATCAACGTAAGGGGGTCTTGACTGCGGGCGATCAGTTCATTGAACGTACGAATCGCTGCAACGGTGTAGCTTTTATTAGGGTCGGTGGTAAAGGGTGCTCTGAGCAAGAAAGCACCGGAGATATTCATCGGCGGGGTCATGCGGGCCATAGTGTCCTCACACAAAGAAAAAAGAAAGAGGAAGGGATCAGAGAGGGACCTGCCCTCTCTGATCGACTTGAGGTTCTGTCACAAGATACCGACAGGTTTATCGTCCGTGCTGTAACAGATCGGGTACTCGCAATAGCCTCCTGCCTGATCTACCGCCTCACGTGTCACCTTGGGCAGGTACTGGACCAAGTCATCCACTGGGACCCGCTCCTCGTTGATGTAACATTCGTCGTCCATGTGAGGGTTGCACCATGCCGAGACCACGGCCTTGACTGATTTAGGTTTTTGGACCGCGGTTACCCCTCCAGCCAGGTCTTTGCGAAACTGTACCGTGCCGCCCTGATACAGCTGATTGAACGCCGCTTCACTCTTGTGCGGGTACACTCCTGATTGTTCGTGGTAGGTCCAGAGGATCTTGGCTGCTTCCAAGTAGCTGACTTCACCACCTCCGTTTAACGGTCCCACGTCCATACGGTACGCCACTGGTCGGCCGTCTGTGCTCTCGGCGATGTAGTACCAGGGCGAGAGGGTAAATAGACGGTTTTCACCCCACTCACCAAAGAAGTTACCATTGGCCAGACACTGACCGTTTACACAACGACCTTCGATGCGGTTGGGGTAGGTGATCTGTCGCTGTTGCTTGGGATCGTACTCCGTCAGAGTCCGGGGAAAGAAGAACCATACGCACTGCATCATTGGCTGCGGCCGAGTATGGCGCGATTCACCCAAGGTGCAAGGGATGGCTTCCGGCAAACCCTTTTCTGAGGACTCGTCTGGGAACTGTCCGCCAAAACCAAGGGCATATTGATCCTCGCCCCAAACAGCCGCTTGGCTGGTCAGGGAGAGGGTGGTGAGGGCGAAGGTCAGTGCAATTGCAAAACGTTTCATGGTGGTACTCCTTGGAGGCTTAGCGATGAAGGTCGCGAATAATAACGGGTTCGATTTTCTGAGGGCGGGCATAACAGCCCACCTGCCTCGAGCACCCGGTGGTGGTGATCTTCGAGGCAGGGGGTTTAACGCGTGTCTGATTGCGTGCAGCATCAAGCATGAATTGGGTATAGCCGCCGCTGTACAGTTGGTCGAATAACGGCTTAAAGTGCGCATCAGGTAGGCCATGGCGACGGTAAAAGCTCCACAGGTGGCTTCCGGCATCCACGTAACTGATCACCGGGCCTCCACTGAGCGGCCCGGTGTCTGACCGATAGGCGATGGGTTGGCCGTCAGAACTTTTATCCAGGTAATACCAGAGGGAGAGGACGTAGCGGACATCGGTGTCCCAGTGTCCTACAAAGTGCCGGCCTTCACGACAGGTCCCGTTGAGGCACCGTCCGGCAATCTGGTTGACCCATTCCACTTGACGCTTTTCACGCCGGTCATAGACCTGAATGTTGCGGGCATGGGGCATCCACGTGCATTTGATGCCGTCGCCCCCATCGAACGCGGTGATCGTGACGCAGGGAATGGCGTACGGCAGCCCCTGTGCCGAGGATTCATCGGGAAAGGGGGTGGTAGCTAACAGATACGGATCGGCCTTGCTTTCACACGCCAGAGTAATCCCTAAGAACACGAGAAACACGATGGTCAATATACGAATCATGGCGAACAGTCCTTAGGTCAGGTGAGTCGCCCCACCTGACAGTGGTTTCGTCAAATGGTCATGGAATGGCCCAACGAGGAAAAGACCTCATAACAGTCGGCCGTTAATTCCTCGGTGATGCTGACGCGCTCGCTGAACTCCGGCTGGCCGCCTTTGAGCACTTTCCAGAAGCCAGGGCCTGGTAGGCCTTTGTCCCGACCCGACTTACGCACCACCAACACGGTCAGGTGAGGCAGACCCGTGACATTGCACCAGTCAAACACGTCGTAGAGCACCGGGCTAATGGCCGACCCCAGGGCGCTGCCACTCGAGGGTAACCCCAGTAAGGTGGCCAGCGTTTCGTAGGTGACTGTTTGTCGTTGCATGGCCATCAACTGTAAGACGTTGAGGCAATATAATGCATTGATCTGTCGGCTGGACAGGCCGTTGGTTACAGTACTTTCTTTGCAGTGATTCGCTTCCATGGGAAGGCTCCTTGCTACACGGGTAGCATTAGGGGTGGTGGACGCTGTGCCATCGACCGACAGCACAACGAGTTCAGGTGAATTAAGTGCCCTGAATGATCAGGTACGCCAATCCACCTAAAAGGGTCAATAGCAGAGACAGGCTGGCGACGTCGTGCGCCGTTGAAACAAACACCTCTTTCATGTACGTCAAGGGTGAGGCTGCCAACGCTGGGTCAGCCAGTTCATGATAACGCTTAAACCGTGGCCAGACGTGCACTGCCAAGGCAATGGCGACGGCCCAGAGACCAGAGATGACGTAAACGTCCGTCATGACTTGAGACCCTTTAGCACCTCGTCAGTGTGTTCAACTAGCTTGTCCTTGGCCACTTGCGTTACGTTGAGCGTTTCCATGTAAACACCTTCTTTAGACGTTGTAGTAGGGCGGGACGCAGCCAATGCAAGACCTTGAGCTCAGCCGTGTCAAACGTGAGTGCGAATGCAGCAGCCTTCGAGTGCCCACCGCCATCGAATTGTTCGGCAAGGGCGCTGACGTCTACCTCACCCGACGATCTCAGGCTGTACACAACCTCCTCATCCCGAACGGTGTAACAGACCACCACGGGATATTGCGCACTTAAGATGTCGGCCACCTCATTGCGCAAGTGCGCCGGGGCGTTGACAGTTGCAACCATCATCCCCTTCCATTTCACCGGGCGAACATATAGCTTCGCCACCGACTGAGCAATCCGGCGGTCATATTCCATCAAGACATGACCCGACGCAATCACCTCCGCTGTGACACTGCCATCGGCACGTAGGCCCCGGTTAAACCGTTCAATGGAACGGTCTCCTGCTGCCAACCACGCATTGAACTGACGACTACCGACCAGCTCGTGTTTCCACAGGTCGTAGTCCTGGATCATGCGCAAGGCCTCTGGGACAGCGTGGGCTCGATCTGCCGGTGCGAAGAACATCCAAGTCAGCACCGCCCCTGAAAACGCCAGGTCGAAATACAGGAAAGTCCGCTGCCCGTCTTCTCGCAACTTCAGGTACTGGTCGACGTTTGACACAGTGTCTGTAATCGCAATGAGTGGCTGCGCTGTCTTGTGGTGGTCGATGATGAGTAGGGAGGCGACCCCCAGCTCATCTAAGTTCAGCATCTCGGCCGGCAGACTCAGGTCCACCATGATCAGATGTCGCCCTTGGACAATTGCCGGCAATTCATCACCGTATTGATACGGTGCGTAAAGAGCTCCCTCACCCAGGTATTGGTAAGCCGCCCATGCGGCAGCGATTCCGTCGTTACAGCTTCGGTGGTACAGCACCACCGTGTCACACATCGGGACAACCGCCATCAATTAAATCCTTCCAGTCCAACGAGGTCATAGGTCACCACTTCAGCCTCGACTCCAGGACCGGCCATGCCGCGAACACCGAACGTCAGTTTCTCAGCGTTGCCCTGCCTGATTGCCTTCTCCACGAATGAGGCCATTGGCCCGGTCGGGACGACGGTGCCGTGCACCTGCCCTGTCCCATCGCCCCAGAGCTCGGTGATCTTAGCGCAGACCTTTGACTGATCGATGTGGCGGTAACGGTCTAACCGTTCTTTGGGGCTGGCGCCGTCATACAGCCGCGGAACACCAAACTCCACATGCAGTCCACCTTGCTCTGCCAGGCGACGCTGCAGCGTCTTGAGTGATTGATCTGAGAGCAGTGCCTGCCCGACGCCAAGTTTGACCGCAGCTTCTAGTGACCGGGTGCCTGATTTACGTTGTTTAGCCATGAGACCTCCTTAAATACGCGGCACGACGATGCCAGTCTGACCCTGGTATTTGCCCCCTCGGTCAGCATAAGACGTCACACACGGTTCATCCGACTGGAAGAACAGGAACTGTGCGATGCCTTCGTTGGCATAGATCTTTAACGGCAAGTTAGTGCTGTTCGAGACTTCGATCACCACATGGCCTTCAAACCCTGCTTCAATCGGGGTGACGTTGACAATGGCGCCGGCGCGGGCGTAAGTGCTTTTACCCAAACACACCACCATCACATCGCGCGGGATGTTAAAGTACTCGATGGTGCGGCCCAACAGGTAACTGTTTGGCGGTAGGATGACGTACTTGTCGCCGTATTCATCGGAATGTACTTCGCCGTCGATCAGACACTTGTCATTAAAACGTTTTGGATCGATCACCGCACTGTTGATGTTGGTGAAGATCTTGAACTCTTCAGCCAGCCGGACGTCGTAGCCATAGCTGGAGACCCCGTAGGAGATGGCTTTGGTTTCAGGACTGCCTTCGCCTCCCGTACGTTCACGTACCAGGAAAGGTAGGTAGGGGCTGATCATGGGCTTGAACGCTGCCTTTTCAGCATCACTCAAGGGCACCGCGTATTCCTTGCGCATGAACCGTTCTTGGTGGCTGTCCGGACACCAGTTGGCGATGGCCTGCTGCTGGTACAGGCTGTACGGCGGCGAGATCAGCCGAGTCTTGTCGGAGCTGTATTCATGGAAACGGTGGGTGGGGATGGTGCATTGATGAATAATCCAATTGTCATTTTTAATGGTCATACTAGCTCCAAGGGAGTGAGGTCAGTGATGTGGCGGTCGATGATCCGACTGAATGGTTTTGCGTGATGCCGAATGATCTTCATTTGTTGCTGGGTTTGCCGGCCATAGATTACCCAGTCCAACCAGTTCATCTGTCCAACTGCCTGCCTGTGTTTCTCAGACAAGAGGGTGAAGCAGGCCTGTTGATCCTGCAACATCCCTAGACCTGCTCGAGGCCGCATCGTGTAAAACTGCCGGTAGACACTGCGCATAAACGCACTATCGTCAACTGACACCTCACGGAAGATGTCAATGACTCGTAGATAAATTTCTGTGCGTTTCTGATGCCGAGCGTTAAGCCGCTTAATGAAGGACAGCATGGTGGTGAAGCTCCTGTGGAAGGCGACAGGGCTGCAGGCGCTCAGCCCGTTCCCTGAGGGCGACCGTGGGGTTAAAGCGCGTCGTGGCCACCCCTAGCCCGGTCTTGATGGCGTAGTTCTGTGCAAGCTTAAGCACGGCTTTGCGCACCGGTTCGAAATCAGCGAGGGATTCTTGCTGTGTAAAGAAGCTCCCGGTGTAATACACGGTGACCAGTCCTGATTTAGTACCCGTGTTGTCACGTACTACGCAACTGCCCATTTTACTGAACCCTGGAAGTGGATAGAGTGACACCACTAACTGTTCATTTAGTTTATGTACTGAAAACCCTTGCATGATCCCCACTCCCCAGTTTAAGAACATAAAAACAATGACCTTTTTTTATTTTAACAGCGTTAGTCAAAGCGATAATGTAGGGTTATAACGCAGTGGAATTTACAAAAAACTTGACCCCCCGTACATTATGCAAAGAGGACCAATCCTCCACCCATTCTGGTCCCAGAAATCATTTAGCAAGGGCGCTATCTCCATGATCAAAGAATTCATTAAACGCGACGGACACATCGAACCCTTCAATGCCGCTAAAGCATTGGGTTGGGGAAAGTGGGGCGCGCGAGGGTTCTCTAAGTACATCGACTGGAATAAGATCGTTGTGCAGACCGTTGCCCAGATGCCCGAGCGTTGCACAGCCAAGCAGTTCAATGATGGCTTGATTCAGAACGCCCTGAACGAAGACACCTGGGCCGGTCAGCTGATGGCCGGTCGTATCTACGCCGCGGATATCCAGAAGGAAGTCTTCGGTGGCAAGAAGCGCCTGCCACTTAAGGCCGTGCATGACGTCATGATCGCCGCAGGCGTCATGGTCAAACTGGATTACTCGGCAGCGGATTACGAGCAGATCGAAAAGTGGATCGATCACGAACGTGACTTCCACTGTGCCCATTATCAGCTCAAGCAAGGTCGCGACAAGTACGCCCTGCGTAACCGCATCACTGGACGGGTCTACGAGTCTCGTCAGCACGCGTTAGCCCGTGTAGCCATGGTCATGTGTGAGAAGGACGATCCGCTCCTCAGAATGGCGCGGCTGGAGTCCATCTACGCCGACCTGTACAGTGAGCGGCTGTCAGCCCCCACACCGAACCATAACAACTTCGGCACTGGCCACAACGGCTTCTTCAGCTGCTGCCTGTTCACCTGCACCGACACCAAAGAATCCATTGCAGCGTCCAGCCACATTGCCGAGGTAATGACTTACATGTCGGCCGGCCTAGGCGAGAACATGCAGGTGCGCTCGCTGGAAGACCCGATCCGCGGCGGCGCGATTGTCCACAGTGGCAAAGGACCGTACTTCAACAAGCAGACCGGCATCGTCAAATCGAACAAGCAGGGCACCCGTGGCGGCAGCCTGAACGAATTCTACAGCGCGTATGACCCTGAAGCCGCCTCGATCATGGTCATGAAGAACCCGCGTACCCCGATCAACAAGCGCAACCGCAGCATCGATTACACCATGATGCTCAATCGCTTCTTGCTGCACAAGTCGTCCTTGGGTGAAAACGTCTTCCTGTTCAACTGTTATAACGCCCCTGACCTATACGCCGCGCTGTACGGTAAAGACCAGGACCTGTTCGCTGAACTGTACGAAAAGTACGAAGCCGACGAGACCTTCAAGAAGCGGTATGTGTCGGCCCGTGAACTCGTGGTCAATGCCCGTTCCGAAGGGTTTGAGACCGGGCGCTTCTACCTGGCGATGATCGATGAGATCAACTACCATACCCCACACCGTGATCCGATCTACTCCTCGAACCTCTGCGTAGAGATTACCCAGCCGACCATGTGGTATAACCACCTGACCGAACTGTACTCGACCAAGTTCCTGGGCTTCATTCGCTTCGAGACCGCCAAGGGTCATGACAAGATCCTTGACAGCAACGTGCCAGTGGAGATCAAAGGCTATCCAGGTGCTGTAGCGGCCTTGGAACTCAAGCCGGGGGTCATGTACCGCCGGGCACCAGCCGATCGTAAAGAAGGTGATCAGGAATGGCACACGGTGACCAGGGTCATTGAAAGTCGTCAAGAGCCTGAGGTCTCTCTCTGTGCGCTGGCTGCCATCATCATCAGCAACATCCACAGTGAAGAGCAGTACGCCGAGACTGCTTACAACGCCCTGTACATGATCGATTACTGCATCGACCATAACGACTACGCCCTGCCGCATATGAAACTCACGGCTCAGGCTCGTCGTAACGCCGGTGTCGGTATCATGGACCTGGCGCATTACATGGCCCGTAAGAAGCTGCCGTATCACAGTGAAGAGGGTTACAAGGAATTGCACCGGGTGGCTGAGCGTCATGCTTACCATTTGATCAATGCCTCGATCCGTCTGGGTCAAGAGCGCGGCAATGCGGAATGGATTCACAAGACCGATTGGCCGCGCGGTTGGACGCCCCTGGCGACCTATAATCGCAACGTCGACACGCTCGCTGACTTCGAATACCAGTACAACTGGGACGCGGTGTCACTGAACCTCATTGCCTCTGGCGGTGGTCGTTTCAGCTCGTTGATTGCCCACATGCCAGGCGAGTCTTCGTCCAAGTACAGTGCAGCCACCAATAGCTTGATGGAGTTGCGGGAGTTGTCGATCATCAAGACCGACGGCGACAACAGCATCTATTGGGTCGCCCCTGAGGCCGATACGCTCAAGGACTACTACGGCATTGTCTGGAACTCGAACCGCTACCAGCAGACCAACCTGTACGCCATCTTCCAGAAGTGGGGGGATCAGTCAATCAGTGCTGACCTGTACGCCAGTTTCGAAGGTGACGAGAAGATCAACAGTTCGGACCTGATCCAAGAAACCAACTACATCGCTGACATGGGCCAGAAGACGGTCTATTACACCAACTCTGAAACCTCTGACCAAGAGGCACTCAAAACGGTGATGCAACGCGTACGGCGTGAGGTGCAAGACGACGGGCTGGATCTATCAGGTCCGGTCTGCACCAGCGGTGGTTGCTCGGTTTAATTACCTGTGAATGGCCGATGAGTCTTCCCGGCCTTCCTTCCCCATTTGGATAAAGACAGACATGTTTGACAGTAAAATATTCAATGCTGAGAAAACCGATTACGAACAATCCGCCCTCTTCTTAGGACAACCTAATGGACTCCTTGACACGGTTAACAGCCATCATACTCGCCTGTGGGATCTTTACCGCTCCCTGCGCGGCCTGGACTGGGACACTCACGAGTTCGACTTCTCTCCCTGCCTACTTGAGTTCAAGACTAAGCCCAAGGGAATTTCCCAAGCCATGATTCAAAACCTGGGTTGGCAGTGGGAAGCCGACTCCGTCGCTGCCAACTCGATCATGGCGGTGATGAACCACTTTGTGACTGACAGCGGCCTTAAGACCGTGTGGGATCAGATCGTGGCCAATGAAAACCTGCACGCCACCACCTACTCGGAGATCGTGCGGTACAGCTTCGATGCCCCGAACAAGGTGCTCGAGGACGTCCTCGGGATCAAAGACAGTCTGATGCGCTTGTCGACGGTGGGCAAGATCATGGGCAACGCCTTCCAGGTGGGCCTCAAGGTCTCCCAGGGCCAGCTCTCTCGCGACTCGGAAGAAGCCTATGCAGCGGCCTTCCTGTTCACCTGCGCCTTGTTTGGCTTGGAGCGGGTGCATTTCATGGGCTCGTTCGCAGTCACCGGCGCCATTGCCCAGACCGGTGATTTCATGCCGATCTGCAAGGCCGTGCAGCGCATTGCCCAGGACGAAGCGGAGATCCATGTCAACGTTGGCAAATACGTCATTCAGACCGAGATGGCCACCACCCGCGGCCGCGCTTGTTGGAAAGCCAACCGCCAACTGATCGACGACATGTTCATGGAAATCATGGCTTCTGAGATGCGCTGGATCAACTTCCAGCAAACCTCGGGGTCTGCACTGCCTACCGAAATTGTGGGTTGGGACCAGATCAAGCAATACGTGCGGTTCAACGTAGCCGATGCCATGGACACCGTGGAGCTGCCGGTGGATTTCAAAGCCCCGCTGGACATCCCGCTGCAGTACATGACCAAGTGGCTTCGGGTGGCAGGTACCCAAGCCTCACCACAAGAACAGGATAACGGCCAGTACCGGGTGAACGTCGTGCGTTACGACGACCACGGCATGGTCTTCCCGTTTGAACTCAAGCGTGACCGTAAGATCTGGCTGCCCTCAGCGGCCAACGCAGCATAACCCCCATATACCCCACGGTCCAGTCAGGCCGTGGGGTATATGTCGCGCATCCTATGTACAGGGGTTTCTTTAACTGTACGTTCCCACGCTTAACTTGAGGTGAATTGCATGAACAATGCCAAACAGGGTCAGGCGCTGCTTCTGGCTTCGCTGAACCGTGCCGCTGCGCCGCAGGGCTTCAGCTTCCTTCCGTCGGACCTGAGCTTCAGTGCTGTCAGTGCCTCCGAGAACCCCAACCGTGAGGTCCAGGTGACCTACACCGCCACTCCGGAAAGCCTGTTTGAAGGCGCTGAAGTGGCGTACTACGACCGTCTGGACCTGACCAGCCTGTTCGCCAATGCTGGCGTTGCCAGTGTTGAAATGGTCAAGGGCGCTACCACCACAGCTGACGTGGTCACCGCGCTGAACACCCGTTTCGACATGGGCTTCACTGCTGAAGACTTCGACCTGTCTCTGGCCATCGGTGCTGAAGACGACGTCGTGGTCCTCACTGCCCTGCCGGGCTCGTACGCCTTCAAAGGTGCGCTGAGCGTCTCGCTGGTCGTGGACAAGACCCCGCTGAACGAAGCCGTGGTCAACCCGGAGCTGGACAGCATGGAACCTGATGCTGCCCCCGTAGACTCCGAAGCACAGCCTGTATAACCTGACCTGAACGGATAAAGTGAGGATACCCCATGGGTGATCAAAGCTTAACCGTCTCGATTGCCCAGCTTCCTCTACTTGACCCGCAACTGCTCTCCGGTGAGGACAGCGTTGAAATCACCATCAGCACCCGTGTTGATGGTGGCGCGGGGTTCGAGAAGAAAACCTATCGAACCTCGATCAGCGCGATCCTGAATATCTTTGCCCGCCGGCGAGATAACCCCAATCAGGTTACGGCTGAGCAGGTAGGCACCTTCACGGTCGATCAGATCCGTGCATTGCTTGCGGAGAAGCTAGGCGTCCACGACGTCGCTGTCAACGCACTGAAGCTGGACGGCAAGACTCGGCAAGAGATTGTCGACGAGGCGCGAGCCGGTACGGTTGCCGACTCGAATAACCTGGGCGGCCTGCCGGCAGAAGACTATCTTCTGGTGGATCAGTTCCAGGCGGTCATGATGAACGTGACCAACGGTATCGACGAGATCGCAGATTCGCTTCTGTGATACACATTAAATTGAACATAAGGTGAATGATTCATGTCGCTTGACGTAGCAAAACTCACAGCTCTGCTGGCCTCGATCAGCTCCTTCAACACCACGCTGCGCAGCCGCCTGGAAACCAAGCTTGAAGCCACGGCTCAAGCGGTCGACTCGGCGCGCCTGGAAGGCAAGACCCTTCAGGAAATCCTGACCGGTCTGGACGCCGCCACCGTTACTCAGCTTAACGCCCTGAGCGCTGACCTGACGGCCTTCATGGCCCGTCAGGACAACCCGCATAACGTCACTGCGGCTCAGGTTGGTCTGGGCGACGTTCCTAACTACGCCGCTGCCACCGAAGCTGAAGCGGTCGCCGGTGTGGCGGCCGATAAGCTGGTCACTCCTGCCGCCTTGGGTGCCTTCTGGGCCGATAAGATCGGCACCGCCCCTGCGACCCTGGACACCATCCAGGAAATTGCAACTGCCCTGCAAAACAACCCAGACGTTATCGCTGCGCTGCAATCGCTGGTGCAGGAAAACGCCAACGACATCGCAGCCATGCAGCTGCTGCTCGACACCAAGCTCGGCCTGACCGGCCTGGACCTGGTGGCCGAAGGCGCTGACAAGGTCCGCTTTGTCAGCGGTCTGCCAGGCGACGTTGGTAACGTTACGCTGGTTACCGGTGTGGCTGAAGCCCGTGCACTGGGTATCACCGCTGACCTGCTGGCTGACGATCTCGCTACCGGTGTCCTGACCATTGCTTCTGGCAAGGTGGCAGGTGCGGTTGTCGTCAGTCGTAAGTTTGTTGCCCAGGCTGACGGCAGCACTGTAACCTTTGAACAGGTCAGTGACAATGTGGGCGGTTGGGCTGCCTGGTCGCGCGTCATGCGCACCAGCGATCAGTCGTCCGATGCGGCGACCCTTGAAGGTCACGGCGCTGACTACTTCGCCACCGCTGCCCAAGCACAGGCCATTCAGGCCGACCACGAAGCAGGCTTTCAGAGCCTCGTGGACGAAATGAACCTGCTGGCTGCTGGTATCGAAACGCCGGTGGTTTAACCGTTACCCTGCAAAGACATGGACTGACCTCTGTGTCTTTGCAGTTATGGCTGTACCCTGAGATACTATGTAGAGGCGCTCACAGTTAAACCTGAGCACTTTGCTAGGGATCGGCCAGTCTGGCAATACCCTATTTCCCCTGTATACGAGGATCGTTGAAAAATGGCAATGTCCAATGCTGCACTTGAAACCGCGCTGAAAGCGTCTCTTCAACGTCTTGTCACCGCCCTGGCTAACAAGACTGCCCCTAACTCCGAGAAGCTCGACGGCAAAACGCTCGAAGAGATCACCACCATCATCCTGGCAGGCAAAGCGGCGTTCGCCGGTGAAGCTGATAATGCCCTGGCCGTTGGCGGTAAGGACCTCGCGACCCTCGAAGCCGAACGTGCCTCCGCACTGACCGCCGCGATCGACGCCCTGCGTACCGAACTGGAAGGCTCCATCGGTGGTGTGACCAAGGAATCCATTGGTCTGGGTAACGTCGTCAACTACGGCGTGGCCACTGAAGAAGAAGCTCTGGCGGGCGCGACTGACAAATACGTCACCGCAATGCTGGCTCAGCAGATCGCTCAGGCCAAGATTGATGAGATCGTGGGCGCTGCTCCCGAGACCCTCAACACCCTGAACGAAATCGCGGCGGCCCTGAACAACGATCCGGACATCATCAACACCTTGATGACTGAGATCGGTACCAAAGAAACCCCAGCCGGTGCCCAGGCCAAAGCTGACGCTGCTGTCGTCTCTGCTACTGAAGCCGCTGCGCTCGATGCCACCGCTAAAGTTGACGCCGCCAAAGCTGACCTGCAAACCGCCATCGACGGCAAACTCGATGCGACTGCCCAGGCTGTTGACTCGGCGTTGCTGGGTGGTCAAACTGCTGAACAGATCATCACTGCCGCCCAAGCTGGCGTGGACATGTCGAATGTCGTCGAGAAAGGCGATAATGTCGACGGTAACACCGTTACCGTTGGTGAAGAGCAGGTCACCCTGTCTGCCGCTATCGGCACTATCAAGGGCGATCTGTCCAGCGCTGTCTCGACCCTGGAAGGCAGTGTTGCTGCTGAAGCCAGTGCTCGTGATCTTGCTGATCAGGCTCTCGATACCAAGATCGACAACGCTGTTCAAGTGTTGGAAGGCACCAAGGTAGGTCGCACTGACAACATCGACACCAATACCGTCACCCAGGGTGAAGGCGAAGCCGCTACTCAGGTTGCCCTCAGCACGCTGATCGCACAGCTGCAGTCTGGTATTGCCGCTGCTGGTGACGCCACTGCTCTGCAAGCCCTGCAGGACAGCTTCAACGCGTTCGTAGCCGCCAAGGCCACAGGCGCTGAAGTCATCGCCGGCACGGATGACGTCAAGTACGTCACTGCGCTCGCAGCTAAAGCGGCTATCGACGCTGCTGTGGCTGAGCTGGTTGGCACGGCTCCTGAAGCCCTGAACACCATCAACGAGTTGGCTGCTGCGCTGAACAACGACCCTGACGTCATCAACACCCTGATGACCCAGATCGGTGAGAAGCAATCGGCTGCTCAGGTTCAGACCGCTATCGACGCGGCGCTGGTTCCGGTTAACGCCGCCATCGACACCAAGCTGGACGCGACTGCTCAGGCAGCGGATTCCGCTAAGCTGAACGGCAAGACACAGGCAGAACTGACTTCGGTCGCGACTGACCTGGACGACGTCACTGGCGTTGCCGGTACCGGTAAGTTCGCGGACGCGGGCCAAGTTGCGGTCAAGCTGGCTGCTCAGAAGACTGCCAGTGACACCAACGCCTCGGACATCGAAGCCCTCGTGCTCTCGCTGACTGAATCGTTCGACACCGCTGCTGCTGCACTCGAGCCTGCTCCTGCGGTATAAGGGTAGGTAACGGCATAGAGGGAGGGCTGATGCCCTCCCTCTATGCTGCATGTCACTCGACGAGTTCAAGTAGAGGTCGCCAGCCCATATATTGACTTGATGCCGTCCTGACCGAGTAGTTAAGATACGATACACCGTAGCTGCCACGATAAGGAATGCTGGATTCTTTACACAGCGTATACGTGCCAATGCCGTTGTACGCAACAAATCCCAATTCAGCTTCCGTATACTGAGCCCAATCGCCTTCTTCAATCCCTTCCGAGGCGAGGGTGGTTCTGACGTTATGAAAGGGCTTTCCAGAGACATGGTACATCAGTCGGTTCCACTCGGACCCGTGCGTTGCAGGTGGGTCATACATATCACTTTCGCCACTGCCGCCCGGCCTAAGTCCTTCTATCAGTCGGACCCTATAGGTCTTGCCAGCAATATCAACCAGTTTACTCCCGTTGACTGCCCCTATTGAGTTGAGTGCATTCCACGACGCACCATAACGGATAGGCATCTTGCTGATGTATTTGGTTTTATTATCAATAGGGTCTTTAAATTTGAGCCACCCGGCATCAGCGTTCATGACTGTGCCAGCAGTAAGGCCTATGGCTACAGCCAGTGCATCGCCTCTGATAAAGTCAGATGCAGCCACTTCGCCCATGAAGGGAAGAACTGGTTTCCCGTATCGTTTACGCGCTTGGTGAGCGGACAACAGCAGAATATTCATGTAACATTACCCCATTAGACACGCCGATTATTAAGAAGGCTGTTCATTGATTTTCAGGGATGCGGATCTGTCCTTCGTCAGTGATCCGTATCCGCCCGTCGTCCACCACCCGGCGCAGACCACCCGACCAGAAAATCTGGATGGTCTTGCGGCCCACGTAGATGTAGGACTCGTCCTTGGCGTAGATATCGATCTGGGTATGGGCCATCAGCGATTCGAAGGGGTCGCCGACATCGACATCAAACTCCCCGTCTACCAGGTTGAACTTACCGTCCAGGTATTCGAGCAGGGCGTCTTTGTCATTGATTCCCAGGGTTTCTTCGGCATCGATCAGGAAGGTCGGGTAATGACTGTCGATGTCAGCCCGAGCATAATACAGGTCAGTCTCACCCCCGTACATACCACCCTTCTTGCCCTTGACCAACACGATACTGTTATCGCCATGTTCATCGGGATCGATAGCACGTGGGGTTTCCACGTCCAGTTGCGTGGCATCGAGTTTAACACGGTTAGTACGGTAGATCAGCGCGAAGAGGTTCTCCAACGCTGTTTTGTCAGGATCAAATTCAAAACCATCTGTTTTACAGGTCATAACTAGATACTCTTGCTACAGCGTAGTGAAGCCCAGGGTCATAGTATTTCGCCATGATAGGTCAACGGGTAGTCATTGTCTTCTGCAACCGTCAAGATAAAAGGAACAAACACATGGCGGTGACAGTATTTGCCCGCTGTACAGTAACAGGCCACTGCGATGGGCCCTGGCCGCTGGAGGAAGCCCTCAAAGTCCTCAGGATGGCCTCTAAAACGCTCTCTGAGCTTCGATAAGTAGATCTCGGTATATTGGTCGTCTGTTACCTCGCCTCGCTTGTAGGCGTACAGTACGTCCTTGTACGGGGCGAAGGGTTCAAAGCCTGATTTGACTGTGATGTCGAATAATTCAATTCCCTGCGCTTTCGCTTTACGCCACTGAGGAATAGCGATGGTGTAGAGGTCCATGTCAACTGCTCCTTATATTGTCTATAGGGTATCTGTCGTTCATGATTATTGACATGCGGCAAAAAAGAAAGCTAAGTACATCCCCTAGTAATCGACCGTGATAAGGCAGATTACTAGAGGCTGTACTTTGCTGACTGATCCAGCGAGGAGTGGCACCTTAACAGTCAGGCAAGCGTCTCGGTAGCCGATCCGATTCACTCGCACTTCTTTCCAGCAGCACGGAGCAGATGAAGGCTCAACGTACCGTCGTTTACTGTCAGGGACCGTGGTAGCAAACGGTAATAACAGAACAGCAACTTCACCTTGGTTATCACGACAAGTTCACCAAGGACAACGAATAAGGACCAAGGAGAGACGTGCTCTCCTTGGAATCGGGTGGTAGGGGTGGCCTTGGGGAAGGCCGACCACCCAGTGTGGAGGATTATCCGCACTTTAGTACGCAGTTGAGCGCATTAGGGAGAAGCCGTGTCACAATCACAATGTGAAAGAACAGGTCCTACATACTATACCGGGTTTTTCTCCCAGAAATCTACAGGAGCAGGTGGAGGCCTAAACCCCCACGTCTCAGTTAGATCCCAAGCAGCACACCCATGGCCCGCAGGTTCGCCTCACCTTCTTCCAACGACCCGTTCATCCAGACATCGTAATGTTTGGCGAGAACGGCATTGACCGGAGCGGTCAACAGCGCACTGGACAGAACAAACTCTTCACCGTTGGAGCCATTAGCAACTGCCGTGCCTTCCGCGGTTAACAACTCGTGCTGATCCAGCCACTGAAGCAGTTGGTTGTGGATGTCGCGTGCCGTGGCTTCCTGTTCGCCATACTGACTAACCGACCAGACAGTGGGTTCGACAAGGGATTCGGTGGAGACGTCGGCGTTTTCCTCTTCCTCCTCGTCATCCTTCTTGTCGTCCTCTTCGTTCGGTTCTTCAGTGGTTTCTTCTTCCTCGCCTTCAGCCACGTCAGACGCTTCTGCCTCAGGTTCCGTTACGTCGGTTTCCTCAACGAGGGCTTCTTCAGGTTCCTCGGTGTCGGCGTTGTCGATCTCAGCAACGTCGTCTGTGCTGGATTCGGTCGCATTGGCTTCATCCGGCTTCTCTTCGCCTTCGACCGTGGTCACGGCAGTGCCTTCATCCAGGTGAACCCCTGACGGGTTTTCCTCACGGTGCTGTTCGATCAAATCGCCCATGCGGTCTTCGCCGTCTGAGCCGAGGCCTTCGGCTTCTTGACGGGCAATGGTTGCATTTTCAACCGCGGTGTCGTGGGCCTTATTGACCAGTGCTTCGATGCGTTCAACGGCATCGGCCATGTCGCCCAGGACCTGGGTCTGCTCCAGTGCTTCCATGGAAATACCCAAGCTCTCCAGGCTAGCAGCCACCCGACCTGCCGCTTGCATCACCACCGGGCGGATCAGGTCAACGTTCAAGCCTTCCATTGACAGCAGGGTCTTGACGGTCCCGATGTTCTCGCGGAACAGTCCCAGGACTTCAGCACTGTAGAGGGCTTCCTGAGAGGCAGTGGTCTCGGCATCCCGCGTGGTGAACGGTACGTCGGTTTCTTCCGCGGCTTTGGCAGCCAGGGCTTGTTCGATTTCCTCGACTTCCGTCAGGCGAGGAGTGAGTACGTCCTGCATGATCAATTCAACACGGGCAGAGGCCTCTTCGACTCCATCGACCACTTGCAGGTCGGCTTGGTGATCGGCCGATTCCAAGACTTCTTCGGTCAACAGCTGAAAGGCCGTGGCAGAATCGTCTTCTAGCGAAGGAACAGTCAGCATCGCCCGCCCTACTGACAACAGGGATTCCAGACTGGTGCGGTAGTTCTGTGCTTCCTGGTGCAGTTGGGTAACGGTGGGCTGTGTACCGGAGTTATTTGCCGTCATTGTATGACCCTCTTTAATTATACTCCCCGCGTTACAAGGAATATTTGAAATGTATGCCAGCTTTTCGCGCATGCTTGGGATGATCTCTGTCAAAGAGACCGACTCACACATCATTATCAACGGTATACCTGGTCTGCGGTTTGTCCGAGACGTGTACAATCATTGGAAAACCAGTAAAATCAGTAACAACCTGTTTACTGCAGTGGGACGGAACTCAGTGAAGTTCCCGAAGTTCTATGCAATTGAAGTCCACTATATAATTGAGCGGCTGATCGAGTCCCGGCGCACCTATGTGGGCCGTCGTCTACTGGTCAAGGTCGCTGAAGAACTGGCCCGCAGCACCTGGCTGCGCAACATCGGGGTGTCTGGATTTGTCCCGCGTCTCAACTATAAGGCACTCGACGCCTTAACCGTCACACTATTTCCTCACCAGCTTAAATTTTTACAAGAATACGACCGCACCACCTTCGAATATTCGCTCAACGGCATGCTGATGGACGTGGCGGCAGGCGGTGGTAAAACCCTGACTCACTATGGACTGAGTCTGTGTTTGGGTGCCGACACTAAGGTGTTCATCGTGCCGAAGAACTCCGTGCATGACGTCTGGCTCAGAACCCTGAACACCATGTTCAAGCAGACACCTGACCACTGGCACAGCCTGAGCGGCGAACCCCCGGCACTAGGCAAGGAATACTACATCGTCCATTTCGACTACCTGGACAAGTTCCTGACCTTTGTCAAGGCCAATCAGGGCAACTTTGGTTCGGTATACGTCGGAATCGATGAGTCACACAACTTCAACGAGCAGTCCGCTCGGACGGGTTACTTGGTCGAGGTGTGTCAACTGTTGAAAGCCCGCGATGTGGTCCATGCCTCTGGCACTCCCTTTAAAGCCATGGGCGCTGAAGCCATCACCTTGCTTCGGACGGTGTGCCGCGACTTCACCCCAGATGTCGAAGCGTCGTTTCGCAAGATCTTTGGGAAGGAAGCCAAGAAGGCGTTGGAGATCCTGGCCAACCGAATTGGCATCGTCTCCTTTAAGGTGCTCAAACAGGACATCGAGACCCCTGGGGTCGATTACCACGAAGTCAAGATCCCCATCAAAAATGGCAAGGACTACACCTTGACCAGTGTCCGGGATCAGATGACCAAGTTCATTGCCGAGCGGATGGAACACTACCGTAAAGGGATGAAAGAACACGAAGCGCTGTATGCCCAGTGCATGGAGCTGCATGCGGCCAGCTTGGGCAGTAACAGCACGGCTAAAGCAGGCTTTGCCATGTACAGGTCTTACGTGACCCAGATCCGTAAAGGGTACGATGCCGCCACCATGAAAGACATGGTGATGTATTGCAACCGCTATGAATTGAAGTCCATCGTCCCATCGCTACCGGACCGGTTCCGCAAGCCGTTCATTAATGTTCGGGCCATCATCAAATACGTGGACCTGAAGGTCATGGGCGAGGCACTTTCGCAAGTGCTTGGCAGGATGCGCATTCAATGCCACCTGGACATGTTGCCGTTCATGCCTCTGGATGAGATCATTGACAACGCCACCAGCAAGACGGTGATCTTCACCAGCTATGTGGAGGTGGTCAAGGAACTCGAGGGACTGTTGACAAAGGCGGGATATAAGCCGTTACTGGTCTACGGGGAAACCAACAAAGACCTGACCAACATCATCAAGAAGTTCAAGGACGATCCTGATGCCAATCCCCTGGTGGCGACCTTCAAGAGCCTGTCAACCGCAGTGCCCTTGGTCATGGCCAACACGGAGGTGTTTACTAACGCCCCCTTCCGTGACTACGAGCGTACTCAGACCATTGCTCGGGTGGACCGCATCGGTCAACCGCATCGCTGTCATGTCCATGAGACGTACCTGGACACCGGTGAGGAGCCGAACATCTCCACCCGCTCCAAGGACATCATGCAGTGGTCCAAGGAACAGGTCTCTGCAATCCTAGGGGTGCAGACACCCGATGATCTGGAAGCGTCATTGGAAAGCCTGATGGACAACCCAAGCACCACCCTCTCGGCCGGCGAAGGGTTCGTGAAACAACTTCAACAGCTAATGCCTGTTGACACTATTCCCACCATTGATGATTGATTTAGGGGGAGACCTGGCCTCCCTTCTTAAGGACCTACCATGCAACACATTCTCTCTCACGCCTTATTCCCCCTCGTCCATCCAGCTGTGGCCAGCATGGAAAGCTTTAAGTTAATCACCTCGATGGAAGACGCCATGGAACAGGAGCGTCAGGCCAGGGCTACGGTTGATTTGTTTGAATCCATTGCCGGTCTGGATGACGCCGACAAGGCAGAAGAACTGCTGGGTCATATCGCCGTGCTGCAAGGTGTTGACCGCGAATCGGTCTCCTTGGAATCACTGGGTGGCCTTATTCAGATTCTGCGTAAGCTGATCACCCCGGAGCAAGAGCCCAGCAAGAATCCACGTGACCTTAACGAACTTCGAGCCCTGTTCAGCAAGTACTACCTTAACAATGTCTGGCTCAGCAAACAAAGTCTGGTCGAGGGCGAGGTCGAAGGCACGTCCATTGGCGAGGCGCTGTCTCGTCGAGGCAAGTTTGATGCGACCACCTTTGCCCATGACTTTGTTAAGTACGCCGCTGAGCTGAAGAAGGTGTATCTGCAATACGTCCAGTCTATCGTCCCGTATGCTGCACAAATCAAGGCACTGGATAATGAACTGGTCGGTAAGATTAAACGACTCGATGACAGAGCTTCCAATTACACCGAGCAAGTAGTTGCACTGGTCAAAGAAACTGTGGCCGCGATGGAGAAACTCGAAACCCCCATTAAAAAGATGGACGGTAAATTTGACGATCTCGGTGGTTGGACAACGACTGTTAAAGGCAATGCCCTGACATCGGTCTTAGTGCATCGTGGCCCCGCATTGAAAAAAGTCAAGGCCCTGACCAAGGAAGACATTATCGCCCTGTGCAAAACCGTCCTTGACCTTTACGAGACCGTCAATGACCTGGCTGCCAAGTCCCCAGAATTTTGCAACGTCAACGACACCGACCATGATTTTGTCGAAGTGCTCAAAGATGAGGCCAAGAAACTCGGGGAAGCCTACGTCCTTCACGCGTCGACATTCGAGCAAATGCGCCGACTGCTGTGGATGACGGGCGTCGCCGCTGGGGTCAATGAACGTGCCCGTGTTTCGATCAAGTGGATCGACCGCTCTATCAAGACCGAATAAAGCAAAAAAAGAACCAGCTAGAGAGGGAGCCTAGGCTCCCTCTCTATGCCGTCGGCCCCATTATTCGGTAAGTTTAGCAAAGCAGCTGTAGACGTTGTCCACCGCTTCTTTCAACGCCGCGTTAGCCATCACCGGGTCGTCAAGGGACTGAAGCCCCATGCGCTACTCAGTGTGCAGTTAGATTAACGATTCCAGCAATGCATCATAACTGTCGAAGGTGCAGTAACGGCTAGCCACGTTAACGGTGATGACAATCCCCTCTTCGTCAGTTGCATTTTCAACGCTGTACTCGGCCTCCTCCAGGGTTTTGATCAGACGAGAACGGGTGATGGTTTTTAGCCGTTCCAACCCCAGCATCTCTTTCAGGGTGCGGCCAGAGAGCTTGACAGTGACAGGGTTGAAATTCCCCATGTGGATGTTTTGGCTGATGCGCTTTTCAACCGCGTCGATGATGTTTGTAGCAACTGCTTTGTAGGCACGAGATGACATGATAGGTGATTTCCTCTGGGTTAGGGTGGGTGAATCAGTGGACGGTTTGTAGGCCGTGTGTTTCAAGTAAGGCACGGGTGCGGTCGATCCAGCGTTCATTAGGTGGGCGCTTGGCGCGGCGGGCTGCAGCCGCGGCCCGTTGTTCAGGGTTGGCAAATACCAGACTGACCGGATAATACCCGCAGTGACCGGTGACGGGATTGCCGTGGCGAACCAAAAGACCCTGCGGATCGGTGACTTCTGTGATCGGAACACTTAAGTAACTGATCCCGGTGTCAGCTTCAACCTTATGGAAGACCAACCCGTCTTCTTCGTGGTAAATGTGGGTCATTTTACTCCTCCTACCGCACTTAAGGCGGTTGTTATCTCATCACGTTTGCCCACCCATTCCGTGGCCGAAACCTTCTTGACCAGGGCATTGGCGACGCGTGGGTCATGGAAGCAGTACGCGAGCGGCACGTAGACGGGCTTCTCGTTCAGCAAGAATCTGACCAACAGACTGGGATCAATGAACTGCCCCACGCCCAAATTCACCTGACGGTGAATCGCTTTTAGTAGCGCCGGGTCGGGCAATGCCACGTACCGATTACCGTGCTGTTTGAAGATGTGGCCAGCGATAGCGTGGTGGGTGACCCCTACTACGGCATCCCGCTCGCTGTAATAGGTCCCGGTCGGGTGGTTGACCACAGTGTTGACCGTCAACACCACGGCCCCTACTTTCAAGTGAATGACTCGATGATGGGCCACAATGGCGCCAAAGATCACAGGCAGGTGCGCCAGGGTATAATGCGGAATGCGCATGTTGTCGATCACTAAGCGCTCGTCTTCGGTTTGTTCGTACTTGATGACCACCATGTCGTCGATCAGTTCGTACCCGACCTCCTCACGCTTGCTGGGTTGTTTAGAGACGAACAGGTTCTTAAAGACCTCGTTGGTATTGCGTGCCACTTCTTCCACGTCGGTGTGGTTGAGTACAAAGGTGTATTCCATAGGTGACTGCTCCTAAACGCAGCGGGTAGGGGTTATTTGACTTTCTTAAGGACCAGCCACTCGTCGCGATAGTCCCCGTAGGTCACATGGTGTTTATTCAGGCTGTACGACAAGACCGGGACCTTGATGAATTTCGTGGCGATGTCGTGATCGAACTGTTGATTGGCAGTGCACCCTGACAGCTCGCCCTGATAAATCAGGTATTGTCCGATCCGCATCTTGTCCACAATGTCCTTGGCAAAGGGCTTGTCGCACGGTGGCCAGGTCATGACCACCACGTCATACCCCTGCAGATTGAGTTCACGGGCATCGTGATGAATGACACCGTAGTTGATGTCAGCGTTGGTGTAATGGCTGGAGAGGTTGTCGTACGCCTCATAGTGCATCACGCCAGCGCGTCGCAGATGGGCAGCCAGAAATCCATTGCCCGCGCCAACCTCAATGGTCTTACGGCTCTTGAGAAATAGGGTCAGGACCTCGACCGTCTCTTTTGACAGCATGAAATAGCACTGGGTCCGGGTCAGGGCATAAAGCTCGGAGACCGACAGGTCCCGAGCCACGAGCGCATTAAGTTGTACCTCAGTCATCAGGTCAGGCAATTGCATACGGCATGTCTCAATGCAAAGTGGGGTGATTGGTGGAGGTGGGTTCCAGTGTCAAGCGAATCCGACCTTCTTCGAGCAAGGTCTTGACACGGTAACTGGCTTCTTGTTCCAAGGCAGACGTCCAGACCAGCAAATCATCGAGCACAGGAGCGTAGTCCAGGAACGATTGAAACGACTGATCGAGCATGCGGCTGTAGAGGACAGTCTCATCAGCTGCCACTACATTGATCACCGTGGGGTGATCCAGTATTTCGACGGCCACTGCAGGTTTGTCACACGGAACATAATCGTGCATGAAGTGACTGTCGCCAATCCAGATCCGGATGACATTGCGAAATGCAATAACGACCAGTTCCATGGGGTGATCTCCTTTAAGATCGGGGTAAGGGGTGTTCGGCACGGCGGACAACTGGTACGTCTGCACGCTATAGGTCAGACTTTTCTCTATTTACTGGTCAGCGAGACGGCGGGCAATAACCCGGCACCTTCTCGATCAGTTTAGCCACAGTGGCTCTAACCGCTGCAGCCTGTTCTTTACGCTCTTTGTTGCGTTGGTAGGCACGGTACCCTGCATGCAGGACAACGGAGGTGGTGACAATCGTGGCAACGGCGAGGAGGCGGTTTGACATGGAATGATCTCCTAAGATCGAGGTAGGGTGTGTCATCGCTATCATGTAGGGCCACAAAAGATTCGAATCGAGGCGACATAGAGGGAGGGCCGAAGCCCTCCCAGTGAATCAGTTGTCGGGCACCGCGTTGTTACGCTTGTTAAGCAGTCGGATATTGTTGTTGCAGCGCACCACCGACTTGACCTGATGGATGTACGCATCGGTCATGATCACCAGCCGTTCATCGGGACCTGCCGTCAGGTATTGCTCTGCTTGAGGCGGCTTGGCGATGTTGCATTCTGGCACCTCTCGGTACGGTTGCCGAATGCTACACCCGGAGGTCGCCACCAGTACCGCGATCATCAGAAGCAAGATACCGAGCGGCACTGGCCACTTAGGCCTACAGGTCATCGAAAGGGCGCACATGTTTCATCCTCATTGTTGGTGGCCGAGCAATACGCCCGCCACGCGTTGTTCAGTGATTGGGCGGCAATCTCCTCATTCACTGGGCGCATGGTGCTGACAGCAGGGTCGAACAGCTCCGCTTTTTCAGGGTCGGTGGTGGGGCACTGGGTCACCCGATCCCGGTACTTGACCACCTCCACGATCTCAGGTTTGACCGATGGTGGCGGTTTGACATTACCTCGGGCGGCACAGAGAAGATCGACCTGCGATTGCTCGATGTCATCAAACTCCAGCTTGATCTTCTTCTTAACGTTGGTATAGTCGTCAATAGAATTTTGCAGCGTAAGGATGGTCTCCTCGTGTTTGGCAATGGTGTCACGTTGGTCGTTAACCGTGTTGACCATGTCCACGGACCAGTTGATCCAGTAGGCAAAGCCCGCCACCACGACACCGATTAATACAAGTTTAATGATCAAGCCCTTGAGGCCCGTCATCTCCAGCAATTGGGTAAACATCAGAAACGCCTCATGGGTACTTGACTCATATTAGTGGTGATTCGGCATAGAGAGCGGTCCACTGGACCGCTCTCTAGATAGCTTGCGTTACGCCAGCTTAGCGAGGAACGCCGCAACGATGGCCGCTTGCAGTGCCGTCATGGACACTTGGCGCTTCTTGGCTTCAGCCTTCAGCTTGGTCTTCTGGGCTTCGGTGAGACGCCCGCCGACCAGGGTCTCGAAGATACCTGCCAGGTCATCTTTGACAACGACTGGCTTCGCCTTGGCAGGCTTCTTGGCAACGACGGCTGGCTTAGGGGCTACCACGGCCTTGACCGTGGCTTTACTGGCTTTTGCAGGCGTTGTGGTAGCCTTGGCAGGGGTCTTTGCTACTGGTGCCTTAGTGGCCGGCTTTACTGCCTTGGTCGCGGGCTTCTTGGCAGGGGTTTTGCTGACAGCTTTGGCAGGAGCAGGCGCAGCAGTGCTTTTACGAGAGGCCATCGGTATGTTCCTTATTGATAAAAAGTGGCAATTGCCTGAGACGTGATGTGTCCGTCATATAATGGCCATCAGCCAGTATTTTTTAATGCAAACAGGTTGACGATTCGATCCCCGTCAGCAAACACAAACGGTTCGGTCTCAGGGTCACCTTTACGGCCAATCGTTTCAAACAAGATGTCGCTGATGTCCAACCGCAGCCGAGGACAATCACTGAGCTTATTGACGTAGTTGTCGCCAATCTGAACAAAGATCCGCTCTGTGGGCAAGCCGTTGGTCGGGCTGAACACATACTTCACCATCCCCGGTTTACTCGGGTAAAACCCAACGAGTGACAGGTCATCGTACCAGTGCTCAACCAGGGCCGGGTACCCTTCTTGGTAGAATTCGCGTTCCAGCTTTCTGGACGCAAACTGTTCATGGATGACGTCGTAAACCGATTGCTTGAGCATCAGTCGGGCATAGTCCTTCCCTAATCGACCATGCATGTCTAAGTAGACGTACAGGGTGTGACTATGCAGTAGGGTGGTTTGCAGGTTTGTTTTTAGCGTTTGCAGCGTCTTCTTCTTTCGTGAGCGATACGCTAAGAGGTCCCAGAGCAGCGTCAGGTATGACATAGTGGTAGTGTCCGTCTTTAAAACTGTCTACAAGCTGCGGGAGGTGTTCAGCCAGCAGGTCCGAGAGCCTTTTCTTGATCCGGTAGATCAACAACACCGCGTTGTGTTTATGTACCACAGTGTGCAGTATGCAGTGCGGTCCGCGGTACGGTTCCAGCAACCCCACCACGGCTTTGATAGGTTCTTCGTCAAAGGCGAACACGCGAGTCCCTTCACCTGACAGGTGCCAGAAGTCAAACTTCTCAGAGTCCTTAAAGACAATTTCCCAGGTCGAGGCATATACCCCTAGGGTGCCGACCATTCTCCGGTCTTCCTGGTCTGGGACCATGTCAATCACATCCTGGCGCGTGACCTCAGTATTGTATAGATAGGCGTCCACCTCCTGAGGTTCTGGACAGGCGCCTTCCCGAACTACGATCATCTGTTTCATCGGAATCAGCCGTTAACCATACTACAGTATCGGTCCGTGGTTTATTTATTAACGAGGGGATAAGGCATGCAGCATCTGTACCATGGGTCGGGGTATCGTCACACTGAACTAAAGCCTGGCATTCACTATACCGGTAAGAAAGTCACCTGGGACACCACCGAGTCCAACGAGTGGCTCTACGCCACCACCTGCATGGAAGAAGCCATTGCCCAGGGGTTTGCCTCGGTGGTTGAAAAACACTACACCCTCAATCGTTTCCAGTCTCATGGCCGCAACCTGACGCTGGTGGTGGATGGCCCACCCCCTAAGCTCGAAGACTTGCAGCATCTGGCTGTGTACCTGTACACCCTCGATTGGTTAGATGCAGACAATTGGATCAAGGTCAACAACCTGCACAATGGCATGCAGACCGAGTACAAGACCCAATCAGTCCTGACCAAAGCCATTGATCGTTGCGAACAGGTAGACCTCAAGACCTGGCTGTCCCGCAAGACGGTGAAGATCGTGTCTAAGCGCGCTGCCTTAAACTGGTGACCAACGAAAAAAAAAGAAAGAGGGGCGTGAGCCCCTCGATCTATGTTGACTTGCCTTCAACGACCGTTGAGGAAGTCCTTGGCTTGCTTGGCAGTCAGGTTCTGAAGCCCTTTGCCAGCGAAGCGGTTTGCAGCCGAGCTGATGCCTGCGAACAGGTTATCGCCGGTGTAGTGGACAAAGGAGATGTTGCCTTTGGTCACGTGCAGGATACCCTCAATCGTCCCGCACAGGGTTGCGCGGTGGTAGCCGCGTGGCAGGTCCATGGGACGGGCATCAAAGTCACTCATTTCCAAAGCCAGTACATCAGGACGGCGGATGTTGCGCAGGAAATGGTCCCAGAACAGGGGCGCGGCGACATCCACGGGTTCTGCTTCAGCTACTGCAACCACTTCAGGTTCAACGACTTCTTCAACCACTGCAGTCGGAACCGCAACGGCTTCCTGAACCTCAGGTACCTTATACTGAGGCTTGCTGATTTCCACCACCCGCATCCGGGACACGGACATGACGTTATGCTCCACGTTCAATTTGACTTCATCCTGAGGCAATTCAACAGTGGGTTCCGACTCCTTGACAGGCATGGGGGTGGCTATTGGGGCTGTCATCGCCTTGGGTGCCACACCCAATTTAGCCCGCAGTTCGGCTTTGCGTTTTTCAACCGCTTCATCGACTGGCTTGATCGCCGGTTCTGTTACCGCTGGCGAGACAAACACTGTAGCTGCAGCTTTCTTGGCCTTGCGCGCCTTGAGGGTTTTCCAACCCAGACCACCGACCGCCGCAACCGCAACCGCAACACCAGCAACCAACAGGGTATCTTTGCATTCCATGGTGAATCTCCTTAAGACTCGGGTAGGGTATAACTCACCTGTACTATGTAGGGTTGAAAATAAGTCGAATCGACATAGAGGAGGGGCAGTTGCCCCTCCTCGTTATGCGGGTGTCACTCAGTTGATCTTGGAGAAGACCTGAACGCGCATGGTCGCGGCTTTGTCCAGATCGTCATCGTCCTGGACAATCGTCGCATGACTGGGCTTGATTTTATACCCCAGCACCGCGTTGTAGCAGCGCTCATCCAACCAACTGGCTTCAACCTTGAACAGTGCCAGTACCCGTGCCAGCATCGGTTTAGCGCTCACATACCAGCTGACCTCATCCCAGAAGAACACACGGCGGTAACCGTAATACACCCGACCGTTGCTCTTGTCTTTGGCCATGACGAAGTAACCACCAGTGTTACCTTCGGAGACCTTATCTGACACGTCGTAGCTGCCGTAATGACTGACGACACAGTCGTTTACGTAGCACGCCAGCCAGCGACTGGTACGCTTGAAATAATTGAAGGGGTTGCGGATCGCCCAGAGCCACTTCGACAAGAAGCTATACTCATTCCCGCCACGGGAGGCACTCCAACGTCCAGAGTCTTCCCCCGCTTGACCGTCTTCAAGATTCGCCCACCATTTGATGACTGGCAGGTCAGTGAACAGGAATTTCCACGTCCCCGATGAACCTTGATCAATGTAACTTTGTTTGTGGGGCAGTTCCGTCTCTCCGAGGAAATTGGTACTCGGTTTACAGAACAGCGCGACCAAGATCCCCATGGGGAATACCGCCAGCAGCCAGGTGACAGCCAGCACGACCCCTACGAGGGTCCATTGGGTCCAGGCTTTCGCCCAGAGCTTAAAGGGCACCTGCCCGAGTGACAAATTCATGATACACCTCGTTTAAAAGACATTGCACTGATGGTTACGACTTGGCGACACACATCCGGTAGAAGTCCTCATGCACATCAAGGACCTCTTGCAGCGTGGAGACGGTTTGGATGCGGTCGAGGAACACACCGGCCGAAGCCATGATGTGGATCACTAACTCGCGGGCAGCTTCAAACTCGTCGCCCTTGAGTAATTCGGCAGGACAATCCCGCCACATTTCCAAAAACACCCGAAGGTGACTCGCGGTGACCCGTGCTGCTTGCCAGCGTTCACGCGAGTCCAAGAAACCGGGCGGGGTACGGTTAGCAGGGGAGACAGTGACTAGCATGGTAGACTCAAGAAGAAGTGAGGGCGAAAGACCACGTGACCTGTTCCAAGGCCTCGCGATCGTTAAGGGCATGCGCGGCGATCAGTTCCTTTTCAGCGACGTGCCGGATGGCGGTCAGGCGCGCCATGGCGGGACTGAACCTGGAGTCATTGTCGATCACCCGGTTCGCCAAATCCAGCAAGTCACTTTCCAGCCCACGGGCTTGACGGTCCATGGCCAGGTTGTAAAGAAACGGGGCCAGCTCCCTAGGGAACGTGCTGATGTCTCGTGAGGGGTCTTCAGCCAACCAAGCCAGGATCACCCGTGCGTCTTCAATCTGCACCGGCCAGGTGATGGTCTCGGCCAACGGATAACTGGACTTGATGCAGTAAACCGCGTACTCGTATTGGAAGTTCAAGTGCTCAACCCGAAGGGCCAGCAAATCGTTCAATGGACTGGGGACATACGTCGGATCGTTGACGACCAGGGGATCGCCTTCGGCAGTATGGCTCAAGGCCTTTCCGTTTGTGAGCTGCGCCATGACTGCCTGGTAGGTTTGATCATCCACCGGCCGGGCATCGTCCCAGATCAACGTGCCTATAAATGCATTACGACTTGGGGAGAAGTACATCATGCGCTTGATTCTCTAGAAGGGTTTATACATAGAATGCGTCATTGTAAAAAACGGCGAAACAAAAAAAGAAAAAAAAGAAAGTCTTGGAGAAGCTCGGGCGTACACATTTGCTGGAACGCTCAGGTTCCACTCAGGCGTGACCTGAGCTGTGTACACTTACCGTCTTCTCCGTAACCTTTGCCACCGGTGCCTACGAATTGGTAGGACTTAGACAGATTGCGTCTGCCTGATGCCGAACTTAATCGGTGCGAGATAAGGTGGTAGCTCTGTGCTACTCGACCTACTGAGTGCTAACGGGACCCACAGTACCCGTGCAATTCGACAGATCGAGCCGTCTTCAATACCTGCCCTCTTACCACTTCACTTGGAGCTTCACCGCGATCAATTCCAACGTACAGCTCAATCTCACGGCGACATGGTAATGTCGCCTTAAACAGCGCAATGGCCGGGGTCTCGAGATAGACTGGGTTGTTTGATGCACTAAAGTGTTGTTCACTGGAGAACCATCCGACCTGAGCCGAGAAGTGATGCCCCATCAAGTGTCCTAGTAAAAAGACCAATACCAAGACTGGTCCGCGTGTGACGATGTTGTTCTCCCTTTTACGAGCGCTTAGAGGGCCGGTTAGGCATGGCCCGGAAATGCCTTAAGTAAGTTCAATATCCCGTGCTGGTCGGCACCCTGCCACGTCCCTTAAACGTGAGGTTGGACCAGCTCCTTTTTATATCCACGCGGGGCACGATTGGCCAGACTTCACTCCGCCACGCTGGGAATACCAGATAGAAGGGAATCCAGTGGATCGCCAGCACCTGCTTGTAAATCCAACGCGACTGATGGAGAGAGGTTGAGCGCAGCGCTTCGCTAAGCCAGCAGAAGGGCATGCAATTCCTTAGCTAATGTCACCGTGCTACTACATAGATATAATGTCCTTCGTAAAAACTAACTACCCTATAGCAATTCCGCCACCCCCGCCTACTGGCCGGACCGTGCCTTGACTGAAGTAGACCCGGCGGATGTCACCGGTCTCAATATCGATCGTGATCCGTGCCTCGGGCTGAACGTCACTGTCACAATCGCCTTCGTATTCAACGGTCATTTCAATGGTACGGCCCAAGGAAAAGGTCAGGCGCTTCTCCGTATCGATTCGGTTGACCGTTACGAGCACCTCAGTCATGTACCCGGCCAGCAGCTTCAATAACGGATGGTGTCGTTGGACATCTTTGATCTTCATGCAGTCTCCGTTGGATCGATGGGGTATGGGGATCATGCGTACGACAGATGCTGCTCAAGCATTAAATGCAATAGATGATCGGTCGCCCTGAGTTCCGCTTCGGCTGGGATCTCGTCCACGCCGTAGTAGTACTGCCGGTCGTTAATGCTGACGTATAGCGGCACGATCATCATGTACCGGTTAATGCCATCAGGGCAGGCATCGTAGTTCTGAACGAGTGCCAGATGCCACGACCCAAGTCTAATGTAAGTGGTTGGTCCCGCACCCATTAACATCGTCTCGTACGTCACAGGTCCTTTTCTATCCGATAGCCCCCATGTGGCAATGAGTTTTCGGATAAATTCCATGCTCGGTGGCTCGGGGAACGGGTTCGTCCCTTGGTTACGTTTGGCGATTTCCCAAGAAACCTTCTCGATAAGTTTGACCAGATTTTGAGATAATTGACGGATATCCATGACTGCTCCCTTCTATCAATGCGACATAGCAGTGATGGGGCACATGCCCCATCACCTCGAGTGGGTTACTTGGTGGGTGTGTCGAAATTAGCCGTTACGGCCGCATCCAATTGCGCCAGATCTGGGGCAGGTACCACTTCAGTGCCCTCTGTATCAATGGCACAGGTGGGTTTGGCTGCGGCATTGAGCTCTTCGGTCGTCAACGCGTGGGGTGAGACGATCACCTCACCGCATTCGGTCCGGGCCATGGCTTCCAGTGGGTTCAGCACCGTCAGACAGAACTTGGACCATTCTTCGAAGCGACCGGCGTTCTCGATCAGTTCACCGGTGGTCATCCAACCGATGGTGGTGTACTTGTCTTCAATGACCTTGAAGTCAACCGCCTCGTCCACCCGCAGAAGGGCCAGCACACCCAAGTGCGTATTGCCAACAAAGCCTGGCTCATCGGGTTTGTAGTCAGAGACAAACCCGCACGGCACCACTTCAGAGCGCATGTGCAGTTCGCCGCCAGATGGCAGGAAGAAGTTGACTTCCTCATCCAGTTCACGCATCCCGCTGAACAACGTAGAGAAGTACGACGACGGCACCGCGGTCGGGATGTTCTCGCCTTGTTCGTTGGTGGTCAGGTGAGGCGCTGCATCGTCCAGTTCAACATGGCCGCCGAAACCGATGGAGTAGCCGTCTTTAAGACGAGCTTCAGCACCCGCTGCGCGCTGGTACACTGCCACACGCATCTCGTTGTCAACGAACTTGACCACGATCACATAGAGGATCAGCTGACGCACGTTTTCCAGTCGGTCGATCAGGCTGCGCCGCATGCCTACCAGGCCGCCGTCCATCTGGGTCATCAGGGCGTGGACTTCATGGGGCGGATAGACTTGAGCCGAACCCCGTAGGTCAGGCACCAGGTCCGGTAGAACAAAGTCGGGCAAATAGCCAAAGGTCATCTCATCACGTTTCTGCGGGACGAATGGCGGGTAGGTACGTTCTTGCATGGTGTGCTCCTTGGTGGTGATGTTAAACAGTGGGGGAATGAAGGGGGGGGGGGTTATCGGCCATTACCGGCACGGAGATAATACCGCTCAAGCTTGTTGTAGAGCTTGCGCTTAGCCGGGGTGTTACGTTTGATGATGCCGAGCTTATTGCAATTCTGCGGGTTCCAGTGCTTATCACGTAGGTTGGTGTGAGTCAGGAGGATTTGCACCATGTAGGTGTCCCACAGACGGCGCTTGGGGTGCCAGTGTGACTTCTCACGCTTCAAGCGCTCAAGGCCTTCGGTCCCCACGTATTGGAAGTGATTCTTACCTAACTTAATGCACATACCCGCTCCTCTTAATTCCGAGTCTCTTGAGTGTTGAGGCAGTCTGCCCCATCGGTCAGGACGAAGGTGATTTGGTCGGCGTATTCGGCCTTAAGGCCGAGACGCACTTTCGAATGTTCGATGCTATAGATGCCCTTTTCGTCTTTAGTCACCCGCGCACTGATGTCAATCGCTTGCTTCTTGAAGAAGCTCTTCCATACATCTGGAAGCTCATGCCGGTTGGTCTGGACGTCCAGGATCTCGATGGCCTTATCGAAGATGCTGGTCTCGTACGCATACCCTAGCGTCACTTCAAAGCTAGGGATGGTGTTGTGTTTCAGCACGAGACTCATCCGCTGCTCCCCCGGATAGGGTTTACGCTCACGTCGGGCGCGGACTTCTTCAGGCTTCGGAGGATCAAGGTAGTCCATGACAGTCAAGTGGTACGCCAATGCAGCACGGGCGCCTTTGGTGACGTGACCTCTGTGTTCCGTAAACCATTGTGGCAAATGGTCGGCCGTATGGCCGTGGTGTGACAGGACCTTAGTTAGATACTCAGTGTCATGAGTGCCAAAGGTGTCGGTGTACAGCAGCAGGCGGCGGGAAGCATCGATCATGTCTTCGGTCATGTGGTCTGGATGAGGTACGACCACGTGCGTCTGACCCACATGCTTGAGGTCCTTCAGGTTCTGAGGCAGACTGTCGAGCAGGCGCAGTGCCTTAGCGTTCTCTTCGTGGATCACCGCGTCCCGCAGAGCCTTCCACCAGGCCTCACCATCGAGATGAGCGAAGGTGTCAGGGCCCATCGAGGCGAAATCGGCAGAGGCTTGGGTATTGGGACTGTCGGACATGTTCATTACTCCTGGTTAACATAGAGGTTGCACGATTCGTTTTCTTTGACATGCGACATAGACGGTGTCCCGAAGGACACCGTCTACACCTTAGCGGTACGGGTTGTACCGTGTGTGTCCATTGGCGGTACGGATGCCATTAAGCTCCCCCAGCAATTCAGTCCGCTCAGACCGATCCAGGAGGTTGATGGCAAACCGCGCCATCTTTAGCGACGTGATGTCACCTGGCCGTTCGAACAGATACCAGTTGCTCATTTCAGGCGCTTTGAAGGCTCCTGGAAGGACGTTAGTGATGTAGCCGTGCACCAGGGTCGCTTCGTGCGCTGACACATCACCGCGGGTCTCTGACGTGATCAGGGTGACTTCTTTCACACGCTTAGGTGGGCTCGTATTCGACCCGACCTTTTCCAGTAACTTAGCCAGCGCTGTTTCATCTTTAGTGGTCAATGCCCGTTCGCCAGTCAGGCGGACCAACACCATGGATTGACCACGTGGAATTTCCCCATGGACCAGAAACAGCTCACTTCCCGGTTGCCCCATTACCACCGGAATGATGTATTTACCCTTTGACATAGGAGGTTGCCCTTGTTGTGTCTTTCAAGCTCCATCTATCCATCGGGCATTAATTGTCATGGTACTTGGCTCGATTGGATAATGTACTGCTTATAATAGATCGAGTTAAATACCCGGTTCATACAAATGTCAATAAAACCGTCATAAAACCACAACAAGAGAAAAAAATAAAGAGGGCCCGAAGGCCCTCGATATGGGGTCACTGACCGTCGGTCCCCACAAACGTTAAACAGCGATCGTAGATCACTGATTCGTAAGGGGTATCTTCATCAAAGGGGTGGGTGAAATACTCGTACGCCATCTGCAGCAGATACGGTAAGATCTCAAGGTAGCGTTGCTTGTCAGTTCCCTGGAGCTCCTCGTAGTAACGCACACGTTCCCGAACAAAGGCTGGGTAGGTTCCACCGCTGGTCTTTGCAGCAATGGCCTGAAACGCCGTTTGCTTCAAAATACTGCAGTGGGTCTCCTTCATGATGAATGAACTGTCTGCCCAGGCAAGTGGGCACAGTAGCATTAGAATCAGTGCGCAGTATTTCATATCCATCCTTGAGGGTTAAGGGGTAATGCGGTGGTAGGTCTCAAACACCAGCTCGTCGCCAACCGGTGTCTGCTCCGTTAACTCATGGACGCCCCAGTACGGGAATTCTCCCGGCTGGTTAACCAGTGCCTGCCGCCCGCGTATTTGAACAGGAGCAAGCACCACTGTCCGGTAAACGGCATCCGCCCGTTCAATGGCTGCGTCGATCAAACCTGCCCCACCGATAACAAAGGCTTCGTCAGCCTCTCGTTGGGCGGCTGCTAACGCGGCCTCCAGTGAAGGGACAAATTGAACCCTGTCCATTGGCCCGAGTCGAACCAACCCAGCACGACTGGTCACCACGTAGTGGTATCGTCCTGGCAACAGATTTGGCAGACTGTCGAATGTGTTATTACCCATGATGATGGGCTTGCCCGCGGTTAACGTTTTAAAGCGCTTGAGGTCTTCTGGGTAGTGCCACGGTAAGGGATGTGGTCCCAGTGCCCCAATGGCACCTCCAACCGTCTGAGCAAAGATTACCGACAGTTTCATTCGGTCACCTGTTCTTTGGGGTTGTTCGCCATCTGAGCCAGCTGCTTCAGCATTCGCTGTTGCGTTGTCAGGTAATAGAGGTTCAGAGACAGTTCCAGTACGAAGAACTCATCACCCTCCCCCATCACCACGACCAACTCACCGCCTACGCCTTTACCAGAGGCCGTCCATTGACGCAGGTAAGCGTTGGTACGGTCGAACGCTTGCAACGCCGTGAGCAGGCTCTTAGCGACCTCCAGCGACTCAGGAAGACACTCCTCGGGATTGATTTTAAACAACGTGGGGATGGCCGTGAGGTCGAAGTCAGCAGGTAGTGAGGTCCAGGGAAACTTGACGTCGCCTTCGACCGCTGCCCGGTACTGTATCATGGCGTCCGAAGCGTGACCTTGTTTGCGCAGGTCATGTCGGAACGTCACCTTGCTGATCAGGTTGTCCTGACCGTAACGGACTCGGAAGAATTCGTTACCGAACCCGGCACGGCCATGGGCCGACAGTTCAATTTCCTGACCGCTGGCTTTCAGTGTTTTGATTGCATTGAACGCTGCGAGGTAGGGAGAGACGACCATAAGCTGCTCTTCGTTGTGCTGAGTCATGTCAGTTCTTCTTCGGCAGAATGTTATTAACGACCACGTGATCGGCGTATTCGCGCAGGCGAGTCACCAGGTAGCTGTCTACCAAGTGCTCATCGTTGAGTACCAGGAGCATCATGCACTGGTCTTCTTCGTCGACCATCTCTTGGATCACATGAACTTCCAAGGTGTCGAAGTGACCGATCAGCGTGTCTTGCTGGTTGCACCGAATGAAGTGCTCACGGCTGGTGACCGCCCCTTCGGGCAAGTCGTACAGGTACTGTGCAATGTCCGGTGTAACCCCAAGGGCATAGCGAAAATGCTCGGATTTAGAGCTGGCCAGCAAGATCATGGAGCGGACGGTGCTGCGCTCCATGGACTGTATCCCCCAGCCGAGGCACTGACTCAGGTCAGGGACCTTGCTGACCGCCTCCTGGACGGTCACAGGGGTGGGTAGTTTAATAAGCTCTTGGCTCATTGAGCGTTCTCCTTTGGATTGATGTACTGTAGCCCGTCTTGTACGAAACCAAGCTCCTGGGCTTTCTTGACTTTATCGGGACCGGCGCCAGTGCCTGCAAAGACAATGTCGACGTTCTTGCTGACTGACTTGACCAACTTACCGCCGCGCGAGATCACCGACTCCTCCATGGCTTTACGGTTAAGACCATCGAAGTCAGAACCGGTCACGACTACCGTCTTCCCAGCCAGGTCCTGGACGGCGGCCTTTTTGATCACCTCGTCGGTGTAGGTCAGGATGCCGTCCAATGCAAGCAGGTCGCCACCGGTGTGGCCAAAGGCGCCTTCAATACTGAGTGCGACACTCGGCCCAACGTCTTCGACTTCCTGCAGCGCCTCGGGGGACGCCTTGCTAAGTTCGTGAAAGCTTGGGAATCGCAGCGCCAACGCACGGGCCGTCGAATCCCCGACCTCAGGAATGCCCACTGCCCGCAGGACTTTATAGAACGGCAACTTCCTGCAGCGTTCAAGACTAGCCATGATCTTATCGGTCATGGATTCCCCAATCCCGGCGGCGTAGAAGTCTTGCTCACTCAGGTGGAACAGAGAGCTGAACGATCCGAGTGATCCTGAGACGATCAGTGATTCTACCGCAGCTGGGCCCAGGTGCTTGACGTCAACACCATCGCGGCTGACGAAATAGACCATGCGGTTGATGACCTGGGCTGGGCAGGTCATTGAGTTGGTGCAATACAGCTCCACACTGTCCTCTTCTTTCTTGCCCAGTTTCTTCGTTTCCACGGGACTGCCACAGGACGGACACTCAGTCGGTGTGTGGATCTGGCCGTGTTCGTCGGTACGCAGGGCTTCGACCACACCTTCGATCTTAGGGATGACGTCGCCTCGGCGGGAGACCACCACCGTGTCCATGATGCGCAGTCCCAGCCGCTCGATCTCTGCGAAGTTGTGCAGGGTCACACTACTGACCGTCACACCACAGAGTTTCACTGGCTTGATCTTCGCCACGGGGGTCAGCACCCCGGTGCGGCCGACCTGGACATCTACCCGGTCCAGAATACTGGTGGCTGTCTGAGCTTCGAACTTGTACGCCACGGCCCAGCGCGGGGACGTGGAGCGAAACCCTAATTTGTCACGCATCTTCGGGTCAGTGATTTTCAGCACCAACCCATCAATGTCAAACCCGACCTGGTCACGTGTGGCAGCCACCGTGGCGATATGGTCCATGATTTTATCGACGCTGCCCGTCAGGCCCCGCCAGACATGGTTGGCTGTTTCGTAGGGCCAGGCCAGGTCGTCCATGATCTGGCGGAAGGTTTTATCAATCCAGTCCAGGTCGTCGTGCACCAGGGCTTCGTAGGCTATAAACTTCAACCCCAGGCCTTGGATGGATTCACCGTCCTTGCGGCGCATGATCCCAGCCACCATGTTACGGGGGTTGGCGTAGGTTGGCTTGCCCGCTGCGGCGCGACGTTCATTGGCTTTGATGAAATGGCTGTGCGGAATGATCACCTCGCCCCGGATCTCCACCTTCCCTTTGACCGGCTTGCCTGTCAGGTCTGTGGGCACGCCTTCAAAGAAGACGGCGTTGTCGGTAATGTCATCACCTTCAATCCCGTCACCGCGGGTCACCGCGGCTACCAGTTTACTGTTACGGTAGATCAGGTTGAGACTGGCACCGTCGAACTTGTATTGCAGTTCGGCCAACACGGGCATGCCCAGGCCCATGACCCAGTCCGTTAGTTCCGCCTCGTTATAGGCGTTTTCCAAACTGAGCATCGGGGAGAGGTGGCGCACTTTAGCGAAGCCTCCATTAGAGGCCGCCCCCACCATGTTCAAAGGGGAGTGAGGGTCGTCAGTCTCCCCTTCTAATTCCTTGAGCTCACGCTTGAGCGAATCATAGACTTCGTCACTGACGTCCGACTCGCCTTTGTTGTAATACAGATCGTTAAGCCGAATGATCTCTGCCCGAAGGGCCTCGATACGATCGTGCATGGTGTTACTCCTAAGGGATGAGTCAGCCAGTCACCGGATGTGACTCAGCGACAACTTTGACAAACTGCATCAGTTCTCGTCCCCGTGTGCGATCCGATGGATCACGGTCACGGCTGCGGACCACTAACCTAACCGATGCGATGGTCGGAAGGACCGTATCGATGTCATCTAGCCGCATTGCGGCATGTAATATCCAACGTCCTTCTACTTTTACTGGAACTAACTGCTCCAGCCATCCGATGCGGACAGGGGGCAGTCGCTGGATGAAGTCGATTATCCTTGGGTGATTCAAGTATGGGCGCGCGGGTCGTTGCTGGTATATGTCCAGTGGCCCTCGGGCGCACAATCGCTGAAGAACCGTCTTTGCCACCCCTTCACTGAACGCAACCGGGAGGCGGACTATCACTTCTGTGTCCGATACCAGGTCCATTTTGGCCTGGACATCGTCTGGAATGAGGTCTCGTCTCATTTAACGATGCTCAGGTGGGGGCGCTTGGGCACGGCTGCTTCAATCGCCGCGTTGATGGTGAGGCTTGAGGCAGCAACAATGGCCTCACTGTTCAAGGGCCGTAGGGCAACTTGTCCGCCGACCAGATCAGTCACCGCCACCAGGCTGAAATCAATGACCACCTCTTGGCCAGGTACGGTCATCCCAACCATGTCGCCATAGGCCAGGTTGAGACGAACATCTACGCCCTGGAAGCGACTGTTGAACCCAATGCCGCAGCCGGACTGAGTGAATTCCCGGACGGCAGTGGGGGCGATGTTCAGTACAACCAGACGCTCTTCCCCGACGGTGATCCAGTGCGAATCAAGGACCGGGTAGGCTTTTCCTAGAACTTCGCAATAACGCACGATCAGGTGGATTTTATCGCTGTGTTGAGCGAGCAGGTCGTAACACGTCTTGAAATACCCTTCAACTAGCTTATCGACATCAAAGAACATGGTGACAGTCCTTACGGATTCAGGCACAAGTAGTCATTTGCCGCCGACTGCTTGAGATCGTTTATGATGGCCTTACAGGCCCGTTTAGATTTAGTGGGGTATTCGTACACCCGAACAGCCGAATCACGCTCACAGAGCCCGTTGAGCAGCTTACAGGGGTGTTTGCCGATCAACAGTAAAGCGAGTTGTTTATCGACGTCGCGACTAACCGAATTGCTCTCTCCTACGTAGAATCGCCCGGTGGCATCATGCTCTAACATGTAGCACCCGACGGTCACTTCTTCACTGCGTTTGCTGCGGCCTGAAGTCGACGACAGCCAACGAATCACGGTGGGTGTGTCCATGAACCTGCTCTTATCCAGAATACGTGGTCGATGCCAAGATCATGCCGAAGCGATCAATCTTGGTCCCTAAGGAGACGTCCCGTTTATCCACAAAGCGGTAAAACGGCCGTAGCTCCATCGATACGATAAGGGCGTCATTGACGATCCCGGCTGACGGGTAGCAGACTAGCCCGGTGACGCTGTATGGCAGCGCTTCCTTGGGGAAATGATTCAGCGACGCAGGTTTGAAGATCCCAATCAGTGTGGGGCGGCGAAAATCATTAAGGGATATGACGTTTGCCTGTCCGACAAGGTCACTTTGCGGCCATTGTGCAAAGATCTCCACGTGGTCGTTGCAGGCGAGCAACAAGTCGTGGTAATCGGCAATAGCGTGGGCGTCAATGGGGAATGTCACGTAACTGTTATTGGCAAATGTGGTGGTGGCGTCACGATGGACGATAAGCGATTTCATGGGTAACCTGTAATGGACAGCGGCCTGTCGGTAGACAGGCCGTGGCATGTGGATCAGCGACAGAATTGATGGTAGTTGACCACCACCGCTTTCTTGCCTGCTGTGACAATGTAGGTGTGTGCCGGCTTCAGGATCTGGACACCCTTTTCACCGGTGCCGATGTGGACACCCCACCACGCATCTGCTGTCAACCCTACCACGGTCATGGCCTCGCCGTTGACATCGAGCTGGGTGACTTCGTTGACTGCCTCGGCCTTTCGGAACTCGTATCCTAAGATGTTCTTCTGCTGGTAAGAGAACTCACGTTTGCCGGTCAGGGTGAAGTGCTGAGCCTCGTCGACAAACTGACAGGGGCGGTAATCGACAACTCGCACGCCAGGCTTCTGGTATTCTTGGTACAGTAATGCTGCGGCACCTAAGACGGTGAAGAACACCAATAAGGAAGCCACCAGATACATAGAGAGAATGACTCGCATTGCTTTGGAACCACGCACCTGGATCTTCTCACGAGCGAGGCGACCAGCATCGCGCTGTTCGGTTAGAAACGTTTCCAATTGATCGGCTGGCGCTTGATCCTTGTTAACGTCAGCTTCGGTATATTCAGTCACGATAATGTCCTTTAGTTATGGTTGGCATTCCTGGTTATAATGTATTGCCTCAGAATTTTTAATTACGTGCAGCAGATAGACCAAAAAAGAAAGACTGACGGCATAGGGGCCGGGGTAATCCCGGCCCCTATGGTTTAGCGACGGCAATATCCGAGTGACTCATACGGATCGTCTCGCTCAAATGCGCCCTCAATCACGGTCATCGTCCGAGGCTGGGGTGTTGGCTGAGTTGCTTTGATGGCATTGTCCAGATCGCGCTCAACTAACAGGCGTGACATCCAATCTACATTAAACCCCAGGAAGCTGCGTTTCCCTTTAATACTTAAGACTCCTCGCCGGATGCTTAAACATTGAACGATGCGTTCCAATTGCCCTGGAGCATCGCCGACCACATAGAACACCGCCTCAGGGCCAGTCCCCACGACATCCGGCAAAGCGCTCAGTGGATACGCTTCGGTGACGTTCAGGATATGCATGACTCGCAGACGCTCAGCGTCCGTGTCGGCTAGAATGATATTAATGCCGTTTTCATTACGCATGATCAATCCTCCCCAGGTTATTCATGTGCCGATGACCTTAACCATAACGGTAGCCCCGGCTTGTAATCTAAAACCATTTGATGCAGCATGCACTACATGCCCACGACATGAGGTGCGGGTCACTGTATTTAGCGTAGCGATGCTCTGTTCGTTGGTGTTGTTGGTGTTGTAAATCGCCCGAGGGTCACAGTGCAGGATCTCTGTGAATCCGGCCTCGGCAAAGTTGAACGTAAAGGTGCCATCAACGCTGGTCGTTACGCCATACCATTCTTTAATGATCTTATCGGTCCTACCAGCTTGGGTGTACACAATCCGGCGGGCAATTCTGTCGACATAGGCTTTTAGCTTGGTCGTCAGCCGATGAATGCTCATGGCAAGTTCTGTAAAATCACTCAAGTTAGTATACCTGGTTAATCCCCATGTAATGTGAGATGGCATAAAAGGCCTGCACGGAGCAACCCATGCAGGCCAGTTGTACAGGCGCCGTGGTCGCAAAGCTACGTCTCCCGACGATACCGTCATGCGGACCGGGAAACTCTGAGCTGGATCACCCCCTCACTAGACAGTATCTACTGCCTGTACATACAATAGGGGATTTACTCACCTCTACAATGTAGGGCTGTAATACAGTTCAATCAACAGAACATCTCTTCATCGACCGCACCAGGAGACTTTGGTTCCACCGTCGTAACGATCAGCCAATCCTTTCTGGATCAGCGTCTCGCCGACGTCGACTCCATCGATCTCGACCTTGGCCAGCAGGCGGAAGTATTTATCTCGCGCCAACTCTGACAAGACCACGAGCTCACCGTTAGCGACCAGGGTCCTGACCATATCGCGTGCTTGCTCAGCTTTACGTTTCTCAGCCGCTTTAAGTTCGGCGGTGGCGCAGCTGCTGGCTAGCTCGGGGGTGTCGATGCCGATGATCCGGACGCCTAGTTCATGGCCGAAGACCGGGTACAGACCGGCCAAGTTCACGGTGAGGGTGTCGCCATCGTAGACCCTCACGACGTTAGACGGTGTAAGTAAAATGCTATCTGCGCTGACCTTTTGGGCCTGCAATGAAACCAACAACACCATGAGCACTAAAATTGTTTTCATACAACTACCTGCAAATACCGTAAACATAAACCGACCAACACACCCTGTTTAAAGAGTGTGTTGGTCGATCAGGTTATGCCGGCAGTGCCATGGCCTTGCCCAGCAAGTAAGCGTCCCATGTCAGGCCGCCGTCACGCGTAGACAGCGCCACGACGTCACGCCCGCTGGCGGAGAACTCGGGCTTAACGCCTTCGTTCCAGTAGATGTTCGGCCAGAAGGTCACGGCATGTGCACCTGGGTTGGTCAGGTGCAGGGCCATGGTGTAGACCCGCCCGGCCGGTGGGATGTTGGTGACCGACAGTGTCACGGGCGCTGTGACGGTTTTGGTGAAGTGGTTGGCTTCAGCGCAGACGATCTGTGCACCGTCCGCTAGGTCGATCAGCTTTTCAGTGATTGCCACACCCATGTCACCGCCACCGGCGACACCGAGTTCAACGTTTTCAGCGTCAATCTTCAAGCGCAGTTCTTCAACCAGCTTGTCGATTTCGGCCACGGCCGCCGCATCACCGTTATCAATGGCAACCTTGACTTTACCGGTGTAATTCTGTAGCGAGGCGAGCAGGGCTTGCATCTGTGCTTCTTGCATGGTTCATCTCTCAAGTTTTAAGTAAACATTAGCCGCGAAAGCGGCGCTTCCCACCAGCCCGCACCCCTGCGTAAAACAACGCGGCCCGCCAGGTGGCGATGCCTTCATCGCGCAGGGCTCGGTAGAACACCTCATCTGCTTCCTTGCGAGTGAGATTACGTCGGATGCCAGCGGCATCAACAATGACGTATCCCCCATACAATAAATCGTGTACTGTAGCTGCTTTATCGCCATAGCCCGCTAACAGCGCGTACAACGGAAACAAGAACAGGTTACGCAGGTAGTCTAGACTGGCGTAATCGGTGCGAAACCCCTTAGGTGCACAGATAGGGCCGAAGACCATATCGACGTAAACAAAGTCGTCGAGCATCTCGTAGTAACGCCGCCCGACTTCACGGGTGTCGAAATGACTGAATTTGTCAAAAGAGGATGGGTTGTAATCGGGAAGAGGATTGATTATGGTGATCATCACGAGCTACCCTATTCGTTTGATCCGAACATAGCCGTTTCGACCGCCTGGACCGTATCCTGCGCCAGCACCCCAGCCATGTCCTTGTCCAACGTAAAGGGGTTCGACCGAATCATCCCAGCCGCCACCGCCACCACCACCTATCAATACGATCTCATAAAGCCCATCATTAGATGGTGTGAATTGAAAGGTACCTGCCGAGGTGAATTCAGCCACAGTTCTTGCTTTAAGGCCAGGTGCCGTCGTGGGAATTAATGTAGTCAGAAACGGCATGTATTAAGTGCTCCGTATAGGAGATGGATTGGTTAGAGTTCTGTGATCGAGTCGCTGACATCCTCAGTGGTCAGTGTACTGGGGAAGGCGCGGCCTGGACCCCAGATGATGCGTACGGCACCGTTCACCGCACCGGCCTGGATCGGGATGCGTTGCCCTGGGAAGACTTCGATGTCGTTTTTATATCCTAACGCCCCACCACCGCCCCCATTGGTCCCGCGCCCGCCAGTGATGCCGCCGCCGTACTTCGACTCGACTCCGTTTGATCCAGGTTCGCCCGACGCACTGCCACTCGGTCCTTCACCGTACAGTCCCACGCCACCGCCGAACGTTGCCGCGCCAATACGGTTAGCCCCACCGGCGCCACCACCCCCGTTGCCGGCAGTCCGCCCTAGGTTAAACGTACCACTTGCACCATTACCACCATCGCCTGAGTATCCACCTGCACCCCCACCACCACCAGGGTAGGCAGGGCGTTCATCAATACCGCCACCCCGACCTCCCATCCCGCCGCCATCATGGCCACTGGGAGACCCGCCCACACTGCCGGACGAGCCATTGGCGATCAAGGCATTGTTAAAATGCGAGCGGCCCGTAGTCGTAGGGTCGATGGCACTGCCCGAACCCACGCACACCACGCACACCGAATACACCCCGGCTGGAACAATCCATTCTATCGCAGCGCCGGCTCTGGTGAGGAGTGCCTCACCAGCAATTATAGTCTCTCGTTTGCGTCCAGACCCATTGGACATAATCAGACTCATTGCTAAATGCATAACCGCCAAACCTTCCCATTATAGGGCACTTACAACCACTTAAGGTTTAGATTATGTTTAAACCACTGCACATATGATTTCATTGAATTATCCTATGTGAGACGGTTATCAGGTACTCGGTAATTTATTTTGAGAGGTGAGGCATGCGATTGGCAATGGGGTTGCAAGTGGCAATGGGCAGAGGCCGTAAGAACAACGGCGCCTACGACCAGTTCGTTCAGTGGGCTAAATCGAAAGGATATGTACAGTCACAGGACACCGTAAACGTCAAAACAGTTGTCAGTGAGTACGGCAAGCGACTGATCGTTAACATGACCCAGGATGGTGGAGTGCTGTACGGGTCACCGTATGGCACCTATTTCAACGACGACGCGACCTTGTCGCGCCTGATCCTGCACGCCATGCCCGACCGGAACACCTTTGACGAGTGCCTTATAGCCAAGCGACTGGTACTCATGAAAATGGTTTCGGTCGGCAGTCCCACAGTGGTGGCGGTGACCCGTAACGGGTTCACATCGACGCCCTATGGTCAAGCGTACGCCAGCGCTCGGATGGATGAATTCGTCTTCTGGGACGAGACCTTGAAGAAGCCGCGAGTCTGGAACCCATATAGTCGTTCAGCCATCACTGACTTTGTCATGAACTGACAGTACTGACAGCATACAGCCCCGTCCTCAGTTATGGGACGGGGCTGTATGCTGCATCTTAATGAACATGTTAAAAGTAGTTACTCGTCTGCGGTACGGGTGATGGGGAACCGTCGTTGATCACCCGGCCAGACGATTCTCACAGCCCCGCCTACACCCACCTTGATCGGGATCATTTGTCCGGGGGACACCGCTATATTGTTCTTATATCCAAGCCCGCCGCCACCGGTACCACTGGTGCCGGTATTATTAAGTCTCCCTGTGCCGCCCTGGCCTCCACCGTATGGTCCGCCCAATGTGACTGTTCCGTTGCCACCGCCAGATCCACCAGCACCATCATCTAATGCACCACCAGCCCCACCAGCCCCGGCACCCCCGACGCCTTGACGAGAAGTATTTGGACTGTAGCCACTGGGTCCCTCACCATGCAAGCCGACCCCACCCCCTCCAGTTCCATCTCCGGATGACGCAGTGCCACTTACCGATCCACCGTCGCCTCCCTTCCCAGAATAACCTCCGGCCCCACCACCACCGCCGCCGCGGTAACGGGTAAAATTCCTACCAGCTGTAGTGTTGTAGTACGTGTAAGTTGTCATGAACCCGCCCGTACCCCCAACACCTCCACCGTCCGCGCCAGCAAACCCTCCTCCGGTTCGGCCGTTGCTACCAAACGCGTATAACGAATTGTTAAACGCGCTGGTGCCTGGGGCTGCAACGCCACTTCCATTGCCATCGCCCCCGCCAACGGCCACTACCGAGACAGAATATACGCCATCTGGCACTATCCAGTAATCCTCGCCAGTGGTGTTATGTAGCACCTGTCCGACAGCGACAGCTCGACTGATACACGTAGCCAATAATGTCTTTGCAAACGACATGTCTATTCCTTACCATAGCGCACTTGCGGATAAGTAACCCTCTCTCACTGCACTAAGGCGGTGAGAGAGGGTGTTCACTCACTCGGCTGAGAAGGTCCAGGTCACAGCTTCAAGGCTCGCCAAAGACTTTTCAGCAAAGGCTGCAAGCAGGCGGGCTTCAGCGCCATGACGAATCGATGTCACCTTAGCCACCGCTGGGGTGTACAGCTTGTCGTTGGCGATGATGCGACTGACCAGGTCGTCAAACCCAGCCCCTGTGCCGGCTGCGTCGCGACCAGCGCTCAACGCAGTGATGAACGGCGTTTCAGGTGCAGGACCTGCTGCTTCAGCACCATTGGCTTCCACCTGCTGTTTCCAGCGACTGTAAGCGTAAGCTTCTTCGCGCTGAATGGTCCAGGTCTTGGTCTCGCTTTCCGGGTAGGAGGCGCGGAGGGCTGCCATGGCCCCTTCATAATCCTGGTTCAGGTTGGCCAGCCGCGTCTTGAAGCTGGTTTCCACCACTTCAGGGTCATTGCTGATGTCGATCCAGCTTCGGATGATCCGATCGCCCTCACGGCGTAGGTCACCTGGCTTGAACGGATAGCTAGGGAGTGGATCTTCTTCAATCCGAGCCACCCCGTATTCGATCAACATGTAATCGGGGATGTCGAGTGGGAAACCAACGTTTGGATGCATCTCCAGAAACTGGGCATGACTGACTGGTTCAAGGGTTTCGAGTAGCGCGTACATCGTGAAGCTCCTGTATCAAATGCAGATTAGTTGCGGGCGCCTTCGCGGCCGTACCAGTTGACGCCGTCGGTGGTCGACAACACGTATTCGCAGACTTTGCCGACTGCCGGTACCGCCGGAACAGCGCCGTTGGTGGTCAACCAGGTGATGTTGTTCCACCAGGTGACAGTGCGCAGGGTGGCACCCATAACCAGACGAACGACGATGGACATGGTGACTTTGCTGAATTGGTCATCAACCGGCCACTGGTCCCATGGACCCGCCGGCATGGTGCCTGGCACTGTCATGGTCAGGTTACCGTCGAGCACCCAGTGAAACACGTTGTACTTGGCAAGATCAAGTGCAACCGTCTGACCAGCCGAATTGATCGAGGCTTGGCGGGTACGGTCCAGGAAACCTTGAGCAGCCAACTTGCCATTAACCGCATCGCCCGTACGACTGAGGAAGCTACCAAAATTAGGCAGGTCAGCGGTCTTGGCGAAGGGAGTGACATCTGGAATATCTGCATCCAGTGCATATGGGGTCAAGTCAGGAAGATCGGTGACCTTAGCATACGGTGTCAGATCAGGCAGCTGATCGATCGTGGCGTAGTTTGACAGGTCAAGGTCCTGTGCCTGGCGTTCCGTCATCCCGGTCCAGGAAACCCCACCGTCCACGGTGGTGAAGTACAGGACATTGGGACGATCGGTCTGCAAGGTAGGTGCAACATCGCTACCCAACCACTCGACGCCATCCCAGTAAGTGACCAACGACGGGGTGGCGACCTGCAGATGAAGTGCAATGGTCAGAGCCTGACCGACCTTAGGTAGATTGGTGACCGAGAAGGTCATCGGGCCTGTAATAATCTTACTGAAGTGGTTGGCGATGGCGCAGTTGATCACCGTGCCTTCCGCCAGATCAACATGACGTGACGTAATGGCAATGCCGATATCGCCGCCACTGGCGAGTCCCAAGGCCACGTTATCTTCATCAACCTGGCCACGGAGTTCGTCAACGAGCTTGTCAATTTCAGCCACTGCGGCGGCATCGCCAAGATCGATGGCAGATTTGACATTGCCGCTGAAATGCTGGATGGATGCGGCCAATGCTTGCATCTGTTCGGGTTGCACGATATACCTCCGAGTCTCTCTGTTATAGTCAATACACCCACTGTACTGACCCTGCTGCAAATAAGTCACAGCTCATACGATTTGTTAGGTTTGGCTAAGCGAAGCGGCATAGTGCGCTCTAGAGTCACCAGAGCGCACGCATGATTGCAAACTATGCGTTAGAAGCCCCTTCACGCCCAAACCAATTGGTCCCATCGATGGTGGAGAGAACAAACTCTTTGATCTTCCCAGCTGCTGGCGGGGTTCCCACCGCCCCACCTGGCGTTAACCAGACAATCGTGTCGGTCCACGCAATGGTGAACGTTGTAGCGCCTTGACGGACACGCACAACAACTGACAGTGACGTTGAGCCTGGAGTAAAGTATTCAGGCATCGTCGTACCCAGCTGGAACGTGGTGTTGGTCGCTAGCGTCACGTCGAACACGCCGTATTGGCCAATGTTCAGAAACTGATTAGCTACGCTGGCAGCAATGACCTGAGCGCTGTCTAAATAACCGAACGCTTTAAGGTGACCCATTACCTCACCACCTGTTCTACCCATATACTCCATCAGGTGAGGGATACGATGATAGGGTAATTGCCCCGCACTGTTGAGCTCAGCAACACCATCGGGTGCCCCTTTTTGACTGAGTGGGATCGCGTCACTCGTACCTGACTCGATGGTCACCAGTTCCACACCAGTGATGCGGCCTTTGCTGTCGACAGTAATCCGTGGGACCTGGGTCACACTCCCGAATGTGCCAGCCACGACACCGCTATTGGCCAGGGTAAATACCGCAGTGACGTCGGTCTCGCCACTGAACGGTACCGTCCAGCTACCATCTCCGGTTAGGCTGATGGCGCGGGCGGTTTGAAGCTTACTGGCACTAACTGCATTGTCGACAGTGCCGAGTTTGCTGTCGAGGGTTGTTTGTAGCCCGGTGGTTTTGGTGATCGGGAGCGCCGGGATGTCAGCAGCTTGCAGAGACGTGCCCGCCGTGACCCGTCCGGTGCTGTCTACGACGACTTTAGGGAAGGTACCAGGAGTTACCCCATTATCGCTCAGCGACACGGTCAGTGTGGCGTCAGCACCGCCCTGAAGGGTACCCGACCCCATGACCTCACCCTCAATTGTCAGGGTGAAGGGGTCTTTGAGTTGGGTCGCAGTGACTGCGTTAGCCGTCTTGTCCAGCTTGGTGTCAATCAGACTCCGGATGCCAGACAACAGCGACATCGCACTGTTTTTGAATTGAAGAAGGTTGGTGAGCATTGCCGGAAGCCCTTTAGAAATTGGGTGGTTCTACATACAATCGCTATATGAGAAACACTTCTGCACTAAACGATTCCGCAGTTTTAGTGGACGGGAACGCCCGGCCAGCACCCCAGATAATCCGTACGGCGCCGTTATCCACCCCGGCTCGAACCGGGATTTGCTGGCCTGGAGTCACGGCAATGTTGTTACGCCAGGCCAGTGCACCGCCTCCATTACCCGGTGCTCGCTTAAACCCATAGCTCGCTATTCCCCCACCATATGCCGGTACACCGGCAGCCGAACCATCCGAACCGGCGCCCATGGAAGTGCCGCCATAGCCACTCGCCCCAAGGCCGTACAAGCCAACCCCACCGCCAGGACCGCTGTTCATTCCAGCGCCCCCACCGCCACCGCCGCCTCCAGTGCCTCCTACCCCCGATCCGTTGTCGACGTTGCCTCCTGTCCCGCCGTTGCCAGAATAACCACCTGCACCTCCGCCCCCGCCTTGGTACCAATAAGGGGTTGGGTGCCATTGAGATCCAGGACCACTCCCGCCGAGACCCCCAGAGCCCCCGCCTTGATGGCCCTGTGGGGCGCCGCCGTATCGGCCATTGTTGCCGTTAGCGATCAAGGTGTTGTTAAAATGACTCCGTTTGAGGGTGGCCGATGTTTCATACTCCGAAGACCCGCCCACGCAGACCACGCAGACCGAAGTGACACCCGGTGGAACCGTCCACATCACTTCTACGCCAGCCGTGGTCAGGATGGCTTCACCTGACAAACTACCTGGATCAATCGTGTGGTGGATCGCCGCGCTGAGCTTCATTAATAGATGCATTTATATTCACCACCTACTAAATGGCCGAATTCAGTTCAGCTAGTTCGGCCATGAAATCCCATTTGACGTCCATCAGATCGCCCAGTCCGGATACTGCTGCTTGTTCTAGCGCTTGTTCAGCAGCGTGGCGTGCAGCGGTCAATTCGACCATGGCCATGCGATAGTGCAATTCGTTGCGCAGTATCCGATTGACCAGGTCATCCAGCCCGTTGCCCACACCCCGTTTGGTTCGCGAGGCATCAAGGGCAGTGATAAACGGCGTATCAGGCGGCGATCCTTCGCTCCCTTGCTGTCGCCAAGTGTCGTACACCCGCGCCTCGTTCAATTGAAACGACCAGGTGCTTATTTCTTCTTCAGGGTAGGTGGACCTGACACTCGCAACCGCCCGCCCATAGTCCAGGTTCAGAGTTTTGAGTCGAGACGCAAGCATGTCAACAACGGGGTCGATGGTAACAGGTCGTTTCACTGTCACCCAACGCCGTACGGCGCGACCGTCTTCAGTCAGTTCTACCTCCCCTTCTTGAAGGAAGAATTGATGGGAATCGATCTCTGGAATCACGTCTTCGTGAACAACCGCCCAGTCGGTTTCCGCCAGGTGATGATCTTCGATGGGCTTAGGGAAGCTGGTGTGCGGGAACTCTGCTTCAAGTCCTTCCTCGTCGACCAGAGTCAGGGTGATTTTGTTTATAAACTGTTGCATAGGGCGGCGTCCATTAAGTGAGGTGGTTAGTTTAGGAGCTTCGCGAGCCTTCTCTGCCAATCCAGCTGACACCGTCGGTGGTGGTCAGGACAAATTCAGCAATCTTGTTAGCGGCAGGTGCGGCACCAGGTTTACCGGCAGAAGTCAACCAGGTGATGCCATTGGGCCAGGTGCAGGTATATGCCACTGCTCCTTGACGTATACGGACCAGTAGCGACGCCGTGAACACTTCTCCATTCAAGTGCTGCTGAGCATACGTCAGGGTAAAGACAGCGTTTCCCGTCAGCGTGACGTCTAAGGTATCTGCACCGTCGGCTGCAAGTGTGACACTCCCACTGGCCGTAATGGCTCTGGTTCTGCCCAAGTAATTGCCTGCATACGCGTAGGTAGCGTGTAGCAATGCATCGCCGTTGTGGAAAGCGGTTTGGTCGGGTGCCGTAATATCGACGGTGCCATCAAACGGCACACCGTTTATATTACGTGCGGTGGTCAGTTTAGCGGCACTGGATGCAGTGCCCGTAGTGTTTTGGTTCAGTGTTGGAATACGTTCGACCGCAAACACGCCACTGGTTATACTCTCTGCGTCAAGTTCTGGGATGTCAGATGCTTCAAGTTCAGCCCCAGCCACAACCCGACCCTTGACGTCTACTGTGAGTTTGCCGTACGTCCCGGCTACAACACCAGTGTTGGCCAGTATCAGGTCACCTGTTACATCGAAACCTCCATCCAAGGATACCGACCAGCTTGCATCGCCTGTTATACGGATGTCACGAGGGGTCGTCCATTTGGCCGCTGTCCCGGTCGTGTCTTGGTTCAGAGTAGGGATACGGGCTGCTGCAAAGACACCGCTATTGATCTTGCTGGCATCCAACGCCGGGGTGTCAACCGGGTCTAGGTTCTTCCCAAGCACTATCCGACCTTTCCCATCCACACTCACCTTGACATAGTCACCTGGAATGACACCCGTATCGCTGAGTCGTTCGTCGGGCAATGTACCAGCCATCAGGTTAGAGGCATCCTGATAGAATGCTGGCAGATTACCGCCCAATCGCTCGGCATCAGTCGCATTGGCTGAAGTACTGGGCATTTGGTTGGCCGTGAGCTTGCCGTTACTGTCCAGTGTGGCGACTCCAGAGACAGCCCCTTTCTCAATGGAGGGAATGGCGGCGGCAGCTAGGTCATATGCAGCATTGACCGCCTTAGGGGTGGCTCCCATGGACTCATCGAGACTATCAACCGCTGAAGACAATTGCACCACACCGGTTTCTGTGAGACTGGCTACACGAATGGCGGTGTTAGAAACGGAAATGACCCGCCCTTTACTATCCACGGTCAATACTGGAGTTTCGAGATCAGCGCCGTAACTCCCAGCCGCCACCCCACTGTCAGCCAGCGTCAGGATGTTGCTGACATCGGCTTCGCCGTCGAAGGACACGTCCCAGGTTGCGTCACCGGTTACAGAAATGGCGCGTGCCGTCAAGAGACGGCTGGCAGACACCGCGTTGGCGGTCTTCTCTAACTTGGTGTCGATCAGACTCCGGATGCCCGTCAGCAACGCCAATGTACTGTTTTTGAATTGAAGCAAGTTGGTAATCATGGCCATGAGCCCTTTGGGAAATAAATAGTTTTACGCAGCATCGTGGCGGTGTCCTGGGACCTTCGATGAAGTTGTTCTGGCAGCCGCCATTATTGAGGCGGTTCTGGCCAAACGACATCGAACGGAAAACCTGGCTGCGCTGTAATGTCTCTCAACAGTGTCCGATAAGGAATCCATTTATCAGATGTGGTAGATGGTACATCTCGCCCCTGAGTCCAGTCGCAGTCATAGAGTTTACTGTCGCGGACATTTCGGACTTCTCGACAACGTCGTTCGTAGCGCCCTTCGACATCATCTTGATCGACCGGCACTAAGATGATATCTCGTCGCCATTGTCCATCGACTCGACTTACTTTAAATTCGTATTTGTTGAACTTATCTTCCTTCATCCCGACCGGCGCCGGGATACTTGGCAATTGGGCATAGCCGAACGGGATTACATCCTGGTCCGTGATCACGTTAGGCAAGCTGACATGTTGCAACTCCTTACGAAGTTGTTGTTCTGTCATCAACGCCAATACAGTGTCGCCAGTATATTTTACGTATAGCATATATCGCTCCTTTAATTCTTCTTAAGCTTACTGGGGCTAGCGACTGGCTTGAATAATTCACGCACCTCCAAAGTGCGTTTGAAATAATTGCGAATTTTCTGCTCAGGATCTTTTGTCCATGGGTGGATAATCCCTGAGAATTCACAATCAAGTATATTCGCCAGTACCTGCTGAGGGGATTGGGAACGGAACAGAAGTCGGTTGATCGGATAGTAGATACCCGACGATTCGTGGAAGAAACTGGAGATGTTGCGGATACGTTTACCCATGGCTACCGCAAGCGCACATAACTCAGAAGCAGTGGTTACATAAGCCTCGTCACAATGCGCCAATAGATCCACTCCGGAGTGATTGCCAGCAATAATCCTATTCCAACCTACAAGGTTAGCCACCTTGCCGGCATAATCGTCATTCGTGAGAGGATGTAGCTTTACATAAAAGTCTTCATTCTCGAATGCGGTGCGAGCAACGACTTCTGGACTGACCAGATCGAACATGTTGTGTCCGACCATGAACGCAACTTTACTAGGCCATTCTTCACTGATCACTGCATTGAGTTCATACTTGTCGTGAATCTTGGCAAGCTTATCCACGTGATTAGTCTTGCACGCTATCGTGCTGGCTTCGTGGATGATGCGTGAGTTAATTTCTACGCTCTGGGTATTGAGATACAAACCGCCTAAGAATTCCGTATAGGAATATTCCGTGAAACCAGCAGGTTGCGTTGAATCGACATCGTAACTTATCGGAAACGGTGCAAGATCCCGGATCATCGGTTCAAGACTGACTCCCCATTGATTGCGTTCGGCTCGTTTGAAGCCGCCGATCTCTATTTCACTGCCAGTCATTTTTCTATTCGAAAGTCTCATAATGAATCCCTCGGAGTGAGTATATGGTCTACCCAATCGGTCGACACAGCGTCGAGTCCCGCCGCATTGAAATGTAGATTGTCTCCCTGACGATACGACGATTTATACGTGTCGGTGTTGGGTCCTGCATATGTGTCAGAGTGTTCAACGATTATCTGATTTTGTGCAGTGATTATACTAGAGACAGTCACTCCAGCGATGTAGGACGTCCGACCTACAAACATTGGCGCGTTTATATCTAAGGCCCGTAAATCTTGTTTCAGCTGGGCAAAAGCACTTTTAAAATCAGCGGTCGAGGTACCCATCTGGGCATCGGACTCACCAATGTGTATCAACACATGGGAGTATTTGAACCCATGCACCTGTGCAGCCCGTTGAGCATACTGAATACGTTCGAATAGTTTATTCTCCCCGTATGTAAACAGATCGTCATCTCGTTTAGGGTATTCTGTCGGCGATGCAGTACTGCCCCACCACTTAAGTTGGGTACCGCCCACTGCTAGGTTGATGATCCTCACCCGGTCATATTCGCCTGACTGGATTAACTTATCGCCAAGCATACCATCCATATTGCCACCAATCCCGGAGGCCAGATGTGACACCATAGCAGGTGAGTCTGCACTCTCCCAATTAAGGGTATCGAGAGTAAGTCGCTTAACATCATTGAATGGGTTATATACAAACGAGGTGTCGCCGTAGTTGGCAATGTTGGACTGGCCAATAATTAGCACGTAAGCGGTAGCCGGAATGGCATCCGTGACTGTCAAGTGACTGGTAACGACGGCCGTATTGGCTGTGGTGACGTAAGCTGTGTTCCATCCGGTAATCCACGCTGTAGTGGCGGATGTCGAACGCGAAGTGGTGCGCGGAGCGATCTCCTCGGTCGTGGTCCACGACGTCGTGATGGAGGTGGTTCCCGAGGTGGAGGTAGAATATTGCACCGTTGTGGACCACGATGTGGTCGCCGAAGTCGCGACAGATGTGGTAACAGATGACGTGGTTGCCGTGGACCACGATGTGGTCGCCGAAGTCGCGACAGAGGTAGCGCGCGACCACGTACCTACAGGAGTCGTCGTACCGCCACTCCAACTACAGGTCCCTCTTCCGGTGATTGTTCCAGAGGGCCATGATGAGTTGATATATCCTCCCGCCGAATACACGCTCGTGTTTGTCGGAACGCCCTTGGCGTCTACGGCGGTGATCTTTATTTTACGCGCGCTGTAACCAGGGGCTACGGTATTTCCCGTTACAGTGCCTATATCGCCTACTTGCCACCCACCACCCCAGTTAATGCTGCTAATGCTACCCAGCGTATAAGCCGTACCCGTTGTGGTGGCAGTGGTAGTCAACGTAGTGGCTATGCTGGTTGTTCTGCTTCCTGTCCAAGACGACGTCCATGACGTGGTCTTCATGGTGGCTATGCTGGTTGTTCTGCTTCCTGTCCAAGACGACGTCCATGACGTGGTTATATTGGTTGCCTGACTCGTAGTTCGACTCACAGTTGGGTCGGTGAGCCACGAGGTATTCCAAGAGGTTACCCTCGATGTCTGGATGCTGGTCGTGTGTCCGGTTGTATTCGAGGTGTTCCATGATGTAGCATATGACGTGGTCCTTGGTGCAGACCCACCTGCATTCATCAGAAGGTTCTTAATTGACACGGTCTATTTTCCTTCTTTCGCGTCGGTGGAACTCATGTGCCGACTTAAATTAAGTGACATAGTTCAAATGACCCATATTCGTCTAATCTGGTTGTCGAAAGACAACCAGAGCCAAAACTAGACGTATAACTGTTCGCGGGGAGTCAGTAATTTTCCCGCTAATGTGCCGTAAACTCATTTGATGTTTTTAGCCAGCATCACGCCTGTCCAACTAACTCCGCCATCTACCGTGTAAAACCCCAGCACATCGGTTCCAGCCACTGTCAAAGACGGCGCTTTTCCATCGGCCCAACGAATACCTGGCCACCATGAGACAACGTGACTGCCGCCATTGATCAATTCTAGTGTGATGCAGGAAGCTGCGCCAGCAGGTGCTGCGCCAGTTGGAGTAAATGTGATTGCGCCTGTGACTGTATATGTGAATAGATTGGCGGTTGTCAGATCGATTGTACCTGAGGTCAAGACCATATGGACTTCCTGAAGTCCTGTGATCCGGCGAATGACAATGTCGGTAGTTCCATCAAAAAGCACGCTGTTAATTTTCCGACCAGTGGCCAGCTTAGTCGCCGTGGCAGCGTTTCCAGTAGTGTTCTGGTTCAGGGTGGGGATACGCGCGGCTGCAAAGACACCGCTGTTGATTTTACTGGCATCCAACGCAGGGATGTCTGCTGCGGCCAGGTTCTTCCCAAGTACTACCCGACCCTTTACGTCGATGCTAACCTTGGTGTAGTCACCTGAGATCGCACCAGAATCACTCAGACGCTCACTGGGTAACGTGCCTGCCGTCAGGTTAGACGCATCTTGATAGAATGCTGGCAGGTTACCGCCCAGCCGTTCAGCATTATCGGCGCTGATGGTGGCCGGTATCTGACTGGCCGTGAGTTTGCCGTTCTCATCCAGAGTCGCAACCCCAGACACGCTGCCTTTTTCACTGGCCGGAATGGCAGTGACAGCGAGGTCGTACGCCGCCTTGACGGCTTTCGGGGTCGCGGCCTGTGACTCGACGACACTGTCAACGGCTGAAGACAAGCGCACCACTCCAGATTCTGTAAGGCTAGCTGCACTGACCGGTACAGCTGACGCGGCAATGAGTCGACCTTTGCTGTCTACCGTCAAGACCGGGACCTCAAGACTGCCGCCGTAACCTCCCGCCGTTACCCCGGTATCGGCCAATGTGAGAACATTGCTGACATCGGCTTCGCCGTCAAACGACACGTCCCATGCTGCGTCGCCTGTCAGAGAGATTTTGCGGGTGGTGAAGAGACGGCTGGCAGACACCGCGTTGGCGGTCTTCTCCAAACGTGTATCGATCTGATTTTTTATGGCTGACATCAACGCTTGGGTACTGTGTTTAAACTGAGTTAAGTTGGTAAGCATTATGACGGCTCCATTGGAGTTAAAGGTTCAAAATACATAATATTTTCATCTCGTTAAGGATGACCTATATATAGACGGAGCAACCAGCCATAGAGGTGCCTTGAGTTGCGTAAATAGAGATGACTATACATACCATTCTTCGGCCAAAGTATCCAAAAAATAAAGAGAAACACATAAAGCAGGAGGACCGTAACGGTCCTCCTGCTATCATGGCAGTTCCAACGAGGTATCTCGCCAAGCGATGATTGTGTGCCGCAACCAGTACGAGGACCTTCCTTTGGATCGCGCCGGTGTCGGGAAAGGTGGTTTGTGAGACGGTATTTCACCGGCGCGATACCGATTCAACGAGGTAATCGATACGTTAAGGATACGTATTACCTCTCGGCTATCGATATACTCGTCCCAGGTAGCGTCAGCCATCTTCGGCGGCTGATTAAGTATCTCCGCGATATGGCGTAGAAGTGGTGTGTAATGTCCCCTCCATTGTAGTGTTACGCTAACTCGGATAACGTCTGGAAGCACTGCGATTGCACCGTGTGCTTGACGATTGATGAGGTCCAGTGCTTCATCAAGAGTATAGTCAAGTCCGTCGCTGGCCCGTTGGCCATGCTGCGTCAAATATAGCGCATCCGTCTTAAATGCTTGAAGGACTGCTTTATTACGAACACTCATACCAACACGCGGCCGAGGAACATTGTTGGATGGAATATGGACACGTTGCTGGTCGGGTAGTCCGAACACATCATGGTTGTCACTGTGTGCGGTCACCACTCGAAGCAGACTTATTGCCGTATTGAGTTGCCGTTCGAGCGTATCGAACTCTGCCCTATATCGGTCAATATTAAGGTGATTGCTAACTAATTGACTGACTTCATGGTCTGCGATCACAGATACAGTGTCGCGGGTGATAGCATCGAATACGATCAAGGTATGGTCGCCCGTTGACTGCGCTAGGTGGGCCTTACAGACACCTTCTGCGCGATTGGTCGTTGGGTTGAAAAAGAGGATCATGAGAGGGAATCCTTCTGTTTGAGTGATGCGGCATAAAGGGCGGTCTTATCGGCGACCGCCCAGGGCTATAAGGCAGCGCTAGCTGCCAAGGGTCTTTACAGATTCTATCTGGTCTTCGTCGATACCGGTGTGTCGACATACGAATTCGATGACTTGGCGTTCGGCCCAGTCAGGGGCAAACTTAGCCCCCCAGCGGAACATTTTCGACGCTGTCACGTGAGTACAGTGTCCACCCCCGATGACCACGTAGTCGGCTGAGCCAAAGGCTGACGGTTCGGTTATTGTCAATGGCATCTGTAGTTCCTACTTAAAAGACAACTTCGAGGTCGAGCTCCTCGAGCAATACCATGGCGCCGTCGGACCCCTGGCCGTTTACTTTAAGGCCGTATGCCGTCGGCAAGCGTGACAGCGGGTGAGGACCGATTTCAGCAATGTACATGCAGCAGGCAGGGTCTTGTTTGAACCGATACGCCTTACCCACCTTAAACCGGGAGACATCCGCCACAAAGCGATTACGGGCTTTCCTCAGCTGGGCTTTGAGCTGGGTGGTGTGACTGAAATACAACGGTCCGCTGATAACCTCATCATCTGCGTCAGATGTCGACGACATAAGTAAACTCCGTGAATATAAACGCCAGACCTAAATACGACATGGTCAAGATGGCTGGGTATATGACATGGCTGTCTCGCACATGCTGCCAGACAGACATATGGTGGATGGTCAGAGGCGTTTTACTCAAGCGCTGTAGGGACTCGATCCGATCTATCTCGACCCACCCTCGATACATCCAGAGATAGACTGTCCCGGCGTTGTAAAACAAGATGCGACCAATCCGGTAACTCCATTCAATCCCCGCGATGTGCAATGTCCCAGTGACTTTAGGGTAAATGGCCCGGTGCACAATAAACGCCACCAGTACGGTGAACACCGGCGCTAGCAGTGCTGCCTCAACCATATCATCTATTCCTTATCAACCTTCGGTGCGCAATGACGGTTCAGCCATCCGCGGCGGTATTCTCGCTTTTTACGATTGACCATGGCCCTGACTGCCACGTCTCCTGACAGGACTTGGGTGGCTTCCTCGACAGACAGTTCAATCTCAGGGTACACCACCACCTGCACAGCGTCGTAGAACTCCTCACTGCCCTCGTCGCCGTGCATGGCATGGTACCGCTCGCGAGGCACACCCGTCATTAGCTCAAGACCACGGATCAAGGCAGTCCCGTGGCCGCATCGGCGATGAGCATGGTGCACGTACACCATGATCTGATGGGTCCTGCGATGATGAACCGCACAGCCCACCAGGACGTTGTTGACTTCCAACCCGACCACTTTGTAATGTGAGGGCTTATGACCGTCCCAGATCTCGTCTAAGACGCCGTGCAGGAGCCCTAGGCGACCGTTGTGTAGTCCGGCGTCTAAGCATCGGGCGGCTACTGCTACCTGATCGGTAAAGACGAACTTAACGACGTCGTCCATCAAAACCACCACGCTTTAGATGAGGGATGCGTTTTGATCGTGGGAGCGTGACTCCGTTATCAAGCGCCTTGAGACGTTGGTTAAACCGAAGGACAGTGCGCATCAGGCCATCAACATGTCGTTCATCTGGATAGACCCCATCGGCAACTGGGTACATTTCGCAACCTTCCTCTATTCGTTCTTTCAGTTTATCAGTGATCTTCAACTCCATCTCCTGTTTGGTATATTCAAGAGACAGGTAAACACCCCCTTGGTTCATCGGCGGGACGCATTCTTCATCCGTCAGGAACGCGATGATTTGGTGCTGGTGAGCCGCTGGTCTATGAATAGGGGGCAGGTTTCCTATCGCGCACCCATGTATCAGTACCTTACGATCAACGAGGAGGTCCGTATTGACAGAAACCATTGCATCGTGATCGACCGGACAGTTCAAACGCTTTGTGTCATGCATGCCAATTCCTTATGCCATCGCCTTCAGGGTGATTTCGGGATAGACTTCAAATTGCGCCAAGGCAAAACACATGCTGCTGGCCGTGCTGTTGTGATGGAAGTCCCCTGCACGTAAAACAGTGACATCGGGCGAGGTAGTCATGGACGCAGTCGCTGCCAGCCGCTGGATGGTCATGTCGTTTTCAACCAAGAGGTTATTCAAATGGACCTTGAGCGTGACGACCACGCCAACCATGGCAAAGTGTGCATCTTTCGGCGGCTCTTCCGAAGGCAGTGCGATCGCTTGCTTCCCATTGGCGCAGGTTTGGAAATGGTCGATCAGTGCATCGCCCATCCGTTGCTTGAGTTGCTCAAGCGATGTGGCCATGACACAGACCTGCTCGAAATCCACGAAGGTGCCGACGTATTCTTCTTCAGGGGTGACCGTAACGCGATAAGGGTAACGGAGCATGATGACTATCCTAATGGTGAGGGATTCAACTTGATAATGTACGGTTGACTAAATGTTGAAGTGACGCCGGTCAGGGACGCACTCGCATCCCTGATGACATTGGCAATTTAGGAGTGTGCAATAACGTGGGTCAAGCTAACCACCGGACCAGTGCCCCACTGGTCAAACCGTCTCCTCAGATGCACGTAGCGTTCCGTCTTTTGCAGCTGTGCTGTCAAGCGCCCATATGCAGGGTCATTGGTGGGTGTGTTGGCCAGTACGCTGCGGTACCAGTCAATGTCTTTGTCCATTTCCATGAGATCACACCCGTTTAACGAGTGGGCGTTCAGCTCGTCATACTGTTCTGGAGTGAGAGGTCCTGTGTCTTCCACTGAAAGGTGTTCTGTGTTCATGAGTTCCTCTTAACTGTGCTGTGATACTTGTTATAGATCGACGCGTTACATCGAACCAAATCCGAAGTTACCTTCGACATTGACGCAGTGTGCACTGATCTCCGTCTTCCCGCCTTCAATAGAGGGCCGGAACTCGATGCGCACCTCAAACAACTCGGTGTCGCCTACGCACTCGGTAATCGTAATCTCCTCATCGCCTTGCTGCTCCTGGTACTCATTGATCTTACTGATCGTAAAGTCGCCTTCCAGGGCTTCAACGCACTCAGCCCGCCAATTCACATTTGGATCGCTCTTCAATGCTTCCAGATCAGCACGGGTCATGGTTTGAGGGATTTTGATCATAGTACAGGCTCCTTAGCTTGAGTAAGCTATTGGTTCGATAACGGTTTTCTGACCATAGGTGACTTTGAGCATGCGTGCAGACGGAATCTCTTCTACAGGCCTGTCCAAGTGCTTGGCTAAGGCGGCTACCCCAACCACGTCAGTCATTTCATCCGTGTCTTTGTCGTACACTTTAAAGTGACGTTCCTGATTGCTCATGTGCTATTCCTTCGGATGATCACGGTAATGCAACGCCGCTACAATGGTGCCTTTATCCGTCAGCAGGTTCTTCTTGGTCTTGGTGTAATCGCGCTTGGCAATGCCCAAGGTCACCAGCTCTGCCATCCCGACGGTACAGGGCAGGTCCTCATCGGAAGTCGGCCCTTCGTGATGCAGCTTGTCCAGAACTTCGAGGGCTCCGGGGGTGACTTTGATGTCGCCAATTGCATGCTCGGTCATAGAAGGGGGTCTCATTATAATGAATAGGTTATCGTTGTGGTGAAGGGTTGCGGCGATGGGCTTTCATCCTTGCTCGAGCGCCGTTGACCAACAACGACTCAAGATACGACAGATCGGCATGAATCGTTACAATGAAATCGCCCGAGCGCAGGTGATACGTTCGCGTGGTCATTCTCGGGTCATTGACTTTCCGTAGGACATCCCGAATAAACGCATTCATCCGTCTCCCCATGGTGACGTTGTCTACAGCCGACCCCACGTCCTTGATTAAAACCGTTAAGTGCTTGAGGTCGATGCGCTCATCTAACATCCGGATCAGCACGGCGCTCACCGAGTCGATGCCGTGATTAAGACTGAATAGAAGAACCTCTCCACGAATAGTTTTACCTTGGATCTCGGGAACATGCGCGAGCAGTTTGAGCAACCCGGCATCTGACGTGTCGATATCGCGCCCGGTCAGATCCGCCACGATAAGGTTAATGGCCATTGGTGCGACATAGCCCTCGCGTTAGACAGAAAGGTATTCAGGAATCATGATGGTCTTGCCTACTCGACTGCCTACGATTCCACGGCATAACCAGCGCAGCAACGCACCACGTGAACTGCCGATCTGGTCTTTCCAGTCAGGACCCAAGTGGTCCTGAAGCCAGGCTGTGGCTTCTCGCCAATGGGTTTCGACCAATGGCCCGCCTTGCAGCCAATCGACATCGGGACGGTAGAACTCTGACATGCCCTGGCACGAGATCCGATAGCCCAATCCGTAGGTAGGGGTATACACTTGAAACTTAAGGCCGAGTGCGGTGGCCAAGGCGTAACGCAATGACGCCCCGATCAATTCCTCTACCTCCACTTCCTCGGTAGGGGTGTCGCGACCCGTGGGATCAAAGGCAATGTTGTCAGGCAACTGGCGCCACTGTACATTGGCAGGCCATTTCACAGGGTTGCCAGCCAGGGGAGGGATATCAGTCATAGTAGGTCACTTCACATCAGGGGCAGACGGGATAGGCAACTGGTAGGTCATTGGGTGCATTTCGATCTCAACCTTTGCGACCATGTACAGCAGGCCCAGTGAAATCATTGCCAGACACGCCAGGACAATAGCGGGCCAGTGGGCGTCGTTCCAGGTGCTGCGGGATTTCTTCGACATGATTACGCGGTCGTGATAAATTGTAGACAGGGGTGATGGGCCGGGATCTCAATAACCCCTAACGTGTCGCACATGACGTAACTGTGGCCGTTCGATTCCATGAGTACAATCTGATTGATAATCGGGTCTCCGTAACCGGTGATGAGCGCCACACGGCGATTGTCCAGATCGATGTGTAGTTCTAGCGGGTAGTCGAACCCCACCTTGAACTCATATCCCTCTCCTTTAATCATCAGTTTAGCCGGCACGCCGTTGACGTCATACTCGGCCGTATTTTCATTGAAGGTTAAAATAACGTTGGACTGCGGCATATTCGACCTTTAGGTGAATGAATGGAGGGACTATCCTTGACGCTTTAGTTTGGCTTCGGCAGCCGCCAACACGGCGCGGGCAAACGTCAGCGCACGGTCATGGATACTGGTCACTTTGACATGGCCTTTCAGCCAGATCGGGTCCACTGGCGAGGACTGGACCTTACTGGCTAACAACAGGATCTCATCATCCGTCAGGCTGGCAGCTTTCTTTTGGCTGTGTTCTGCCAGGTCTTTACCGGCTCCAGGGCCAAAGTTCATCGGGCGCATTGGGGTATCCTTCTGTAAACGCGGGGGCAGGAAACATCTACCATCGGCAACCGTGTAAACTCCTTACAATGAAGAGGGCGGGGAAACCCGCCCTCTGTGTCATGTGCTGATTCAGTTGACACGGTGCCGCTCCTTCATCACACCGCCACAGGGGCCTTGATGTGTGGATGAGCCACGTAATCCACCAGTTCAAAGTCATCGATGGTAAACCCAAAGATATCCGTGACTGCTTTGTTGAGTTTCATCTTCGGCAGTTTGTGAGGAATACGCGACAGTTGCAGATCGGCCTGCTCTACGTGGTTACTGTACAGGTGTGTGTCGCCGCCGGTCCAGATGAACTCGCCTAGTGCCATGTTGCAGACCTGCGCCACCATCATGGTCAGTAACGCATACGACGCGATATTGAACGGCACTCCGAGGAAGATGTCCGCACTCACGCGGACCTTCAGCTAGGTTCGTTAGACCTAACCCGTCAAGATTCTTCAGTTCTTGACCGCTGCATGTCACCATGCAGTTTAGACTATATCACGACCTCCTTCCTTAGAGGTCCCTCCCATTTCGAGGTCACTTGACCCCTACTCTACTTGCTTTGTTTACCCATCATGGCAAAGCGTTCGATAGTCGTTGAACGTTCCCCTGTAAGGGGTTTCGCTGCTGATTGTCTCAATGAGATGTCCCAGCAATTAGAGAGGTTATTCGACCAAGGTCACCCTTGGAAGGCGCAGTGGTGTTCACGCTGATACAGCTGGCACGACAGGCGATGTTTCGGCGCCCCGAGTTCGTCTAATTTGGCGTCGATCAGCCGACCCAGTTCCTCGCCCTTGATGTTGTCATCAAGACTGAACAACCAGTCAGAATACAGGCTGTGGTGACCGTCCCACCCTGGCTGGACAATGTGTTCACGCTCTTGCCGGGTCAGCGGTACGGTGTAGAACTGGAACAGGGCGTGACATGGCGGCAGCGCCATCTGATCGACCAACGCAGGGTTCCAAGCCGAAACGATCAAGCGACGTGAATCTGGATTGGTCTTCAGCATCTTGATCAGGTTACTGATCTGGTCGACCGACTCACCGTTGGGCGCTGGCCAACTGCGCCATTGCGAACCATAGACTGGACCGAGTTCACCGGCGATGAGCGTTTTGGTAGAGACACCGCGTTCTTCAGCCCACGCAAATGCCATGGCGTCATAATCAGGATGTGCCCAGTGAATAGTACCTGGGATGTCCGGACCATCCTTGACATGCATGGTTTTGCCTTGGATCATTTCATAGCCTTCCTTATACTCGGAAAGCCAATACGGCTTGACCCACTCGATGAATTCTTCTTGCAGTCCTGCCGCTTTGATACGGGCATTAACCTCAAGAAGCGTAGCTGGTCGATATTCTTCAGTACCCGGCTTGACCCACTCATCCCAGATCGAGACACCGTGCTCTTTCAAGTAACGGATGTTGGTCTCACCCTGAAGGAACCATAACAACTCATGGATGATGGATTTGAGGTGGGTTGTTTTAGTGGTAACTAAGGGGAATCCCTGCGTCAGGTCAAAGCGCATCTGGTAGCCGAACACGCTATAGGCGCCAGTGCCGGTCCGGTCGCTTTTAAACGTCCCGTTTTTACGGACGTACTTTAAAAGATCCAAATATTGTTGCATGATGAGTCATCCTGTTCCATTGTCGTGGGTGTTAATGTCGAAGGCATGCGCACTTCTAGCGTGCTCACATGCATTGGTTAGGTACTTTCAAAAACACATGTCATCCTTGGCAAAACAAATAAAAAGGAGGGCCGAAGCCCTCCCTTTTATGTTGATGGTCAGACAATCCCCAGCGCTTGCATGCACCGCTCAACCACCAGGTACCATGCGTAGGGGAAGAGCAACCCACTGATCAAGGTCGACCAGAACCCTTTAGCCAAGACCACCCCTGCCAGATACGTGATCAAAAAGATCAGGCTAATGAGCATCTGCAAGGTGACATGGACTGGCTTCATACCACTGCTGCTTTGGTGACCACCTCGGAAGCGTGGTTCAGCTGCTCACGCAGGGCTGAATCGAAGGTCGCACCGAAATTACGCGACGTGTAAAAGGGCGTGCCGTCGAGCATGTTCGCCACTGACTTGACGCAATGGATGGGTCGGGTGAACCGGCCAAACTCAAACGCGGTCAGGTCAAACCGCTGCTGAATGGTCAGGTTCTGATACGCGATGGGGGCCGGGGCCGAAGGCATCAGGCGTAGGGCCAGTTCAATGGCGTCGTCGTGCTCGACCCCCAGGGTCAGTGACTCGAGCCAGTACATCTCTCGGCAGCTGATGGCCGTGGTGGCGCGATGACGGCGCAGGGCACACGCAATGTCATGTGAGCTGAGTAGCGAAATAAACATCAGGTCTTTTGAGGCGCCGTATTGACCCTGTTCGCGGGCGGCTTCCACCTCACCCATGGCCTTGATCAATTGGTTCCAGGTGCCGGATGGCCGGATGCGAAACACCTTAGCGTTGCGAGCTTTGAACACCGCTGAGATCGGAGCCGGTGCTTTGCTGTTGTTGTCCGCGATGATGATGAATTCGCGCACGTCGGCATTGCGTTCGATCAGCAAGCGCGCCTGTTCGTAACTGTCTACAAACAAGATGGCCTGGCTGAGCAGTGTCAATGGGTTGTTAGCGGCTGTGTTGGTCATGGTGCTCCCCTTATTGCATTGTGTTGAGGGTGTTATAAGTGAACCGACTAGGAGGTCAGTTCAAATGAATCTGGGTCAATGGTGCAGGATGTCGAGAACCGCTCAAGCAACGAACTGACCTCAGCAACAGCGAACGCGGACGGCTCCACGTCACGGATGTCTAACCGGGTCATGATCTGGTCCAGTCGGTGCTGGACTTCTGGAGTGAGGGCTGGGACATACTTAAGTTGCACGGACTTTAAGATCCGCCAGATTGGCTTGACCTGCTGCAAGGCCGCGTGTGATTTTACCTTCTCAAGCTCTTGGGTGAACTTGTCTAACTGCTGGAAGGTGGCAGTCCATATCTGTTCGATCATCGGTTCCCTCATGATCGCCGAGCTACAAGCTGCAATTCAGCCTGTGCAGGTTGTGTGTGAGGACGTTCGCTAGCTGCCGGAGCACTGGTGCGTGGCAGGGTCAAGTCGCGATACGGTGATCCTGGAGGATACACCACGGGCGGGATAGTGATGACGTTGAGTTCACCGTGGTCTGTCAGCGTCCCGTGACACCCTCCGGCCAAGACTGCACGGATAGCCGGGTAAGGGATGGTTAACGCATGGTCAAAGTTATCCAGGCGGACCGTGATGGACAGACCGTGTACGCCGAAGTCCAATTGGGTGGTGAATCCGGGCGAGACACAGATGATGAAATCATCCGTGTCTTCCTTGCACAAAGCGCTCAGAACGCTGTCATTCAGAATGGCGTTGTCAACCAGCAGACACGCCTTGACGGAACGTTCATTGAAGAACTCGATGGCGGCCTTGATGAGATGTTTTGCCCAGATTGCGTGTGGTGGGTGATCCATAAGACAATACCCAATGGTTTAAATTCTTGGATTGTACCATAGGATCACCTTTTGCCGTGTTTTATTCCTCGAACGTTAAATGGCCCGACTCGTCGTCGTATACCAGGTTGAGTTTGCGTACCTCGGTATGTTCGCTGGCCAGCATCAATGCGGTCATCAGAATCAGATCGGTGGTGTCGACGGTCCCTTCCAATATCGGTTGGGCGTGGGCAGGGAGGACCCGGTACGGATGACCGTTCACGCTGATGTCTAGATCGTGCGCGATAGGCTTGAGCTCAGGCATGAAGGCTTCAAGGTTGCTGAGGTCGATGCCGTCACATCCCAGTAACGCATCCATCAAGACTGCCACGTGAAACGACATGAACATCCCAAGCGGTACATGAGCGGTCAGGTCAAGGTCATGAAACACGAAATGGTCTTCTGATTCGTCGTAAAATGGCTTGAGGTCAGGACGGGCCAAGAGCGCGGGATCAAACTCGGCAGTTTCTGGCGCAACAATGACCTTATCGGCCATCGCCCGACCTTCTGGCAGCAGGTGATGGGTCCAACTTAAGTTAATCACCTCAGGACCGTTCAACTCAATACCGCTTGTGTAGACCAACGCGCCATCGACCCACGACGTCCCTCCTAACGACACCCCGGCCTTGGCCAGGGTAGCAAACGCATGGTGGGCGGCATAGACATCGTCGAGGCGTATCACGCCGTCAGCCGTTTCATTGAACGTGTGGTAGAGGCTGGTGTCGAGCAGGCTCATCAGGCGATCAAACGCCAGGGTGTCATTACGTGGGAACATGAACAGTATCCTTGTATCCGATGATGGCAGCAGACAGGGCATTAAACCCTTCGCAGTCTTCGATGAGTTCACGGTGCGCGATCCGACCGATCACAGTGCCCATCTGCGCCACGAGGGCATCGACCGACACGTTATCGTCTCCTTTTACTTCCACGGACCAGACAAACTCCCCGTTGACGACACTGGGGAACATGAAGGTGCGCATGTCCAGCTTCAAGTCAAGGTGAGGCTGATCGAACACAGTGACGATTTTGCCAATCACGGTGCGGCACAGGGAGAAGTAGTCATTCTGGTTTGCCGAGGTGACAAAGTCATCGGAAGTTAATGGAAAGCTGACGTAGATTGCTGGCCGACCAGCGGTGTTAAACGCGTAGTAATAGACCTCATCATTAATGCGAGTGTAAGGCAGTATATGGACCGCCACGGGCCGATGACCCTCCTCGGCATCCTGGGCTACGTCCAGGTGATCGATGACAGCGCTATCGAGCAGATAGGTCCCGTCATGCCCGTGTTGAAAGTTAAGCTGTTCGACCAAGGCGTTGGCTTCTGGGGTGTTATTGATGTATAGGTTCATGGTCAACCTTTGACAGTGGGGTCGAAAAAGAAGTCAGTGCCGTCGATTTTATCCAGGCCATCGGTGTCGATTCGACGGTCCATGGTGATTAACTCTGGCAACCCTGAGAAACCGAATTGTGGGAACAGCAAGGCTTTGCCATGAAAGTGATCAGCTTCATGTTCTTCCATCCAGGCTTTGACAGCCTTGTATTTAATGTCCAACTCGTCTTCAGGACTCCACATGTCGTCGGCGTTAAGCCATTTCTCCATGGTCTGAAGCTCGATTGGATAAATCACGGTGTAACGTGGGCCAGTGAGGATCATGCCATGACAACCATCGTCGATAAACTGCTTGACGATGGCTGTGCATTCGGTGACCCGCTGCTCACAGTCGTTGAGGTAGGCGATTGGATCACGGGCGCGCAAGATGTCCATCAACAATTCACGCTGAATAGGGAACTGGGTTTCCTCTAATAACCGCTGGGCCAGTTTGCATAGTTTCTTGGGGTTCTTTAACTTGTGCGACTTTAGAATATCGAGAATTCCGGCTTCCTGCGAGAGGCTGTCGCAATGGTTCATGGGTTTGTCTGGCATCGGAACGGTCTCCATGAAAAAGAATTAGCTGGCTTTCTTGACGCGTATGACGCAATTGGTGTCCGGCACTGGGACCAGGTCAGCCGTGTGAGGGACCAGTTGAATCCTGACTACGTGCGGGATGCCTGAGAAACCAAATTCATCAAATAATGCCACCTTGCCATGAAAGTGCATACGGCCGGTTTCGTCCAACCAGTTGCTGACAGCGTTGTAACGGATGGTCTTTTCATCGTCCGGGTTCCAGTAGTCGTCCTTTTTCAACCAATTGGGCGATGTCTTAAGGCACAGGGGATAGACTTTATCCCCCAGGATGATCATGCCGTGGTTGCCTTCTTCGATAAACTGGCGCCGAAGGATGGCAAACTCGCGGATCTTGGCGATGCAGTTGGTCACGTGTTTGACCGGGTCTTTGCAGATCTGAATGTCGTTCAACAATCCCTTGACGATAAAGTCGCTGCAATCGGGGGCGATACGCGCGGCTATCTTTTTCAGCTTCTTGGGGTTGGTGGTGAAATTATAGTCCAGATAATCGATAACGGCCTGTTCTTCGTCGATCGGGCGCAGAGATGAATATTTCATTGGGTAGGTATCCGACAGTGTGCAGGGGGAAGGACACCCCTTCCCCCGGTGTAGTCAGTTAATGTGATGAAGTAGGGCGGGCGAGGATGTCGTGCACTTCGCTCGGGTCCAGTTCCATGGAAACACTCCGGAGCAAAGCTCTCGCCACACTCTTACGGAACGCCTCATGTTTGATGGCGTGTTCATCGATCAGCGGACTGATAAACTTGTTGACGTAATAATCACCCGACTCCTCAGGGGTGTGTTTGCGCAGGCTGTTGACGATGGTTTCCATCTCGTCACAGCCCATGACCACCGGGATGTTAAAGTGCTGGGTGGTGATACGGCTCCCTCCTGAATGCGCACCCGCCACGTTCTTGTTACTGAACACCGACCATTGAGTGGTGATGTTGTCCACTATGAAATAGCCGTTGGCCATGATGGTCAGCAGGTCCATCAATTCATCGGGGTTGATGTCGGTTTCAATGACCGGGTTGTGGTAGCTGTCTTCGAGGATGCGGGTGTGAGGGGTGTAGCCGATCTCATGGGCTTTCTCGCGCAGCCTGGCCAGCACTTTATTAAAGTCTGGAGACTCGCCGTCGTACAGGCCATAACCTTCGCCAATCAGTTCGATGGCTTCTTTAGCTGACAGTGCGCTGCCTTCGTCCTGCACTAGATCAAAGATGTCCGGGTGATTGGTGGCCTCAAATCCTAAGACGATGGACAGTTCTTGCAACGACGGATAATCATTGACATTGGCGAATTGAATACGCGAGTATGTGACAGATGAGGTGTGCATGGTGTAGCTCCTTTATTTAACAAGGTAGTCTTTTACAATCTTGCCGCTTGCCCCAGCATTGATGACCTGGGGTTGAATCCATATCTTGATCCCGCTTTTATAAGTCCGGATGTGTCCACGACGCAGGTGCTCGCGCTTACTTCGCCCTTCTATTACAGCGTCGAGCGATGGAGTGTCGCCTCCGACACTGTGTTTGCCAACATCTACCGTCAGTATTCGATATTCGTCGTATGGCAGACCACCTCTTCTCTTGACTGATTTATTAAGCTTGCGGACTGGCAATACCTGATGACTCACATTGCTGCACGACAATGCCTCAATCAATTCACATACGGCCCGGCCAGCAGAGGCCATCATCAACTGGAACGCCGTTGGAAAGTCAGGGTCTTCGAACACCTGCGGTTCTTCAACGTCACGGGGCACGAGACTCAGGCCGTTCTTATGGTCAGGGTGATCCAGTGAGGGCATCAATTCGGCAGACATGGCTGGGAACAACCACATCGAAGCATCGTCAGCCACACCGTATATCACGTGTCGCAGCACGATAGGTCCGTCTCCTTCTTGCTGCGCAATGACCACATGCTTGTCATGTACCAGAAGGACAGGGTCAGTTCTTTCGAGTTCGGTGTGAAGGCGTTTCTTTTGTTCCTCAAACTCATCCCCTGCAAACTCGATAACAACCACCGGATAAGGCAGTCGCATCAATGAAGGCAGCGCCTTGAGTTCATCATTGAATATTCGACCTGTGGGCGGCAATATAAATTTAGGGGCTGTTTTAGCAAGGGCGATAACAGGGAGGTATGCTGGCGGTAAGTCCGGCGCACAGGCAATTTGCCGGAAGTAATTTAAAGGTTCCATGCTAATGTAGTTCCTTTTCGTTATGGTTCATGACAAAGGGCATAGCGCGGTGGGACACCCCACCGCGACTACAGGTTACAGCGAAGGACGGCTCCAGACCGTGTTGAGCACGTTCATCAGGTGGGGGATCAGTTGAGCGGTCACTTGTTCGATGGACAGTTCGGCATTGACAACGGCGTAACGATCCGGCGACGCAGCCGCAAACGCCAAGAACAGCTCACGGCTGTCTTGTTGGAACTTAAGGCTGGTGTTGTCCAGACGGTTCATATCGCCACGGGCTTCGAGACGCTTACGGAACACTTCAGGATCACCGTCAAGGACAATGGTCAAGTCAGGGCGTACGTCGTCCAGAGCCTGCTTGTGAAGCGATTGGAGCAACGTTACGTCCAACCCCCGGCCAGCGCCTTGATAACAGAACGTGCTGTCACAAAAGCGGTCTGTGATGACTACCTGGCCCTCATTCAGTTGAGGCAGGACCAGTTTGTCAAGGTGTTGATGTCGAGCGGCCATGAACAACAGGGTCTCGGCCATGGGCGTTAACTCGTCGTAACTCGGATGGTCGGTCAGGATGATCTCACGGATCAGTTCGGCCGTGGGTGTGCCACCGGGTTCACGCGTCATGATCGGGGTGACGCGATGGGTCACGAACCAGTCGTACATCCACTGGCGCATGCTAGTCTTGCCTGCCCCGTCAATCCCCTCCAAACATAGAAAAAATCCACGTCGATCAGACATCACATACCCCTCGTTCATTTCGTTTAATGCGTTTCGGTCGAGATGTGTCATTTATTTCTTCGACTGCCTGCTCCAACGAATAACCTAAATTAAGACGATATTTAAGTTTATCGTAATCGACAGAAAGTAGTTCTGACGCATCTTTCAACGAAATCAGTTTACCGCGATGGCTCACGTACCGTGTGTTAGTCTTATTTCTAGCCTGCTGTAGCGCTGTAGCCCAGTAACAATTATCAGGGCTATAATTGGCATCTACCTCCCGACGTTCGATGGAATGGGCTGGAGTTGGACGCGGGCCCATATCTTGGTAGAATGCTTCAAACGATCCAGTCCACCTATCGCACACCTTAATGCCACGCCCACCGTAACTATGGAAGTCTTTATGACGTTCGTAACTACAGCGGGCTTTCATGGCCGCCCAGATCTGATATTCTGGAGAATCGCACATTCCGTGGGTAGTGCAAACTTCTCGGATGGTATCGGTTCGTTTGCACCCACAACTTGTCGTATTACCAAGCTTCAAGGCGCTGGCAGGAACGACCACCTCCTTCCCACATTCACAGATACATTTCCACTTTATCTTACCGCCGGTTGTCCGTTCGTGCTCGCGGGTTAACGCAGTCAATCGTCCAAATTTCTGCCCCGCTATATCTAGGGCTACTGGCATGCCGATATGCCTTCCAGCGCCAGGAAAAACCCGCTATAGGGACGTGTCTCTATTTGATTAGGTTGCATCTGTCGTAGTCTCGAAAGTGGGGCAGGCGGGGATTGCAATCCCTCTTTTGGTGAGTTGGCCCTTGAGCCAATCGATGAACCGGTTACGTTCTTCTTCCACGTACAGGTTGACTTTCTTAATGCCGTGCATGATACTGATTTGGACCGCGGTGTTGGTACCGCCATGCCACCTCGTGCCTTTCTTGTTCGCAGGTTCGGCGTAGAAGAGGGTGATCCAGCGAGGGTCCTCCAGCGTCTCTGAGAGGACTTGGAAGGCATTGCGGGTGTGTAGTCCTATTCCACTTGGAAACAGCCCCTCGAAGCTCCCACGGGCTTTAAACGCCATTGCCTTGGCGGCATCGTAGGTTTCATAGCGTTCTGCCTCATGGCAGCCCTGAATGGGGTCATGAGCCAGGTTACGCTGGTTCTTAAGGCTGGTGAAATAGATCTGAGCAGGAGGCATGTTCTCCGCTTTACCGAGTTGGTAACCGGTGTAAAAGTGAAGGTCGGAGCCGACAGCATCACCGGTAGCCAGGACACCTCCTAAAAGCGCCATGCAGTGGCCGATCCAGACCAAGATGGGCACATGCTCATTAGGGACGTCTCGCGTTCCTACGCCGCACCACGTGAAATGCCAAGACCATTGCTTCTCCTTCCAGATCTCCATACCTACCCCTTCAGTTGTTCCCGCAAGGCGCAAAGGTCCGGGACTTTCAACTCCGGCGTGGTGATGATTCCGGCATACTTCTTGACCGTATCAAAGTGGGCAAGCTCAAAGGGAATGCCAAAATGGCCGTTGGTCAGGATGTCCTGAAGCGTGGGTTCGTCTTTGATGTCTTGCAGCAACTCGGGATCGATCACTGACCGTAAGGTGACCGGCGCGATCAATTGACCATGGTATCGCTTGGTGTTTTCAGCCTGCCGCAACGCCAGCTTCAGATGGCCGGGCAGGACGGAGAAATTCGGGTTACCGCCGTCGGCTTCCTCCATGATGGAGAAGGTGGCCATCAGGCCCCAGTTGTTCATCCACCAGATCAGGTAATGGCTTTGGTCAACCGGGTATTCGGTGGCAACAAACCCAGCGCCGCTGATGTCGAGCATCCAGCTGGATTGATCAGATTCAACATGGAACACCTCGTCCGACTTGAGGTTTCCTGCGTGAAATGCATCGTCTAGGTCTTGGCGGGTTTTAAAGGTGCGAACAGGGTGAATCATTCTGAAATGTCCTTATCGAGATCGGGCACATCATTGACTGTGAGGGTTTGTTTTTACGGGAGGATTTAGGCGAGACGACATAGAGAGAGGCCTGGGCCTCTCTCTATGCTGACTTACTTGTAGAACTTCAAGAACTTGGCCAACGGCATGGTGTTGCTGTGCTTATCGGCCGGGTGGTTCTTGTACTTGACGGTGTCCTTCTTCACCTCGATCAGGAAGATCCGGGTGGTCTGACCGTTGCGCACCGTCGAATAGAAGGCGTTCAACTTGCCCGTGAAGGCTGGCAGTTCAGGTTGAGCCTGTTTGGTGGGCTCGATGCCATTGAGGGTCAACAGTTGTCCAAGGCTGCCCAGGTCGTTGGTACGGGTGGGCGTAGACAGAGTAGACGTGCTCATTCAAGTTCCTTTATAGTGGGGTTGCAAGGGAAGGGGTGAGAATAGGGGGTGTGGGTGCAGCCAGTGACGCATGACGACTGAATGGATTGACTCCAAATTCAGGGTTGGGTATCAAACGGACCCGATCAATCAACACGCTGAGCTCCTCGACATGGAGGGACAAGTCAGCCTGTAACGCTCGACGCAACCGCTCGATATCGTCCTCGTCAATCAACGTGTGACGCCGATCAGAGACCACTGATAACCGAAGCGATCCTAATAGCTCTCCGTGTAAGTCCACCACGTCAGCCAAGATGTAGAAGGGCGCATCGACGTCCCCCATCACGGTCAACAGGTGGTTCTGGTGGTTGAACACCGTGAACGAGTTCAAGCTATACCGGTGTGTGAGTTTGGCCTCCCAAAAGGCCTCCGGGTTGATCTTAAATCGGTGCTCGTTTAATAAACGAGTAGCTGGTCGGTGCTTGGTGCCAAAGTGTAAGGACACCTCGGCCCCGACATGCAACAACCGCTTCTCGGTCAAATACTGGATGAAGCCGGGCAGGGCTTCCTCCGTGTAAATGGCCCGAGTCGACCGATCAATTGATTCACAGTACGTGGCCATCTCCTGACTTAACTCAATGTCAGCAATGGCCACCACCGTGATGTGGTTTCGCTTATCGGGGGTGGATTCGTCGTATGTAAAGGTGAGTATTTCTCCTGCCCTGACCTTTATCCGCCCCAGCGTGTGACTGTGCATCGCTGTGGACCTCAGGTTGTTGGTACATGGTTATAATGTATTGTTCAAATCAGTTCTGTTCGTTAAGGTACGCCTGATACGCAGGCGAGGCCCGATCCACCAACACCACCACTTCAGTGGTGGTCTGATGCACCCGCTGGTGGAGTCCCGTGCCGGCCAGTGCCGAGTAGGCATGTGCATGCACCACCACCCCATTGATGAAGGCCGGGGTGCCGTCGACTAGAAACGCCACCTCGCACTGCAAGCCAGGGGTAATCAGGTCGGGGTTACTGTTTTCCCAATTCATCACGAAGTAGGCGCCGTTGCGCTCAGCCAGTTTGCTGGCCTCATGAAACGCGTTGGTCTTCCCCAAATCCTCACTGACGCGGTTCATCGGGTTGCCTTTACGTTGGATTGCCTCGTACTCATTGGCGTTGTTAGTTCTTTTTGCCACGGCTTTGTTGCCCGCCGTCTCAAAGAACCCATTCAGCGCATTCTCCGCATTGGCGAACCGGGTGCCGTTGCCCTCGTTTAGCAACAAGGCCTCCGAGGGGTCCAATCGGGTCACGCCCCCGGTGATCATCACCACCAGGTGCTTGTCCTGTACACGGTGTGTCAGCTCCACCCCTCGGAACCGTTTAGACGGTGCCAAGATGAACAGCGCAGTGTGCTCAGCTTCATCGAACCGTTTGTAGTTATACAACGGCCAGACGTACCAGTAGCCCTTTTGCAGGTAGCACCCGATGCCTGTGCTGTAAATGCCCCCGTATTGGGTTTGCAGCTTATCAGCCAGTTGAACCAACGGCATTCCGTGTGGGATGATGGTATTACTGCGCTTGACCTGGTTGTTCGGCTCGATGGCATTGACCCCGAGAATGACATTGGCCTGGTCCAGGTCCATGTCCTGGATTGACCGGTGCAGGAGTGACATGAGGATGTCGTAGGGGCGCGTATCCCGGAAGACCCCACCTACCATTTCGCTGCGAGTCAGCGAGTACGCCTCTTCTTGCAACTGCACCGAGACCACCCGGATGCCAGACATGTCCGAGGCTTCTTCGGTGGTGGTCTCAGGACTGTCGGCTAGCATGCCGGTCTCAGACTCCACAGGCAAATACGCCAGGAAGGTTTGTTCCAGGGCCGCGACTGGGGTGGTTCGGCCTTCACGGTTGAGCGGGGTGCGGACCACGGTCATCTTGAGGTGTTCTTTGAACGGCAAGATGCGGTGCAAGTACTGACCCCAGGGCACTGCCACTTTGATCAGGACTTCATCTGTGGCTGCTTTGCGGTAATCGCGTATCCAGTCAACACTGATCACCGACAACGCCACCAACTCTTCCTTATCCGTGACGAACGTGGCCTCGTATGCGTAATACGCCTCAAGGCCTTCCTGCTGGATCAGGTCATATTCGGCGCCCAGGGTGGTTTGTGAGAATTCCATACACGGCCTCGGTGCGGTTAGCGGGTGCGGTTCTTATTGCGCTCAGCCAAGAGCTTCTCGATCCGGTTCATGATCGGTGCTGCTTCCTGAACTTCGATGCCCACACCACTCGGATTGAACAGGGCTTCGGCGCCTGCAATGCCGGTGAACAGGGAAGCGATGCGGCGCAGTTCAGGCACGTCGTCGACTTTGGGTTTGTACCCTTCGACCGTCGGCTTGATGGTGTTGGCAAAGTCAGACATCAGGTACAGGGAATCGAGCGGTGCATCTTTGACGTTTGGATCGTGGTTGACGTAATCGGCCCAGAAACCGATGTGGGCAATCAACACTTCGTAGATGGTCACGAGGTCCCGTGGGTCTTGGAACTTGATGTCAGCGCCCTTTTCATACAGCTTCAGGATGTCGACAATCGTGCCGCCAATGTTAACGTACTCGTTCATTACCGCCGCGTCGAGCTTCTTGGACCCAGTGCTCAGGTGACCCACGGTTTCGTTGTACTCTTTGGAGTACCGATGTACGCCAGGAATGGCGTACAGGTAAGTGGTGTGGAAGATATGCTGGCGGACTGCAGCAGGGTCGTCGTATTTCCGACTCATTTGATTCTCCGACGGTACACCCGCAGTAGGGTGAACAAAATAGGGAAGTAGTAAAAACGTTCTACGTTATCCCAGCGCGGGGCGGCGGTGCAGAGTTCGTCCAGGACCCGGATGTCGATGGCAGCGCCTTTGAGGGCAGCCATTGTCAAGGCTTCGAGTTTACTCAAGGCTGTGGATGAGGTGTGCTCATAGAACGCTTGGCTGAAGACATAGTAGTCGTCGGCGGTGACGCGGCGAATCTGCGGGGCGCGTGCTGCCGACGACGCCTCATAGATCTCGTAGGTCCGGTCCATTTCCAGCGTCGGTTTGACCAGCCGATTCAGTTCTCGGAAACGGGCGCAGCCGCGCACCAAGTCAGTCAGGTCGGGGTCCAGTTGGTAATCGTAGCCGGCATCGACGTGCGTTGGTCCCATGTCCGGGTAGATCACCGCTTCGATCCCCGAATAATAAATGCTGTTCAGGGTCGGACGGCGGTTGAAGAAGCGGCCCACGGCCACAATCCCGGCACGGTGGACAGCCATGCTGAGCAGGGCATGGTCCATGCTCTCCAGGCAGTTCCACAGGGTGAACTCGTACATGGTCTGGTCGCCCTGGACATTGAACTCGCTCATCTGTCGCATCACCGGATGATCATCGGTGGTGAGGATGGTCTTAAGGTACCGGACCAAGAACGGGTCGTACGTCATCTGCGGCTGATTGGGGATCAGCAGGCATTTACGGTCACGGCTGTAGAAGTCGTGAAAATACAGGGTGATCAGTCGGCCATAATGCTCCGACATGTTGTTGACCAGTTCGGTGTGCTCCTCGCTGAGCAACGGGGTGTTGCCACTGTCCAGGAAGTTCTTGTGAAAGACCACCGTTTCAACGGTCTTGCGCACCAGCTCATCTCGAATGACTTCGCTGGACAACTTAATCAAGCTGTATTCGATTTCATACACCGCCGACATGTAATGCGACAGCTTGTTGGTCGAGGTGATGTGAAACAACCCTTCACGGCCATCGCCGATGTCGGCAAGAAAGACATCGCCCTCCGCCGGGATCAAGACCCCGTAGACGTTGGCCGCCCCTTTAAGGGTCATGTCCTTGGTATCGCTGACCTGACTGGACTGCAACGGGGTGGTGACCTTGAGTTCAAACCCCTTGATCAGTTTGTATTGCTGGTAAACCGGATGGAGGTCCGATTCGAAAGGGCGGCTGTCATCGTCACGCCCTCTGATCAGGGAGAAGAAATCCACGTCCCAGGCTTGGCCGGCGATGTAGGTGGTCAGTTGATCAAAGCGGACTGCTTTGGTGTCCACGGTCGCCCCGGCATATGTCTTAGGCTGCACCTGAACGGGCTCGACCACCGGAGTACGCAAAGTGGTATCAATGTTACTGTGGGTTGGAACTGGCATGACTTATACCCCGTTACGGTTTTGGGCGACGATCGTCAAGTATTCGACATAGGGGGTATCGAAACGATGACCGAAGTCACTGTCGTTTGCGTACCAGCTGCTGTCATTGAGGCGGTTGTTGTTGACGCTATTGCCGGCACTGGAGGCCGGTGCACCGATGCGTTGGTCTCGGCAAAAACCAAAGAACCGTTTAATGTACGTGATGCTGAGCTTGCCGTCTTCGGTCATGTGGTTGGCCAAGGCGTCTTCCACATCCAGTCGGTTGACCACCGTTTGGAAGAGGCGCAAGGCAACGAACCCATTCTCGTGCAGGCTCATCAACGCTTCGTTGGTGTACTTGCCCAACTCCATGCAAAAGCTCATGCGCAGGTGGTACCGCTGGCGCAAATCAGCCGGCGTCTTGGTGCGGATTTCAAATGCCGAAGGCGTGACCACCACTTCCAGATCGCCATCGGCAATCGGAGCATCGTCACGGAACAGAGCAAAATGAATCGGACTACGGCCGAGCTTCACCATCCGGTTCCCCTGAGCTTGCATGTAGGCCAGCACTTCCGGCAGGAACTGCGCCGCGACTACATCAGTGACGGCCAGGGCTAGGTTCAGGTCGCGGGGTTCGAAGACGATCATCCAGCTGATGAACGAGGTGGTATACGGCACCACGGAGCTGGGAATCCACTCATCGTAGTCCGGTACGGCAATGCCGCCCAAAGGCCGCTGTGGAATTCGCGCCAGGTAATCGAAATGATCCAGTGCAAACCGATAATCGCTTTTATACGTCGGCAACCGCAAGGGGTCTTCAACTTTGGGCTTGACCACGATGTATTCGGGGGAGATCAGCTGGTTGTGCACCACCTGAGGGTACACGACGTTCAACTCCACCGGTTTGCTGTAAGTGAACTTATAGGCAAACTGAATGAGGTAGCTGGGGCCTTCCTCGTTCTTTTCCTCTTCCACCGGGAGGTCAAAGTCAAACCACCCTTGTATCCCGAGTTGCTTTTCAGCAATCGCTAGAAGGGTATTTTCGTGACTGCCTGCCTGGTTGGTCAACACCGTGGCGCGCTTGGTGTAGTAGCGCTTGAGGTATTCGCCCAAGGATTCGCCGTACCCGGCCACTGACTCACGCAGCGTGTAGATGTGTGACAACAACATGGAACAAAAGTTCGGCACCGGGAAATGGTACTCGACTTCGTGCAGGTGGGACTGACGGTTGTCAGCCATCCGGACCTTGATGCCGTCGCGCCAGACAATGGCTTCTTGCTTGCTTTTGGTCCGGTAGGTGAAATTCAACTCCATCTCAGTGTAACTGTACACCGGTTTGATGTGCACGCCAATCATCGGGTCAGCAAATATAGGCTGTGCGTACGGGTGGCGAACCTCGGCATTGAGCACTTCGCTGTCCACGTAGGTTTCGCGGAAATTGACAATCACCCGACTATCGTGGGTGAGGCGCAGCGCGGCTTGTTCATCGCCGAGGGTGGAACCGGGCTGTGGTGCGACCTGTTGTTCGCCGCGGATTTCCACGCGGGTGTCTGGGATGCAAGCGATCCGCATGACATTGTCGACCACCGATTTAGCGACCCGACGGGACACCGAATCGTAGGTGATCGGGAGAGGGATCAGAAGGTTAGGCATGGGGATTCCCCGAGTGGATGATCTTTGACATAAAATCAGTCAAAACCGTCATAAGGGAGGAGCACGAGGCTCCTCCCGTTATGCTTAGCGGTTCACAGCCGCGTAGGCTTTGAGTTGTTCTTCAAGCACGTACAGCATCCCGGACAACAGGCGGTATGCTGGAGCGCGGCACATCTCGGTGTGGTAATAGGCCTTGTCAATGAACCTGAACATACCGGAGGTGCCCACGTCAACGGCCCGCCACAGTTCATGATTCATCTGGGTTAGACCACCGGCCTGACCAATGCCGACCATGCGGTTGAACGCCTTACTGGCCGCTTCCCAAGCCATGACAGCCTCGGCGTAGTACGCATAGTTAGTCAGAGATGGGTGTTCGTACAGGGTCGCCACTTCCATGAAGAGCGCCTTGAGGTCGGACAACTCGGCGACTTTGCCGTCAAATTGACCTACGCGGCGGTACTTGACCATGGCCTGGTTCATGTCCAGCTGCGTCAGAAGGTCCATGATCCACTCTGCTTCACGGTACCGGCTGCGATAGCTCAGCGCAGGGTCGATGAAGGTAATGCCCGCCTGTTCTTTGCCACGAGTGACAATGGCTTCAATAGGGAGTTTAGCTGCTGTGGCGTTGAAAGCTTCTCGCAGGGCGGTATCGGCTGCCGGGTAGTCACGGGAGGTCAGGGCCTTGAACACGCCATCTGCCAGTGTTTCAGAGCGCTTGGCGGCATCGGGTACTACTTTATCAATGGCCGACTCCATTAGCGTCATGGCGTCTTTGACAGCAGCTTTGAAATCACTGGCGGTCAGGGGGATCGACCGATCATCACTAAACAACATGAGAGTGTATTGGGGGTCGTATCGCAGTGGTTTACTCGGAATGCCATAATTTTCAGGCAGGCTGTCCAAGCGATCCTTGACTGCATCCAGACGTTTCAACAGGACCTGGCGGTGCATGGTACCACGGCGCATGGCGATCTGGATATTCTGGAACTTCTCCTTGATCCATTTCTTCAGGCGACCGAACGCATCTTTGATAAAGTCAACCAAAGACTCCATCGAGGCGTCAGTGATTTTACCGTCATCCACCACCACCATCGGGGCTTCAGGTTCACCGGATTGGAGTGCGATGGCAGACAGAGCGTTATTGGCCGCAATGACCGTGTCCGTCTCCAGGCTCTCCATGGATGTCAGAACAGCCAACATTTCCATGGAGGAGACCACGGTGGCGACCGTCTCACGGACGTCATTGATATCAGCTTGGAGTTTGGCGTGCTCCAGTTCATTCTGTTCAAAGAAATCACACGAGACCTGGCGCAGGTTGTCTTCACCCGAGTACCGCTCTTCCTTGAGGTGCTCAAGGACTTCTTCTTCTATCTGCTCGACAGTCAGCGCACCTAGGCCTTCAACAGGACCCGGTTGTTCAATCGCATCCCCTACGGGACTGTTCAGTTCTTTAAGTTCGCCCAGGGAGGCGGCGAGGAGGGATTCAAGACTACTTTTCATGAGAGGGTCCTTAATGGAAGTTCAGGGACTTGCGTCCGTAGGTTAGGAGGTTACGGCTGACCGTGAGTAGGTTGGTGGTCAGTTGATCGGTTGGCCCAATGGCCCACGAGGCGTAGTTGCGCACAAACCGTAGGACGCTGAGGTCATAACTGTCGCTGGAATGGCTGACCCGGTTCTGGTATTGTTCACCGGCACGTAGGACGTTTTTGATCTGTGATTCAATGCGCGTCAGCTTAAGCACCTGTTCTTGCGCATCAATCAAATCCAGCACCTCGATGACCCGCCTGGCCAGTGCCTCAACTTGTTGACCTGAGGCGGTCTTCACGGCGCCGCTGGTGAGGTTGCTGAGGTTGACGTTAGTCAGGGCGAACTTGATGCCAGTGGTGCGCAGGGCAGAGGAGTATGCCAGTGGGTCAGTGTCGCGCAAGGCTTGCTGCTCGGGCTCAAGCGACAGGAAGAACAAGGTCCAGCCGCCGATCAGCGGTGGAGCAGCCATGGTGAGTCGACGACCAAAGCGTGGGTCCCGATAGACCATCGCCTTCATCTGGCTGGCGATCTTCCCAATGGGCATCTGGGCGACAATGGCCGACACTTCCTTGAGCTTATCCGCGCCGGTAGGCTCATTCTGCAACGCCCGTTCCAATTGCTGACCCACGGTCAACATGCCTGCACTGTAATGGGTGGTGAAAATACGGTATTGGTCAAGGGCTGCACTGATGGACCGGATCAAGCTGTCCGGGTCGGTCATCACACGATCCCCGACAATGAACGACTTGACTTCCATCCCTAACTGTACGGTGGGTTCACGCACCGTGACATGTCGGCGGACTGACGCATGCTTGGCCAGGTGCTCGGCACTCATGCGCAGGCGCCCGCGGAAGGTTCGGGCCCGTTCCCAGAAATGTTTAAGGAAGCGGATGACCGAAAGCACCATGCTCACCAAGCGCTTCCACAGCGCCTTGAGCTGGTCTTTCAGCGATTCGGTGGAGACAGTACCCTCAACAGATTCATTGAGCGCAGGAAGCAGCTCATGGGCCTGTAGGCCACTTCCTGTCAGCAGGTTCTCCACACTGACACGCAGTGCGTGGCGATGGGCATCATCGGTCACCGCGTGGGTATCCAGGTGCTGCATTAGGGATTCGAGTGAGTCAGTGGCCGTGAGTAGGGATTCTAGCTGAGCCTTGAGTAGGCCCAGATCCCGGTCTGCGTCCATGACGTCGATGAACCCTTCCTGCTCCATCGTCTGGACTTCAGGATGTTCTTCAGACATAGCGAAATGCTCTTAAGGGGGATGAAGATGGTTTACCATAGAATTCGTATATCCGGCATAAAAAACACCTACTCAACCGAAGCTGAGTAGGTGTCGGTCATGCACGCTAAGCTTACTTAGCAGCAGCCTCAGGCTTGTACTTCTTCAGCACAGCGGTGCCGAAGGAGACAGCAGCTTTGGCAGAACTGCCCATGTAGGACAGGTACTGGTGGCTGCAGCCAGTGGTCAGGCGCGCAGCTTTGTTCAGCTTGGCCAGAACAGCTTTGGCGCCAGCGACTTCAGCTTTGTCCAAGGTGTCGCCAGAAGCAGCGAGCTTGGTGCCAGCCTTCACGACATCGTTGATGCCCTTTTCAGCTTGACCTGCGACTTGCTTGGAGGCGATCATCAGTTTGCCCATGGCAATGACCTGATCGGCCAGCTTCTCGACCTCTTCAACCGAAGGCAGGTCGAATTCAGCTTCTTTGACAGCCTTGCTCTTGTTCTGGGACAGCTTCAGGGAAGCTTTGGACAGTACTTCGAGGTCAGTGCCGCCGTTGACGTAGGACTCCGGCAGGACCATGTCGAAGTAGAAACCACCTGGCAGCTTGCCTTTCATGTCGTCTGGCAGGGCAGCCTTCAGATCGATCTTGGCAGCAGCGGCCTTCAGGCGCTCAGGGCTGACTTCGGCGTTGTAGACCGCCTGGATCAGCGGAGACAGAGCGGCGGTCATCTTGGTGGTGTACTGCTTGACGCCCACGTCGTAGCCGTGGTTGATGGCGCTCAGGGCAGCGGCCGGGGCAAGTTTGCCCTCGATGACCAGGTAGCTGACAGCGTTGCCGAGAGAGATCTTGCCGGATTCGGGAGCTTTGCCGCCTTTGGCAGACTGAGCACGCTTCTTCAGCGACTGACCGGCAGCAACAACGGCAGGACCCGACTTGCCAATGGTGGCGAAGAAGTTCTTGACGGCGTTCCAAGCGCTGACCACGGCGTTCTTGATGGCGTCCCAGATGCTATTCAGCAGTTTCTTGGCGCCTTCCAGCGCTTCCTGAGAAGCCACCAGCTTGTCACCGGTGCCGCCGAAGGATTCGGTGGAGACGGTGTAATCGCTGGAATTGATCGGCAGCTTGCGGGTGGCGATGGCCAGGGCGCGGCTGTGCATGTCAGCAGCTTGCGGGCCCATGCCGCCGCCGGCAACGAAGCTTTCCAGGGAAGTGATCAGGCTCTCGAGGCTTTCAGCAGTGTCGCTCAGCTCTTCGATGGCATCATCATGCTCTTCAACTTCAGCGCTGTCCTCACGGACTTCTTCGAGCACTTCGTCAACCGCAACGATGGTCTCTTCAGTCACTGGGTTGATTTCCTGGTTCTCTTCAGAAGCCGATTCCAGGGAAATGTTCAGAGCGCTTTGCAGGATCGAGTTACGCATTGGGGTATAGCTCCATTGTTTGCAAACAAAAGTAAGGAAGTGTGGACGAAACCTAGGACGTTCCACACCTCTGCACACCATAGGTGCTTTTTGACAATGACGCCACCTAGGCGGCGTCAGAGTGTTTGTGCCAGCCGTCAGGCAGGCTGCCACCGACCAAATGCAGGGTCTGCACCAGGTCAGTCAGGCCGTCTTCACGAGACAACCAGCACCCCAGGATCTCGCCAGGGGTGGCTGTGAAGAACCAGTCCAGTTTATGGTCACGGATCAGCTGAGAGCTGTTAACCTTGACCACGTCATTGGGATGGAACACCAACAGGTCCCGGAAGTTCTCCAGGGCCATGGTCCGTGGTTGGCCTTGGATGAACCCCAGGGTCGACAGGGCGAAGTTCATCACCCAGTGCGAACACGGTACATGAACCTGTTTGATCAGGATGAACCGACCGTCACGGGTAAACAGCAGTTGCTTGGCGGCTTGCAGGACGTCTTGCAGGTACTGGTAGTCTTCCGCGAAGTCACGGGTGGTTTCCATGCGGTGATACAGGGTATCGACGGCGGGCAGGTCCACATAGCCTTCCTGATAAGCTGCACCCACCGCAACGGTAAAGCCGCGATGCGTCTTCAGATGGCTCATGTGTACTTCTCCTCCATGCGGGCAATGTCTTCTGCCGTTTTGTTGAGGAACTGCTCGTACTTTTGAATGGTGCGCTCAAGTTGCGCATCGTTCTTGCCGTCTGCTTGCAGGCGCAGTTGTTCCAAGCGCAGCTGGATAGAACGGGCGTCTTCTTTCAAGCGCTCGTACTTGGCGATTTGAAGCTGCGCCCACCAGATCCCGACCGCCATGGAGGTCTTTGTCACCACCGGAATGAAGTTGTTCTTCAGCGGGTCAAGTTTGGCGTAGCCCACCTGCGGGACGATGATCTTCTCATCGTCTTCCCCAATGGCGATGTCCGGAATCGAATCGATCAACTGAGCGATCTCACGGCTCGGACGCGCGAAGGTGGACAACAGAGCAAAGAACGCCTTCTGATTTGACTTCAACCACGCCAATTCAGGCTTCGGACGCTCCTGGCCCTCAGGGTGTTCTTTCGACACCACTGACGCTTCGGCGACCAGCAGGTAATGCATCAACTGCATTGAATACGCCACCACGAAGTCCATGTACCCGATGGTGCGCAATAACTCCGCGCGCTTGTAGGTAATGCCTTCGATGACGATGTCCTTGCCGTAACTCTTCTCAGCAATCGCCGAGAGCAGTTCAGTGGTCACCGCCATGTTAGCCAGCACCTGGCGGATATAGCTGAACATGGTCATGCGGGGCGGGGTGCGCACGGCCTTGGTGAACTCTGCTTCAAAGGCCTTACCGGCCTTGGATTTGAAGGAGGTCACCACCGTCTCGGCATTCATGTACGATTCAATGGCCTTTTGCAGGGCCTGGGTATATACCCGGATGTTTTGTTTCAGTTCATCCTTGGTAAAGGACGACGCCAACCGGCGCAGGTAGTCGAGGATACGCATTGCAGTGATTCCTTACAGGACAGGGAGTGATCAGATACGGCCAGGCGCCTTACCCAACTGATACGATTTCAGGATGTCCATCAGCTCTTTGCTGTCAGACTTGCCTGCCGACTTGATGTCGTTCTTGGTCAGCTTGGTGGGCATCTCGATACCGCGGGTGTAAATGGTGATCGATTCCCAGTCCGGGTCCACTACGGCCATCAACATGGAGTAGGTGTGCCCAAAGATCCCTTGACGGGTCTTGAAGTTGCTCAGTTCGCCGTTGATGCGGCGTTCCAACTCTTTGGCAGTCTTAACATCCATGACGATGATCGAGCTGGCAGTGGCGAGCGACGGGCCTTCCGAGAGGATACGGCTGGCCGAGTTGTTGGCGGCGCGGCCGTACACTGTCTTGTAGTAGCCGGTTTCATCTTTCATCATGGCGGCGCGGTGTGCATCGACCCGGTCCATGGCCATAACAAAGTCAGCCCAGAACTTGATCTCACCGGCACGCCAGGCTCTCCAGCGGCTGCGGAGGGTCACATCTTTACCGCCGACGGCCAGCGTCTCAGTCATGACGTCAGACGGCATGCCCGCGACACGCAGGCGAATGGTTACCGGGACCACGGCATCTTTACCGTCTTCGCTGATGGTCACGTCAATGACGTTACCGACTGCGAGGTTGTTGATCTTCTCAACATACTTGGCGGCGTTAGCCATGGTCGCGCCATTTTTGGCACTTCCGCGACGCTCTTCATCTTCAGCAGCCTTTTTATTAGCGGCTTCGTCTTCCGGATACACGATGTCTAAGGTGCTCGCTTCCATCGAGGCTTGTTCAGCCATGATCTCTTCGATGAACGGCAGACCGAAACTCTCCATCGAGGCCTTGATAGATTCCATAGAATCGCTGAGCAAAGTCAGGGTGGCTTCGTTCAGGTCACGGTCCGTGGCGAACTTGTCCAGTCTGCGGCCGACTGACACGCCGTTGATCTTGGTGTCCAACGAAACGGCCAGCAGCCAGTAGCCGGTGAACATGTTGTACATGGTGTGGACCACGTCCTGAATGAACGGGATCTGCACGGCGCGCTTGTCCATCAAAAGAATGGGTTCAACACGCGCAGATTGTGTGAAGCGGACCAGGTCTCCCGACTTGCTACTGGCGAGGAGTGTTTTGGCTCCATCCATAACAGTCGAGGCGGCCTGCTCACCTAATTTAGATTTCAGAGCGGCTACGACTTGCGGAGCATACTTGAGCATCAGACCACCGGCGGTCAGTACACCGGCGGTGATCAACCCCTCCTGCGAGACAGTTTTGTTCATGAATAATTCCTTCATTTAAGGCGTGGTGGAAATGAGCTTTAATAAACAGACGACAGATCAACACAAGTTGATGAAACAGGTTCTGGACACCATTGCCCAGAACGGAGGCTTCGACAGTGACGATGCAATAATGCGCCGCCTCACTCGTGAACAAGGGAACGGAGCACTGGGTGCACGGTTTCATGATCTGCTTGGAGGTTTCAACCGAACCCAACAGGGATCAGCCGTACCCTCGAATACCGACATGCAGGGGCTTACGTTTTTCACACGCCCAAATTTGAACCTGTCATACGATAACGTAATGGCAGTGCGCCAATTGTCCGTTTTGGCCAGTGACAGCCCACGATCTTACGGCCGGATCATCCGGCGGATGCTGTGGCCAGACAGCATCCTGTCAGACATAAAAGGCGACAACACCATTTTCGATAACCGCCATGCATTTATGCCGTTACTGAGTAACGCCTTGACAAACATGTCCGGTTGGCCTGATCTGACGCTCCATGCCTACAGCACTGCTGAGGGCATGGCGAAAGAAGTCTGGATGATGAACGACACCATTGCCGAGATTAACGGCCGCTTTGATCTGGATTGCACCTTCGAAAATACCCTAGGCGATCCTATATCATTGACGCTGTTTGCGTGGCTGTTGTACATCGGCGGGGTCTACCTAGGCACCAAGATCCAACCGGCTGGGTATAGCATCGTACAAAACGAAATCGACTACATGACCCGCATCTACCGGTTCTCGATGGATTGGTCTGGGCGGTTCATTCAAAAGTGGGCGGCGTGTGGGGCAGCATTTCCAGTGGGATTGTCCATCGGGTCCTCGTTCAACTACAGTCGAGACAACCCCTATAACGAAGCCAACAAGGCCGTGCAGACCTCATTTGCCTGCACTGTGGCCGAATACAATGACCCCATCACCTTGTGGGAGTTCAACAAGCTGGTGGTGATGTTCAACCCTGAGATGGGTGATGGTGTGCGGGAGAAATCCCTGATCCAAGTCACACCAGAGGAGCGCAAGCTGTTTAACTACAAAGGCTTCCCGTGGATTAACCTCATGGGCAATAACGAGCTGGAGTGGTGGGTTGACCGCAACGAATACATCACGGTTAACCAAGGCAATTTCAATAAACCTATACCGACTATGGCTATACAGAACACCGGCACTGCCACCGGTGAGATGACAGCGTAAGGGGAACAAGTAATGTCAAGATCAGACCTGGACAGCATGATGGACGCGGCACGGTTGAACCCGATGGCCGTGCAACGGGCTGGTATCGAATACCTGGAACGCGTGCGCAACGGTGAAGTGGAGGTGGTGGACGCGAACAACGCCTTTGTCTACCTGATGGAATTTGGCTCGACCATGTTTGCCAACCTGGCACGCAAGGATGAATTCCTTAACCGCCTGCAATACCCCGAACTTGCGATGACCCGCGATGACCTGTACCGGCACATGAGTGACGTGGACTACATCAACGTCTTCTCCAGTCCATCCGTAGCCTCGTTGTTGCTGGTCTACAGCATGAGCGAGGTCATGGAAAAGGCGGTGGACACTGGCAGTGCGGGGGTGAAGAAGCTGGTCATTCCGCGCCACACCAAGATCATGGCCGGGGACGTGCCGTTCACATTGCAGTACCCTATCGAAATCCGGGTACTGCCTCATGGTGGGTTGCAAGTGGTGTACGACAACACCCGTCCTTCGCCGCTGCAGCCTCTGGAGAGCAACAACGTCGAATGGTCGGTGGTCAACTACAACCTCGGGCATGAGGAGCAGATCCAGATCGAGACGCCGGTGCAGCAGATCGAGATCAAAAGCTACACCGCGCCCATGACGGCCGCCAAGGTGTTTAACAAGACGTACGCCTACCCTGATCAGTTTTATTTCTGCCGGGTGTACATGAGTGATGGCGTTAATGGGTGGACTGAAATCAAGACCACTCACAGCGATCAGGTGTTCAACCCCTCCACCCCTACGGCCGTCCTGAAACTACTGGACAACAACCAGCTGAACGTCACCTTGCCGCAAGTCTATTACAGCAACGGGTCGGTCAAAGGCACCTTGCGGGTGGATGTGTACACCACACGGGGTGCATTGGAGTTGGCGTTGAACGGCTACAGTGCCGACATGTTCCGGGCACAGTACGCCGATTACGACAATGACGACAATGGCAAGTACACCGCCCCTGCGGCGCGCCTGATCACCAGTTATTTCATGGCATCAGGTCCGGCGACGGGTGGGTCACATGCCGTCAGCTTTGAAAAGCTCAAAGAACGGGTGATTCATAATGCCCTGGGAGTCATTGAAGTCCCGATCACCAACGTACAGATCCAGACCCAGCTTGACTTACTTACCGATGCAGGCTTCAGTTGCGTAACGGACATTGACAACGTCACCAAGCGACTCTACGCGGCCAGCCGTGAACTGCCGACACCGGACATCAAGGAAATCTCGACCGGCATTGGGGCCAACGTGGTGACCTTGAGTCAGACCATTGATCAACTGCTCAGTGTGGCCGATGTGGCGGACAATGGCGAACGCATTACCATCCTTCCGACCACCCTGTACAGGGATGAAGGCGGGTACTTGTCAGTGGTCGACCCCTATGACCGCGACGCTATCCGCCAACTATCGGCGGATGTCCTGATTGACCGAGTCACTAATGGTAACTACTTCTACACGCCATTCCATTACGTCTATGACGTTGCTGACAACGTGTTTACAGTACGGCCCTATTACTTCGGGTCGCCGGCGATCACACGGCGGTTCTTCGTCATGGACAACGGGACCATGGGCATCGGGGTCAATGCCAACAGCCATGTCTTGAGTCGCAGTGACACCGGTTGGGTGTTGCAGATCATGACCAACAGCACGGACTCGCTGAAAGAACTCGACGATGATGGTCTGGTGGCACAACTGGCCTACATCCCTCCAGGTGAAGTGTCACGGGTGTACCTCAACGGTGCATTGTTAGGTCGTGATCCGAAGACCCGTGAATGGATCTTTGAATTCCACTTCGATTCAACCTGGGACGTGGATGGGAACGATTGTGTATACCTTACCGGGTTTGAAGCCGACGGTATTTCACCACATCCGTACCCGGCGCAGATGGACACGGTGTTTGACCTCTTCTACGGGGTGCGCAACGACTTGATCGAACTGACTGAGGAGACGCGCATTGATGAGACTATGGGCAAGTTCAAGTACGTCGATGCGGTCACGGGACTGTACCACGAACAGGTGACGATGACCCTGGGTCACGTGCTCAATGGGCTCTGGGCACGGGCACGGTCAACAGTAGGTGAGGAGCAATACCTGCGCTACGAAGAAGACGTTCCCATGCTGCACACCACGAACGTTCCAGCCCGTACAGGCACGGGGGCGGTGGAGATCGTGTACGATGACAACAACAAACCGTCAATCGTTTACGAACACCGAGTGGGTGATGTGGTGATGGAAAACGGTAACCGGGTCTACTTGCACCGGGCAGGCGACATCATCCTGCAGAACGGCGCGCCTATCGTGGCCTCACCGCGTTCGGTATTGCGTCAGGTCGAACTCTGCTTGTTTGATGGCACCTACTACTTCGTCACCAACCAGACGGACCTGAACTACCGCGACAGTGTGCCTGATCAGGTGGTGGAGTGGGTCAACATTACCTTGAAGCCGATTCGCGACAAGCTCTTGGAGAACACCACCCTGTGGTTCCATCCTAAGGCGACGGTGGGACAGATCAAGGCCATCGTCGATGACAGCTTGGCGGTGTCACTGCAAGCGGCGCAGCACCTGACGGTTGAGTACTTTGTCACCTCAACGGTGTACCGCGATGAAGCACTCAAAGAAGAGATCCGCAAGACCACCCGTAAAACCGTGACCACAGCGTTCAAGGAAATGCAAGTGACCCGCAACGGGTTGGAAACCTCCTTGAAGACGGTGATGGGCAATGCTGTCATGGGTGTGACCGTGGCTAACCTTGGCGGTGCACGTAACTACAGTGTAATCTCCATGGCCGATGAGTCTTCTCGTCTGTGCATTGGTAAACGCTTGGTCGCCTTGCCGAACGCCACCTTCGGGGTGGAAGACAGCATCGAGATCATCTTCTCGCAACATTCGGTATAACGGCATAGAGGGAGGGCTTCGGCCCTCCCTCTATGTTGACTCATATGCCAAACTGATGGACGATAGCCGCCATGCGCTTTGACACCTTAACCACCATCTCCGCTAGGGCGTCAGCGGCTTCTGCCATGGCCACAAAGGTTTGCAGGTTCTGCACCTTAGCCTGGAGGGCTTCGATAGCGTCCTGACTGGACCCGGCTGTGGACTGTAACTTTGCCAATTCCCCGGTGACCCGGTTCATCTCAGCACTGACCATACCCAGAACTTTAGCCGATTCCCGTTGGATGTTCTCGATCCAATTGAACCGGGTCTTTTTCAGGGCGTTGTTCACGTCAGTCAAGACGGTGTCAAAATCAACTTTGTCCACGGTAGTGGTCGACGACGTCATCTTCCTGAGGTGGGCCAGCGAATCGTTGACGGACGTGCGCAGCATACGGTGGTGCTTGGTGACCGTCTCGATGCGATGGTCGTCGAACCCACTGATGTCAAGTCGACTGCCTACAGTGCCTTCAAAAAAGTGCTTGACAGGACCTGATAGCGGCGGGGTCTTTGCCGAGGACACCGCTTGACTGGTGATCACACCGAGGAGGTCGTCGGCAAAGGTCAGGAGCTGCTGATCATAATTGCCGATGAACTTAACGACCATGTCATTCAGCGCGCCCTTGATTTTGATCTCACGAGCACTCAAGACCTTCTTGACGCTTTCCTGAGCTGAGACATCCGGATGAGCCTTGACTTCGGCGATCACCTGCTGGACGATCCGGGGCTTCTCTTCTTCCTGTTTTGCCGGAGTAGGGGCAGGAGGACGGTTAGCCTTCATCTCCTTCTCCAACGCATTGATCTGATCCAGGGTACGTTGAGCCTCCTGCAGCAGGGTGGTGTCGACCACTGGTTTAAATTCCATCGTGACCTTCTTAACGGCCACTTCCACTTTCTTGGTTTCAGCGGGTTTGTTCTTGAACAGACTTACCAGAGCGGTGACCTTGGAGCGAATCCATTCGATGGCTTTCTTGATCGCTTCAAGAATACGCTTGCCCACCGATGAAAGCAGGTTTTCCATGGAGGCGTTGTAATTGACCTTCGACGGCATCTGGGTAAAGCTGGCCAAGGGCAACGTTGCAAAGGTATCTTCGAACCCTTCCATGGACGTCGTCATGGATTGGAGGGTATGTGCATCCGTCCGGCAGATAGCGCCGGACTGCCGAAGGTCTTGCACCATACCGCGCAGACTTTCCAGTGCAGGGGCGAGGTGGTCTTCAGGGAGTTCTCCTGACTCAACTCTAACGGCGGTGTCCTCGATGCCTGAAAGATCCCCAAGCAGGTCTTCAAGGGAGGTGTTCTCGATCTGTTGGATTTCTTCAGCCGTCAATTCAGACAGAGTGTAATCGGTATTTTCGTAAGTCATGTACGTACATCCTTAATGAATAATGAGGAAGGCCGAAGCCCTCCCTCTAGGTCGTCTTACAAATTAGACCCTGTAGTTATGGACCATCTTTGCAATGTTACCTATGTATAGGTTAATGTCTTCCTGCCTTCTGTGGGTGAAGTTCAAGGTCGCGCTCACCAGTTGCAAAAGCGCTGCGCTTTCTTGAGCTTGCTGAAGAACATCCTGCTCCGGATTGGAGTCAACTAACTGGTCAAACTTTCGTAGTTGATCATCGATATATCGCATGCCCAACGTGATGTCTTTACCGACGTCGGCGACAGCAGCTTTATACTTCGCCAGTCCGCTGGCCATGCCGTTAATGCAGCTGAGTTCATCCCGAGTCTTAATCATCTCGTAACTGCGCGCCTTTCTGCTCAGTTGGACTTGGGCCATGCCCATATGTCTCGTGATAACCGCAGTGTTCTTATGCATCCGTTCCGCACCGCCTGCTTCGCCAAGTCGGCTAATGTCAAGCGAACCCTTACCATCAAGGCCGGTCAAGTCTTCCAGGATCTCGGATACGTTGCCTAAAAAGGAGACTGTGTCGTGATCCTTTAGAACTTTGTTGGCCGACATTATCAGATTATGCAGCGCCAACCTCCACTTACCGAATAGGTCGTTCTCATAAAACTCAATGTACATGTCAGGGATAGCGGCTTTCAATTCATCCCTAACCACTTCAACCACACGGGCAGTGGCTTCCACTTCCGTGACAGTCGTTTCAGGTGCCTTTTTCACCTCAACGAGGACCTTTTTCACGATGGGGGAGGGCTTCTCAGAAGGCTTGGCCATTTCTTTACGCACTTCCTTGACAATCTCAGGTTCGGTCACCGGAGTATGCTTCTTGACTACTTGGTCGCATGCAGCCTTTACTTGGGCTGTAGTTTTGGCGCCACCGCGCAGCGCGGAGAGCAGGGCTCGGCCTTTTTCTCGAAGAAAACGAATCACCTTCTTGATCGCCTCGATGATCTTCCTGGCTACCGCCGAAAGTAAGTTTTCCATGGAAGCGGTGTAGTTAACCTTCGAGGGCATCTGGGTAAAGCTGGCCAAAGGCATCGTTGCAAACGTATCCTCGAAGCCTTCCATAGACGCTGTCATCGACTGAATGGCGTGCGCATCGGTCCGACAGATCGAACCAGAATGCCGAAGGTCCTCAATCATGCCGCGCAGGCTCTCCATTGCAGGGGTCAGCTCGTCTTCAGGCAGTTCGCCCAACTCGACTTTATCAGCAATGGTTTCAAGACCGGTAAGGTCTTCAAGCAGGTCTTCCAGTGAAGTGTTCTCGATCTGTTCGATCATTTCTGGGGTTAGCTCGTTCACGGCTTCTTCGGGGAGGGTCATAGCAGGCACGTCCTAGATAAACTGAATACGATCAGTGGAGGGTGTCCTCCACTGATCTGGTGGCATGGTTGTCGTTATACGACGAAACGGCGAACGAATTCAGCCAAGTCCGTGCGCAGAAGGTTACTGTAGCCGCAGTTCAGGACATCGGCATGGACCTTGCTGACGCTTTGCTCGAACGCAGGGCGGGCCAGTTGGGCGGCGATGTCGCTGCAGCTCAGTTGGCGCGGTTCGTGACAGAGGCTGTACCGGTTGCGGTAAACATCAACGACCATGTTGTAGGTGACGTTGATCGAGAACGGGTACATCTCGTTCATCTGACCGATGACTTCTTTGGTGACCGAGGCATGGAACTGTTCGAAGTGTGCCACCACCGAATCCACCGGAGCGGCGGGCAAGGCGAAGGAGTAGCCCAGTTCAATGGCCAGGGTCATTTCCAGGAAGGGTTTGCGCAGTTCGGGGTTTGCACAGGAGTCGAGCAGTTGAAGCAGGCGTTGGAGTTTCATGACGATTACACCGTTTGCAGTTTATTGGAGAGTTCGAAGAGGCGGTTGTTGACCAACCCTTCCAGTTGACGTTGAAACTTCTGCTCAGCGGGACGCCCGCTGAAGATCCCGTATACCCAGGCCGCCACAAAATCAGGGCCAAAATACGACGAATGCGTCAGGGATTTAAGAATCTCATCAATGGATTGGATCTGAGTGATGATCTCTTGACGTTGGCGGGTGCTGAGGTTCTGGTCTTTAGAGGATGCGATCAGTTCACGACGCATCGCTTCATACCGCTGGGGGATCGGGTCGTAGATCCCTTCATCATACTCGCCCAGTAATGTGACAAACACGAACAGAGCGCCTGCAAGGGCAATGATTGGGTTGGCTGCAAAGATTCCGAGCCCGATAGCCAGGGTCGACAACGATACTTTACCGTAACCAACCAAGGATGCCATGATGTTCGCTGTCCGGCCACGATACTCTTTAAGGTACGCGGGATAGACCCGGTACATCGCGTCCAGGGCTTCGACAATTAGATGGCCTGCGCCGTGGCGGGCCACGAACTGATCGGCACTGAATTCAAAGGCGCGGCGGTCGTAGAACTTAGTGCCGAGTTCGGAGCGGATGGATTCGACCATGCCAGCCATGACCACTTGTTGGATCAATAGCGGATCGGTCGAACCGTTAATCTCACTCAGGTCACGTAGGCGGTAACCCGTCTTCTGTTCAGCGACCTTGACCACCTCTTGGATGATCTTGTCCGCTTCGCCTTCGTGCTGGCGCTTGACGATCTCGGAGACCACGACGTTGGACAGCACCATTTTGCCCAAGTAACGCAGGTAGGTAAACCCATGACCCATTTCATGGGTCAGGATCGCGGCAATGTGACTGCCTGTAATGCCGTTCATTTCACGCATGGTGAAGAACTCGGTGGCGGTAAACACATCAACCGGGATCTCGCTGTAAATACCCGATACTTTACCCGTCTTGATGTTGACCTCGCCTTTGAACAGCTCTTGCTCAGAGACAGGTCGACCAAAACGCTGAACCTTGGTGGCAATCTCCCCAGGCCGCATGGGACTGGCAATGTCCGCTTGGGGCGTAATCACGAACGCGTTAGGGCCACCCATCGGCGCAAAGTGAAAGTTGAAATGCATACCGGTGTATCGCTTGGCGATTTTGTGCAAGGCTTTACTGACGGCGTTGAAGGTGTCTTTAGACGGGTTTTTAAGAGCGGCGTCGAGATGCATGCTCATTTCCAGGATTAACTTAGATTCGCGCTGGAAATCAATTGCTTCCAACGAAGCAACAAGGGCCTTATTCATAGCTGAACTCTCGTGATAATAAGCAAGGGGCAAGAACCAATCATAAAGATTGGCGTAAATTGTTACTTGCCGTCTATATCTCTTTGCCAGAGCACCGTGCTCTTATCATGATTATACAGGACAGCCCCATGTCGGTAGTAAAGAAAGCCCCTCGCTTCGACAAGGATGAGGTACTCGGCCTTGAGTGCAAGCACGCCGTCTACACCGTCAGTGCCCTCAACCCCGATGATGACCTGCTTACCGTAAAGGAGCTGGTCCACCTGAAAGACGGCACCAAAGTCCCCCGTCTTCGGTTTTACAAGAATCGTCAGCGGCCCTTCTGGATCACCAAAGAGAAGTACCGCAACCACAAAGACAAAAAAGAAGTCGAGCACGTTGACAAGCTGATCCCTTGCGAGACCACGCAACGGAACCTGAATAACGCCATTGTCCGTCGGTTAGGGTACGGCAACCCGAAACAGCAGCTGCGTTCCCTGTGCCGCAGTCCGTTCATCTACGGGGCCGACATCAGTCCCTGCACCCTGATCAAGCAACAGTACCGGGAGAAGTGGCCAGGGCTGTTTCATTCCAACCAAGTGGCCGTGCTCGACACCGAGACCGACATGTGGAACGGTGATGGCAAAGACGTCATCATCTCAACGGTGACGTTCAAGAAGAAAGCCATTGTCACCATTCTGGACACCTGGATTGAAGGGATTCCTGACCCCACCAACACCATTCTGGAAGCCTTGGACAAATACCTAGGGCACATCACCAAACCCCGTGGCATTGAATTTGAAATCCAGATTCAGAAGTCTGGTGGGGAGATGATCAAGACCTGCATTGATCGTTGTCATGAATGGATGCCTGATTTTGTCAGCTTCTGGAACATGGACTTCGACATGACCGTCATGATCCGGGAACTGGAACGGGCAGGATACAACCTGGCTGACGTGTTCAGCGCCCCTGAAGTGCCGCCTGAGTTTCGCTACTTCCACTACAAGCGTGGTCCTGATCAGAAGGTCAAAGCTGACGGTAAGTCGGAAAACCTCGCCTGGTACGACCGCTGGCATGTGGTGAACACACCGTCCAGTCACTTCTGGATTGACTCGGCGGCGGTGTACCGGAACATTCGGCGGGCCAAGGGTAAGGAGCCTAGCTACGCGCTGGATAAGATCCTGAAGAAAAACCTAGGGGATGACTTCGGTAAGCTCTACTTCCCCACCGGGGATTCGACAGCGCCTTCAGGCAGTGCCGAATGGCACATGCAGATGCAAAAGCACTACAAGGTCAACTACGTGGTGTATAACGTCTATGACTGCTTGGGGGTTGAGCTGCTGGATGAAAAGGTCACAGACCTCAACACCCAGATCGGGATTCTCTCGGAGAGCTCGGAATACAGCATCTTCAACTCCAACCCGAAGCGTAATGTCAATGCCTTCTACTTTGACATGCTCAAGGAAAACCTGATTGCCGGCACCTTGTCGGACCAGATGGAAGATGAGCTGGACAAGTACCTCTTAGGCAAGGACGAGTGGATCGTGACGCTGCCGACCAGCCTGGTCGAGGCTAACGGCGTACCCATGATCAAAGACCTGCCGTCGGTCCGCAGTTTCGTCAGACGGTACACCTCCGACGCCGACATTGGCTCGACGTACCCGAACGGCGAGATCATCATGAACCTGTCGAAGATGACCACGATGTATGAGGTGGGGCGCATTGCGGGGGTGACCGCCAGTAAGCAGCGACTGGTGGGGGTGAACCTGACAGGAGGTCCGGTCAATTCGATTGAGATCATGACCGATGTCATGAAAGCCCCCGATCCGTTCCAGCTGCTCGAAGCCTTTGAGAAAGAACTGACTGTGCAGGAAACCCCTGCACAGAGAGCCCTTCGGTTAAGTTCGGTGGTTTGATCAAAGAAAAAAGGAAGGCGGTACATGAGACCGACACCAGGCTATGATAGCCTGGTGTCGGTCTCTATGCCGGTTATTCGATTAATCGATGTGCTTCAATCTCCTCCTGGGACAATTCGATGTAGAAATCTTCGACGCTCCCCAGAGGCCCTATCTGCTCGCCCTCATCGAATCGTGCCAAGATGCGACTCATGGCACAGATGCGGACCGGATGACCCTCACTGAGCTTCTTAGCCACATTGAGCACGTCTTCCTGACGGCGGGCGTAGAAGTACGGCTGCATGTGCGTCTCCAACTGGATCGTCAGCTGGCAGTAGTGGTCTTCGTACGGCACGTGGTCGAAGGGCTGTTTGTTAAACAGGTAGAAGCTGAAGTAGTCGTGTTCCCCTACGACAGTGACGTCGTCCAGAGTGACCTGAACAAGGTTACCGTAGTTAATGCCATTCTTGATAATTCTTACCATGGTGTTCTCCTTAAGAACGGGTTACATTAGCGGTTTGGGTCGAGGATGTCTAAATCTGGATCGAGGTCGTCAGCTGCACCATCGTCGTCGATGGGCCATTCGTCATCGTCGTCATCATCGAGCTCATCATCTGGAAGCTCCTCCTCGAAGCGCTGGTGAGCTTTTTCAATACAGTCTTTACAGAGTTCATGGAGCATTCCGTTCATGCCTTCATCGGGATCTCTGAACGGCTTAAGGCACTCCGAATGTGTTCCACACTCATCGCAATTGCCTTCGACGTCCGTGTTGCGGATTTCATTGACACGGATGTTCAAGTGCTCGGCACAGTAGTACTCCCACTCGACCCCCATCGAATCCACTTCACCTGCCACCTTCCCAGTGGCGCGTTCAGTACACTCTTCATGTTCGCACATGGAGGTTCGTTCTTCTCCAGCCAACGAGCGGCGGCTACCAGGCAATATAGCCATTGCATTGCTCCTAAACAATATAGCGGTTAGTCAGGTCTATCATGTATGTTTGAAATACCGTCGAATCGGACATAGAGCCAGGCCATGCAGTCATAAATGAAAAAAGAAACTATCCCGACGAACCCACAAAAGAAAAAAGGAGGGCCGAAGCCCTCTTGGATTACTCGTGACGATAATCGACAAATGCCTCTTGCAGCTGAGCCTTGGTGAACAATTCACCCAGATCTTTGATCCTGACCTCCAGGAGTGTACTGTCACTGCCCACCGACCAGCTGTGGTTAATGCGGGTTTCACGCTTGAAGGTCCACGTCCCCTTGATAAGCTCTACCATGCCCCAGTACTTGTTCTTGGCATAGAGGGTTTTGTTAGAGAACGTGTTAGCAGGAGCCTCGGACAACGGTGTCGATGAACGGAGGGACACAATAACCAGGTCAGGTGACTCGATTTTGACTACATAGATGCACCGCCCCGCCAGTTTGAACAGGGCGCCGTAGGCTTCCATGGTGGCGTTGACACGGCGGTTGATTCGATTAAGGATGTTCTTGCGGATATGATGACGCTTAGCGCGGGTGGTTTCCATGATGGGTTCCTCTAATAGACGTGGTAGGTTTGATTTAAAATGGCCGTGTAGTACCGGTCCATCTGTCCAGTGTAAGACAGCCGAGATAGCCAATCTGTCATCGACAGGCTATCGTACTCGACAGCCAGCTCCACCAGTGCCAGAAAGACCGATGGGGCGCGGGCGATGGCGGCAAATTTCTCCCGCATCGAAAGACTTAATGGGTCATTGTTCAAATAACGCATGACCAATGAAGCCGTTGCGGTCAGCTCAGGCAAGCCCTGTCCGGTGACCAGGTCATTGAGGTTAGCCATCGCTAAACCTAAACGCTGGCGCTTGACCGCCCGCCGACCCAGTCGATTGAGCTGACTGAGCTGTCGAGTCGGGACGTGACACAACCCGCCGTGTCGGCTGACCAAGGCGGTCAGTTGCTGTTGTTCAAAGTTGACATCGCTGTTGGCGGGCGTCAAAGGCAGGTGAAACAAATGCAGCAGGTCCTCCCAAATCTTAGATACGGTGTGCATGAAGTGATATTCCTTTAAGGGCTATGAGATCATCGTTACGTCCGGTACGTCAGTTGGTTTTACAGTGATGCGACATAGGGAGAGGGCCGAAGCCCTCTCCCTATGTTTGAAAGTGTTGTAACCGTCACGCAACCGCGCCGATCAGCTCATTCAGGCTGAGGGGTTTGGTCAAGGCAATCTGTTCGAGGACGTCAAACGACCGGGCTGCCAGGAGACAGGCGATCATGGACGCAGTCTTCTTCTCAGCCGGGTTCTCAGGGTCGAGGTCCCAGCCATACCGATTCACCAAGGTCTGCATCACGGCATCGTATCGTTCATCGATCCGTTCGACTTCAACCGTACTGACCATGTCAGCCAATACCGCATCCTGTTCATCCATTTGCAGCGACCTGATCTTGACTGCCCCCAGTTCAAGACACGCTTCAAAGGAGTCACCCAGACACATGAACTTACGCAGCAGTTCTTTGTCTTCGACATGGGCGGCTTTAAGAACAGGTTTGAAAATGAAAAACGACATGGCTTACAATCCCCTAAAGTACAGCTGTCCAGTTGTTGATGCACGCTAAGTGTGGGCGGTGCAGGATTCATAGATCTGCACGCTATTGTTGTTCCATCGTACATACAGGCCCGCTGCCTGGATGAGACAGCGGGCCTGTATGTAGAAGGGGTCACGCCGGGTTCTGTTCAGCCCACTGTTGGAGGTAGGCATCGACCCGTTGTTCATACTCACGCATGGAGATGCTGGTACGAGAGCAGGCACGGTAATGGGCGTTGGCCTGTTCCTCGTCCAATCCACCCTTGGTCACAATGCGGGTCATGATGGCGTCCCGAGCCGCGGCGGTCAAGTGAGGCTTGGCGGCGCAGACCATAACAGGCACCGGGATGCCCTGCTCTTCACATACCCGTTCCAACTCCTTCTGCGCATCCTTAAACTTCTGGACGGCGTCAAGGGACTTCTTTCGGTTGTCCTCACTGGGCGGGCAGGCGTTGCGCAAGGTGCTGAGGTTCAATGTAGGGACCATGACATTACACCGTCAGTGTGCTGGCGAACTCAGAAACCGGGTTGCGTTCGGTCAAGGCCACACGTTCCCGAGTCAGCAGTAGGACCAGTGCAAACTGTACCAGTCCGAAAACAATGGCCAATTGCCACATGATCACCCCGCCGATAGCAGCAGCGATCAATGTCGCTACCACTACAAACAACGTACGGAACAAAATGAATTCCTTTTTCTCAGCAGTCATGATCGCTCTACTAGATGGTCAATGGTTTAACGGAAGTCACTGCGCGCAGTTGAGTTCAGCCAGGCGGGCCTCTAGTACTTCGAGGTACTGAGCCATCAGGCATGCCTGTTTACGCAGCAACTGGCCCTGGGGGACATCGAGGGATGCGTCCAGATAAACCGTGAGCTTCTCAAGGCGATGGGCCAGTTCTGCACGCTCAGCCACCAGACGCTGAAACCACTCCGGCTTGCCATCGAGCGTGCCAATGGGCAGGTAAGCTTTCTCGAATACGTCTTCAGGCGACCAGCTGATGTAGCCGTCCGGGTACTTGACCGCATACCCTGGATGATCATTCTTTTCCTGCGACCAGGCAACGATGATTTTGGTACCTACATAATGCTGCGTCATGGTTGATCCTTATTGCTGAATTAGGCGGGGGTCTCACAACAGTCAACCGTGAGCGCCGACGGGGAGGGCGCAGTTGAGCGAAGTTAGATAGGCTTCTCTGAAGGAAACCCCCTGTTGGGTTGAGAACATTCATGTCCAGTCCAAATCGACTGCGATCTCGCTGTCCACGCCTCTTGGCATTGGCACTGAATCGATGAAGGTTCTCAATGGGGATGGGTAACCCGGCGCTGAGTTACAGACGCGTCTGTGACGACTACTTGGCTGTCAGACCTCTGAACAGGCAAACCGGGTTACCCAAACTGGGATGGAGGGACTGAAGCGCAGGAGATGGCCCCTGGGGAGGTTCCGTGAAGGGTGGCTGTTAGACCCTATCAAACCACTGCCCTTGCTCCAATCCCTCCAAATGAGGAGGGAGGGTCGCTCTCATTGGGGAAGGTGACCAAACCGTACCCGACTTGAACAACACCGTGAGAGATCGTCGAGCGACCCTCCCAAAACAAAACGATTACCGGAACGGTATCCACCTCTACCGCATGCAGATCCTGCACACGACCGGTAATCAGAAATGGGTCCCGTGGCCAGGATTCGAACCTGGGACTTTGGCCCGCAGGCCTTTAGTTCTAACCAACTGAACTACCACGGAGACGAATAGGCATCGGGAGCATCCAGGCAGTCGGATGCTCCGTCGCATACATTACTTCAGCATGGTAATTTTTTACGATTACTCATCTTAGCCTTCGTCGACGTACCGTTCGTAGTACTCGACCAGCTTGCGGTAGGTGTAGCGGTCGGTCACGCCTTGTTTGATGCAGGCCAGGGATGAGTCACGGCGTACCCCTTGTTCGAAGAGCAGGCACTCCAAGGTATCGACAATGGTGTACGAACGAATCCGTCCTTCGCCGCAGTTTACGTAGATAATGCCCTTGTCCTTGTGTTCGTTGACAAAGTCGAAGATCTGCTTAGCGATTTCAGGACGCATGCAATGATCGCGCTCGTCTTCGCTCATGTGGTCGCCGGGGAAGAAATCAATGCGCAGCAACGGACGGTTATCTTTGTTCGGGATGGATACGCCAGAGCTGTACTTGTCACTGATGCTGATCAATGGGGCATCGTTCGGGATATAACCGACTTTCTGCTTACTAATATTGGTAAGGCGCAGGGTGGTGTTGGGTGTCATCATGGTGATTACTCAGGCAGGTTGTTTAAGGGGGCGCTGTTGGCGAATCTTGGCGCACTTGACATGACTGTAACGTTTATCGCATCGACGATGGCCACAGATGTCACACAGGGCGGACTGGGGACGGCCGAAGTTACTGCTGTTAAACCCTTTAGCCATGACGGACCTCATACGGAATGGATACAGGTTGAATATCAGTCCCCACGCAGGCAATGAACGGCGTGGGTATGAAAGGGAGTAGTGACAAGTAGACGTAGCGGATATCGTTCTTGAAGTCCAGTCCTCCATTACCGCACCCAAGAGGCGGTAACGCAACAGTGCCGAACTTGTCAGGATGACGCTGGGTCAGGTTGATCAGTCGGTGAAGGTTATGGATCACCAAATCCCGTGGCGATGGATCACGCCAATCCAACTTGGTGGGCAATAGCACGTATTGCACCCCTTCATGCCGATACAGGATAAACTGCGTGGGCTGTGTAGTCGGCAGCAGCTTCTTGTAATGGGCATACAGACCGGGAATGGTGTCACGGGCCGTCTTGGCAATCCCTGCCCCCATCGCGCCGCGCATGTTTGTGGCGATGATCTTGGTGTCGGCCTTGATGCTAAACAGGTCTTGCGCCAATTCCGTGTATGACATTGTCAATGGCCTTGGTAAATTCTGCAATGAACAAATCGCGGTGATCATCTTTCGTGCAGGGAATGCGAATGGTCCAAATGAACGTCGGGGTGCGACGCTTGCCAGGGAACCGGTGCCGGACTGACATGGATACCTGACGCGCCCAGATCGTGGTTTCGGGGCGCTCCATGAATTCTTCTACCAACTGGACATAGACGTCAGAGAAGGCGGCAAGTCCCTGTTCAGTGACCAGTGCTGCGACGTAAAGAAATGTCTTATCCGTACCCGGATGGCAGCAGCAACAATCAGTGGTAGCAATGCCATCTAATTGATTCAGGCGCTCAATGATCGGGCGCATTTGCCGGTCGAGTTTAGGGTAGCCTGCATCAGCAAACTCGCGGTTAGCCTCAAGCTGAAGTTGAAACAGGTAAGGATCAGAAATGAAATGAGTGGGCACGCCGTGAAGCCTCCTAGAGCATGGGTGGTGAAGCGATTGGTCACCCTGATAATGTACTGCTTTGCTAAAATCGAATAGAACGGAGGGGTCGCCCCCTCCATGTCTATTACTTGGACATCCCTGGCAGGTTGGTCAGGTGCTGGACCTGGGCATCCTCTTTTGAAGAGACGGCATCGCAGCGACTGAGGATCGCTTCAGCTCGGTCACGAGGAAGTTTCAGGAAGTCCTGGAAACTGATCCCTGTGAACCGTAAGACGTTGGCCGCCAGGTAGCGCTCGAGGTAGACGTCGTATGGATCGACCGCAGCCAGGTCCTCCGCCTCGTGCATGGCCACCAACGCAAAGGGGGATTGGCCCTGCGAGCTGGACTCATAGACCCCGAAGTATTCATCATAGCACTCCGTGATCACCAAGTGAGCCGCCACGCTGTCCAGGGTCTTGTCGGTGGTGGCCAAGACCCTGTCCAGTTCTGTCATCTCCTCGAAGTTTTCAAGCTTGTCTATCCCGAACTTCCGGTCACCGACATGGTAGTTCAGGGGCAGACCTACACTGCCGCGCCTTCGACTTGGTTGACCTTCAGCGCGGCTAGGGTGAAAAAAACGTAGCCTATATCGACCGGGATCAGGTGTGGGTGCGTCGTGTCATCTGACTCACCTTGACAGGATGGACATTTGACCTTCGGCAGGGCGACGTAAGACACGGTGGACTTCCTGATCCATTCCAGGATCTCGTCGTTGAACTTGCCCCCGACATCCGGGGTCTCGCTCAGCAACTCCAGCAAGCGGTCCTTGTCTTCCACCTCGGACAACAGGGTGGGAGCGGTGTCCGGGTCAGTGGCGTGTTCGAACGCGGCGATCCAATGGCTGTACTGACGGAGGCTGGTCAGAGAACCGGAACGCATGATGTGCCGGACTCGTTCAAGCTCGGTCAACCGCGCGCCGAAGGCCTCGTTGGTGGCTTTGGCAATGCCGTCCACCCAGAGGTGACCGGACACAATCTGTTCAGCCAGGGTCGGTACGCGCAAGATGGCCGTCAGGTTGTTACCCAGGGGCAGGCGCTTTTCGAAGAAGGTAAACTCCTTCTGGTATTCGTCTAACCAAGCACGATCACGCTTGGTGGTGCGGCTGGCCATCATCAGTGCTTGCTTGGCTGTGAACTTGGACCGGTCAACTATGCCCATGCGCGCAAAGTTCAAGATCAGTTCATCGACGTGCTCGCACTTCTCTGGATCAGCGACACAGGGTTGACGCAACGGATACCCGTCTGGGTACATGGCAGAGATCAACCCCCACAGCACTTGCTGATAGTCGCGTGACCGGATCACGGTCAGCAGTTCTTCCACGGCATCGGAGCCGTTTTCAAACTTGTAGTTGATCGAGACGATGTGTTCCAGCGCGAACCGCATGTAGGCCTCTACGGTGTAAACTTCCACACTGGAGAAGACCATGCCGTTGGTTGACCGGCCCAAGCTGGCTTTATCCATGCGAATCCGCTGTTCCAAGTCCAACAGCGCTTGCACAGAGGGCGCGCGGAAGGTGGCCCAGAGACCGGTGTTCCACAACGGCACCTGCACCATGGAGCCTTGACCAAAGGAGGCGCGGATGGCCATCACCGGGTCTTTGATGTTCTGCGTCTTAAGTTTGCCTGCCCCCAGCTTGGTTTCGTTGTGCAGCAGGTACTGGCCCCAGTCGCCTTCTTCATCGATGTCGTCGAAGTAGACGTCCTGCAGAATGTCCGAGTAAGTCCGGCACAGGTTGACCAAGCGACGCTCTTCCTTGGTCAGGGTCTTGGCCCGTTCTTCACTGATGTCGATCAGGCCACGGGCTTCGAGCAGCTTACCGATCTCCTTCATCCCTACCTTAAGGGTAGCAAGGAAGGGGCGGGTTGGGTCGGACTTCTGCCGGCGCATCATCGGGTTTTCTACGGTGACGTGCGGGTTGGGGGTTTCGAAGTCGGTCCACAGGTCGTCGGACTCGGGATCGGGGGCGTGGGTTTCAGCCGGTTCTTTCGCCGCCGCTTGAGTTGCAGCCTCAAACGCCGCCGCTGAGGGCTGCTGGTCGAGGTCGTGAATGGTGGTTTCAGACAGGTCGATATCCAGTTCGTCCATGCCTTCATCAACCTGAGGGTTCGTTTCGTCCGTCATGATGTGACCTTATCGAGCAGCAGTGAGTTGAGTTTCGAGGCTGGCGACGTCATCGGCCAGAAGTTCCAAGAGTTCACCGACCATGGGGTTCAGGGCTGCGGTGGCGTCTTCGATGAAGCTTACATACGCCCCACCGGCGTTCAGTACCGAGGGGTGATGGGGGTTGGACAACACCTTTTCACTCAGGGTGTTGTTACGATCAGCGATCTCGGTGAGGCGATTCTTGAACTCGAGCAGATCGCGTTTGATGTAGGAGGCCAACTGTGCACACCGTTCACGACGGGCGGCGTCTTGCCATTGATGGCTGGCAGAGTCGCGAGTCACTTCAGCGTAACTGTACAGAAGGGCAAGGGATTCTTGTCGAAGCGCATCAAGGCTTTGGCGCGTCGTGGTGTGTCGAGTGGTCATAACGTCAAACTCTAGTGAAATGGAAAACGGACTGGCCAATTATTTGTACTTTACTCATATTACGTCGGGTAAACTTTTTTTATGAAAGGATCACGTCATGTTTGAAGAACTTTCCGACCTGCTCAAAGGCAAGGTTGACCCGGCTGTCTGGGCAGGCGTCAGTGCAATCGCGACAGCACTGGAGAAGCACCAGGCCACGCAATACAAAGAGCGCATTCAAACCTTGCGCATGGATGCTAACAACCACGACGCAATCACCTTGGTCGATGAAGCGCTACATATAGTTTACGATCAAGTGCGGGCATTGCTGCAACAGATGCAACTGGGGCTGGAGCTAGACACCCTTCCCATGGAACGTCTGGGGATGTTGCTTGACGGGTTGCTCTTTGTGCCCACCGACCTTGACCAGGAAATGCTCCTTGCCATTGAAGCCGGGGAAGACAGCATCGAAGCATTCACCGATGTCATGGCCGTGTACCTGAATTGTGCACCCGAAGAACTGATGGAGTTTGTCACTGACGTCTCGGCTGACGTGATCGCAGCAATCGGAGAAAAGCTGCGTCAGAACCTGTCCTACCAAGAGCAGGCCATCGACGGGGTGCAGCAGACCGTTCGACTGATCAACCGGCACCAGCAATTGGTTGGCAGCACCACCCTGGGCATGGAATCGTTCACCAACGGGATGGATGTGGGGACAAGCATCAAGACGTTGGTCGAGCACCATAAAGCCCGATTAGCAGGCCTGCCAGCAGACAAGTTATCGGACGAGCTGTTCTCACTGTGTCTTTTGGCACAGGTCCCGATGGAGGCACTCAGCGATGAAGTCATGCACTTTATTGAGGCCATTCTGGACGATCCCTTCACGGTCCAACAAGCCTTTAAACGGGTGCGTATCCGGATGATTAACCTGCAGGAACTTCCCACATGAAGAAGCAAGACTTTTACATTGCCGCCCTGTTAGATGGCGCATACCGGCGTAAACAATGGGTGATCAGTGCCTTCTCCGTGGTGCGTAGCAGCGGACCTCAAGCGACCGATGCGCCGCTTTACTCGGTGAACTATGGACGGGATGCGACTGAAGTCCTGGTCCCCTTTGAAGGCAGTCAGGTCTGGGTCCCGGTCGAAGACAGTCCGCCGATGCAACCTCTGTGCTACCCGGCCGATCCATTGCTGGTCACCCCTGAAATGATTCCCAACTGTCCAACAGCAGTCGATTCCACCTACGGGGATCTGTTGTTCAATTGGATCGCGTTGGTTGAGCCTTTTGGTCACCGTATCCCGTATCAGGTTGGTCCGGTCAATATCCGTAAGATCGAACGGATGATCGCCGGCAAACTGGTTGACGATGAAGTGGTTTCAGGGCAGGCGCCAGGACCTGACGACATCCCGGTGGCCATGTACATGCATTTTGGGCGGTGTGTAGGGGCGCTGGCAGGGTTCACCCAACTGTTTGTGCCGACTCTAAGTCCTAAGGCACTGACCACAGACCCAGCCATCCGGGAACGACGGACGCAGTTGCTTGAAGAAAACAAAGACCGCCTACATGACCCGGTTGTGGTGGCACGGATTCAGAATGAGTTGATTGCCATGGACCGTGACTGGATCAAAGGCGATCCCTCGGAAGGCTTTCTGATCTCGCAGAAGACCTTTGGCACAGCCCGTAAGCGGATGTTCTTAATCCACGGGCCTGAAGCTGGGTTTAATGAGGGCGGCAGCGCTGAGCTGGTGGTGAACAGCCTGAACGAAGGCTGGGACACGGATAAGCTGGTGGCGATGTTCAACTCAACGCGGGCGGGTTCTTTCTACCGGGGGGCGCTGACGGCGCTGGGCGGAGAAGCTGTGAAGTTCTTCATGCGGGTATTCCAGAACACCGCCATTGGGGAAGCAGACTGTGGGTCAACCCTGGGCATTGTGCGCACCGTTGAACCAGGTCAAGGCGACTACTACAGCGGGCTCTGGGAAATACTGCCAGACAAGACCAGTCGCTTGATCGACGCTGAACGCGCTAAATCACTGGAAGGCAAGACGGTCCTGACCCGTTCACCGTTGTTCTGCAAGACCGGGATGACGGACTTCTGCGAGAAATGTGTAGGCGAAGCACTGGCCGCGATTCCACACGCCATCGGCGCGGAGAACGTATCGGTCGCCTCCAAGTTCATGGACATCATGATGGCCTCGGCTCACGCCAAAGAACTGAAGACGGCCAAACTCAACATCACCGAAGCCTTTACATAAGGGTCCATCCATGAGTAGCAAATACAACGGCCAATACCCACGGGCCTGGTCAGTACAGGACATCGCGTTCTATGAGCAGACGGGGCATGAGCCTGGCAAGACCAGTAATGGCCTCTGGGTGGGTGATGTCGAACGAGAAGCCAAGTCACTGAACGACTGGGGGGTGGCTGAACTGTTTGCCCTGTGCAATAACGAGCTCTTTACCAGTCACAGTGCTGGTGGTGAGGACTTCTATAAAGCCTTGCGCGCTAAAGCGGTGCTCGAGCACCGTGATGCATTGCAGTGGGGGGAAGAAGACCTCTACAACTGGTTGATGCACGAACAACTGCCTGCCAAGTCGCCAGGAGGCTATTACATCAATGATCCCGACCGGTGGATCAAGGATGCACACCTGTGGAACGACAGCGAACTGATCGACCTGGGTGCCGGCTACTTCGGTAGCCCTGAGCGGAATCAACTGTACATTCTGGACGAAGCTTGTGAACGCTTTGGGCTGCCACTGGGGATCACGTTCGAGGACTATTGTGCGTACATTCAGCACAAGGTCCAACCTGAGCTGACCAGCACCGGGGTGTTAGTCAACGACCGTAACCGCGCCAAACGTGCCATCACCGAATGGAGCGAAGCTGAACTCAAGGCCTACGCGTTGGGAGAGTTGGAAGGCGATTCGACCGATGAAGCGTTGTTGGCCAGAGCACTTGATGTCTTTGGCGGCGAGTGGTATTGGGACCGCCTGTCATTGATGGTCTGGGTGGGTGATGGCGAGATTCCTGAATTCATCCATGACTTTGACAGGTACACCGAAGACCAGCTCAAGCGTCTGGTACGCGAAGAGAACCTCCAAGGGGCGTACGACTGTCTAGCCAGTTACCACTTAGCGGAACTGGAAGACCACTGGTCACCCGAAGAACGTCGAGCCTATTTATTGGACGGCATCATCCCGCCACCCCCTGCTGTAGAAGAACCTGAAAATGAGCCAGAAGTCCAAGAGACGGCGCCAGCGCAATCGGATGCTACTGGAGCACCTGAGCACGACGCCACCAGTGCCTACACCGAAGACACCGTTCTCACTGAGTCGGTGGTGGAGGTCACTGCTGATGAAACTGGACCAGTACCTGAGACGCTAGCAGAACCACTCCCGGTCACGTTTAGCTGGACTGATGTAGTCGATGAGGGGACGGACTTATACGAGGCCATGGTAAGTTCAACCTCGCAAGCGGTCATTGACGATGAAGACCATCGGCGTTTTACGAATGCCTCTAAGTGGTCGGTGGGTGAACTGGTCGCATGGGCCCGTGGACTGGTTGGTCCGGGCATGAACTGCACCGAGGCGACGCTTATAGCCGCTCTACGGACGTGCTGTCAGGGCATTCGTCCTAACTGGACCGATCATGCGGTCAAGCAGTTTATCGCGCTTAAAACGCTTCCTGAGGGCTTTGGGAGTGGTATTCTGGTCGAAGATGCTGTCCGGGATCAAAAACACCCTGGCGACTGGAGCGATGATGAACTCAGGGCGTACGCCGCTGGGAAGATTCGCTCGACAGCTAACCCCAGTGCCGTTCTATTCACCATGCGGGTTCGCTTCAAAGCCCCTGACCGCCTGACCGATGACCAACTGTGCCGCTTTGTAGCCACTGGCGTATTGCCTGAGGAACAACTGGACCCCATCGGCCATGCACGTCGTGCGTCCGATAAGCAATTGGCGGCTTGGCTGGCTGGAACACTGGCAACTACCCCTGAAGTGGAGGTGGCTGAATTGTTTGCGGTGGTGCGGTCTAAATACCAGATCGATGTACACTGGACAGACGACCATGTCCTGTCGCACTTTCGCAACGGCACTGTCCCACAACGGGCCAGTACTGGAGTGTTGATTGAAGATCGTTTACGCGACTCGTCAACACCTGTTGCGTGGTCATGGGTGGAATTGCAAGCGCTGGCGCTGGGAGAGGTGGAAGCGGACTTTGCAATAACCGACCCTCACTCCATGGAGCGGGTGCGACGGTTGATTGACGTGCAGTTTGGCGTCAGTGCGGCGCATTGGTCAGACGAAGAAGTGGTCCAGTACCTTGTCTCGCAGGTCCAGCCCAAAGCCCTGGAGAATGGGGTGTATCTCAATGATCCCACACGAGGCATGAAGCAGGCCATTGAATGGCGGGACAATGAGATCAAGGCGTGGCTCAGCGGTCAGATCACCTGTACACAGAGCGCGACTGCCGAGCAGCTATGGGAAGAAACCTACCGGCGCTTTAAGGTGCCGTTGTTCTGGTACCACGAAGATGCACGATCCTATGTATTGAAGGGCGTAAGCGTCCCGGCTACACCTTCCGGTATCTGGGTGCGCGACCGTAACCGGGATGCACGCCCCATTGAACACTGGACCCGGCGTGAAATCAAAGCCTGGTGCCGGGGTCAGATCCTGCCGGGAATCAACACCACCCCTGAAGCCCTCGTCAAGCGAGCCGCGAAACTCTTCGGAGTCTCCATGCTGCTCGATGCTGACACCATCAAGAAACGTATCAGTGACATCACTGAGGAGTCCATGACCATGACCATTAAGTTTGTAAACGATGATTTGACCAGCTATGCAAAAGGCCGCACTGAAGCAGGTGATAACGGCACGCAAGCCGCCCCCTTCCAATCCTTGTTAGATCGCTGCATCAGTCGTGTCCTGCGACTGGAAGGTGAAGACTTCGTACAGGGTTGGACGGAGTTGCTGAACTTCTTCCACAAGCACAGTAAAGACATCTGCTCGGCGAAGAAGATCTACGTCGGTGTGGGTCAGATGGCGATCACCCCGAAGGGTTTGCGCAACTTCCAGAACATGACTTCCATCCTCACCAGCACCTGCGACCCGGCCACCCGTGATCGCAGCACGCGCATGATTGAGTGGAACAGTGCTCTGAAGGAGGTGGCCAACGAGAAGAGTCGTCAGCAGATCCTCTCGTATTACGGTCGTTGAACAAAAAAAAGAAATAAGCACAGGAGGAGCCCGATGGCTCCTCCTTATGCCGGGTATCAGAAATTAAGTCTGACCAAGATGCCAATCGCACCGATCATCTCATTCACGGCGTTTATATCGGCGAGAAGTTCACCTATATCTTCCACCCAGACTTCATGACTGTCGTCGTCTGGGAAATGGTTCTCCCACGCGTTAACCAACATGTTTAGCTTATCCATGGTCACCGGATAGTCAGGCATGTTACGGTCCCAGCGTTCTTGAGCGACCAGGTTGTATGCATGCGGTATACCGTCGCGTAACAGACGGCCAGCATAGTCGTCTATCAGGGCTGACTTACCGGTGTGTTTACTGTACAGCGCTTCCAGTTCAAACAGAGCACAGACGTACTGATGCCAGTACAGTTTACGGGCGCCTATTGGATCGGCCAGTCCTGCTTCATTTACAGCTGTTGTCATGGTGTTTTCCTTGAATGGGTTGTTTACGTTGGATTTCGCCGGGCTTAGGTCCTCATCCCAACTCTTTGGCAAGTCTACGTGAAGCATCAAAGGCTTGTTTGCGAGTACCAAACAACTTCGCATCACGGAACAAGTCTTTCTTGGTCTGCAGATTACTGGCATGAGGATATCGGAATGCAAATGCATGGGCGATCATGAACGCCTCTTTGGCATTCTCAAACTCCCAACCCAGGTGATTCAGGTACGGCTGGAGTTTACCCATGAACTGACCCGTCGTTATTGCTCGTTCACCCGAGAACCACTCGGATTCACGCGGTAATGCAAATACCCGCTCAAAGTAGGGGCGAATATGTGCAGTTACCGCTTCATAGACGACTTGCTCCTTGTCGTTGACTTCTTGGTTAATGGCTGCCAAGTTCTTACGATGGAAGTTAAGGTTCTCAAATCGATCGGTATCACCATTGCGCGCTACGGCGTCGTGGTAGTCGGTGTACCCAAGGGCTTTATACACCTGCCTGGCCGCGATGTTAAGGGTTGTTCGCTTCATGTCCAGCTTCTTAATTAAACGACCGGCTTCCATGATCTCTTTGCGGGTAACGTACCGAAGCTGCATGATCTCGGAGATAATGCCGCTGATCTCATTGGACGTATCCGGCGGTGGCTCCACCTCGTAACCGTTACGGGACTTGAAGGCTTCTTCGTGCTCTCCCAGGGTCTGGGCGGGATGGAGCACTGTGGGCTTCTTGGGCTCTGGTGCCGGAGGCAGGGTGAGAATCTTCATGCATCCTCCTTACAGATTCTTGATTTCTTCCCGCTGAGCTTTCAGCTCATCACCAAAGGCATCCAGGTACAGTTTCGGATAGCGAGCATATCCACCGTCACCAAACTTCTCTTTGATGTGTTTGATCGAAGGCCCTATGGAGGCATCGAATGAATTGCCCTGACCCATGCGGTATTGAATTGCCCGCTCTAACATCGCCGGTATATTGCCCGGCAACTCTCTGTCTGCGGCACACATCAACTCAGCAAATTGACAGGTGAACGGATCTTTACCTGACGCTCGATGTTCCCGACAGCCTGCGGCGACCAGTTCTCGCTGATGCTCGGTCAACGTATCGATCAGGTCATAATCGGTGGTCATGATCCACTCGGCGCTGAGCAGATGATGATTGAACCGACTCCAGGCAAACATGTCATGGAAGAACGCTGAGAACAGAATCAAGACCGGCTCGTGCCCCAACCCCAAACGGTTGTTGATCTCGTTGCCACACATCTCCACTTGACTGAAATGCTTGAAGCGATGCGCCTCATCGTTGACCTCCCAGGCCTTTGAGAAATCCTGCACTATGGCGTTACGCAGTGGAGTAAGTTGGATATTAAACACAGTAGTCGTCCTTACGAAGGGTTAGTCAGGTCAATGATGTAGCATCGTAATGCAGTCCAATCAAAGAAAAAAGAACTACAATGCCGGGGGTCCTAAGACCCCCGATAGCATCAGAACGCGAAGTTCATCCGCATGGCCATACGGCCGCTCTTGTAGTCTTCTTCCAACGCGTTGCGCTCATCTTCCAGACGCTTGACTTCAGAATCAAATTCGTCCATCAGTTCATCAAGGGACAGAGTAGCAGGGACTGGGTTACGGACTGGCATGTTTTCAACTCCACAATAGGTTAAAGCAAGTCGAGTATTCTCCTTGCTCACCCTAGCTATGTATCGTTGAAAAATGTTCGAATCAACTAAAGTGAGGAGCCAGATGGCTCCTCCCTGTGTTGTCTCACTCAGCGGCAGTGTTCGTTGCTTCTTGAGCATGCTGAGTCAGCAGTTGATCGATGAGGCCGTCCATGTCTTTAAGCAGGTCGTTGACTAGCAGTGGATTCTTCCACCAGTCACGGATGTGCTGACCGAAGTTGCGAGTATCTTGGGAGCTGCCTTGCTCCCGAAGATTGACTACGAGCAACAATGATTCCTCTCGAGACCAATCACGTTCAGTGGAGAAGTGTAGCGACCAGCCCTGCCAGTCAATCTTCGCATAGGACATATTGAACTGACCAAAGCGGTCGTTACTGAGCAAGCTGCGCAACTGTACCACTGGATGTTCGATATCCTCGGACGATACCCGACCGCTGGTGAAGTAATGATCCATCAATAGGTATTTGGGAGCACCCACTTCAATGTGTTCATCACCTATCATGCCGACATAGACGGGATTCCATACCGCGTTTTCAAGGAAGGTCGGATCAAGCGATACCTTGATAGGTTCGTGGAACAACGGTCCTTCAACGAATGCGGTGCTACTGACCAGTGAAGGAATGCGAAGGATCAATGCACAGTCCACCCATTTGATGATCACTTCCCTGGATGCCGTGTCGATCTTTACGTACATCGTCTGGGTGACGTCTTGTGGATTGACCGGAGTGCTGGGAATCCGATGCTCGAGGCTGTAGTTGAACTCATTGGGAAGGGACGAACGGAACTTAGCGACGTAATTCATGATCTGAATGAGCGGCTTTGAGGCCATGGCATCCCAGCGTTCTATTAACGCCGATTTCAGTACACATTCAGGAACTGCATGAGACTGCTTGTATTGCAGCTCGTACAGCTTAGCCGCTGGGGTCTTGCCGAACAGCAGTTCATCGCGCTGGGTAGAAATCAGTGTTCCCACCAGGATATCCAAGTTACTGGCCAGCTGATAGAAGGTGCTGCTGAGCTGAGGGTAGGCTGAGAGGCCTGGATTATTATTGGTGAGGTTGCTGCAGGTCATCTGCAACGCATTGATGATGGCTTGTTGGCTAGACGGTATCATGGTTATGCTCCTGTTGGTGGCCTGTACAAATAGGTGAGGTTGGTTTTTGGTGGTCTGTCACTCGGTGCGCAACGACCATGTCCAACGGAGATCGTTTTCGCGGTTAAGGCAATTAGGATGACCCAACCACTTATCGAGCTCAGCCTGTTCAAGGACGTAAGCCTCTTCGCGGGTCTGGGTGACGACATATTCAAACACCACATTGGGGTCGTCCGAATACAGCTCTAAAAGACGTGCGTTGAGATTGGTGCCTAAGGTGAGGGAGGACATCAGGCCGATTTCTCGCCGATAAAGATCGTTGGTACTGCCGATGTAGAAGGTACCGGAACTGATGTGGTTGAGAATATAACATCCAGGCTGTCGTGGAATCATGATGGGTTCCTTTCGGAATAAGTGAGGGGCCGTAGCCCCTCACGGTTAATGCAGGCTTAGTGTATACTTAGAAACCAGTTGCATGTGACTAAGTACTTTGCCCCGAAAAAATTCTTCCTTGTTGCGTCTGTATTTCATGTGCTGCTCTATCTCCAGGCACCCAAAGTAAATGAACTCTGGCGTGACATCCGGCCAGTCCTTAAGCGGACGCGTCCTACCCAACACCTGCTCGTTTGACTGACGCGAATCGATCGCGGTGGTCATGAAGCTGGCACGCAGGTTTGGTTTGTCCACCGCGGTCCCGGCTGAACCGATCGTTGAGACCGCCACGTCGGCTTCGAGAAACTCCTCGTACGAGTCGTTCTCAGAACCCACATAACGCACTACGTTCAGTTCAGGGTACATCTTCTTCAGACGCTCCACCATGAGGGTGCACATGTCGACCCGCGCAAAGAACACCAGTGCAGTCTGCCCTTCCTCCCGAACTGAGACGTAGCGGTTGTAAATCGCATGGTCAATGATCTTGAGGTAGTTCTTAAGCAGTCCCTTGTGGCGCATGACCGATTCTTCGAACGTGGTGTGCGAGTAACCCTGGGCGCCCATGTAACGGATTTTGACATCCGGGTCCATGTGATACAGGATTGCGGTCACACCGATGTACACATGGTAACCGCCGCCGTCGTGCCGTTGCATGACTGGGTAGGCAATGTCGTACATCTTGTTCTTGAACGCATCCGAACTGGTCATGGTTGCCGACAACCCAAGGGACTTGGGCAGGTGCGTGTACAGATCTATTCGGTAGTTGTTGTGGAACTCCTGATGCAGCTCATCCGTGACCCGGAAACCCACCCCCAGTTTCGGGTAGAAGTCAATCGGTTTGATCGGATAGATCTTGGTGCTGCCGTTAGACTCCTCGTAATGCTTGATGTAATCGCGCATGGTGGCTGAGGTGATGATGATGACCTTGGCATGCAAGTCCCCGTCAAGGGCCATCTGCTGCAAGGCGATCATGTCTTTCGAGCCCCGGACGATCAGGAACTCACCTCGTTTGAACTTGAAGGTCTCCTCAAGATCCGTCTTCCAGCGCTCGACGTAGCCGCCTTTGAAGTGGATCACGGTGCGCCAGCCCAACTTGTTCATGCAATACTGGGCTACGAATGTCTTACCGCCCCCGGTCTGCAAGGTGACCATCTTGATGATGGGGTCCCACTTAGGATCTTGGTCATCGAGTACATATTCAATAATGCCCACTTGACGCTCACGTGGGGGAAACATCTTGCGGACATCGAACTCGATTTTAGGCAACTTGGCAATGTCGATGACGTGGTGGACGATGGGTACCAGATGTTCCGCGTAGCCGTGGCCTTGGAACAGGTGACGTTTCAGCGCCATCAGTTGGTTCCGATGAAAACTGAATTCCTTACGGTTACGCGTGGCGGCGGCGAATGTACGCATTCCTTTGGGAATGAACTTCTTGCCTTTCTTCTCGAAGCCGTATTCGATCAGTGGCTTGCAGAACGAGAGCATGGCTTGCAAGTCTCGGTCTGTGATCACGTCGGATACTTTGATCGCGTGACTATAGACATCAATTTTCATGAGAACACCCTAATGTCGCGCATAAGCAGTTACATATGAAACCCCGATATAATGATAAAAAACTATATCCACGACCGTCCAAAGACGTCCGAACCTGTTGAACTCCCAAATAAAAAAGAGGGGTCCGAAGACCCCTCAAATGGTTTAAATGATTTCCGGGAACACGAACGGATCGAGCAATCCGGCGGGCCGCTTGGTGATCAAGTAGCTGTCCGGGTCTTCGATCATGTCCGGCTGTCGCTCATAGGCTAGCTGCACACCGGCTGAGCGGTACTGCAGCAGGGTCCGGTGCTCCTCAAACTTCGACGGCCGGCCAAACTCTGGCAAGCTGTAGTCGTCTGGATCATCGGCCGGGCGCATCAGGCTGAGCAGGATCACCTCCAAGTGGGCCACGTTCACCCGCAGCTTGGAGTTCACCAGGTCACTGAAGTCCAGCAAGGCTGCCACTGGGTCTTCGTACCCGGTCAGCATCTTGCCGTTAAACCCGTTACGCTCTGACTTCTTGGCTGGGGATCGGATGAATGCTTCAACCGCTGCCATGAAGTCCAGGGTGCTGGCATGACGCCGTGGAAGCGAGAATGCCGGCTGAGCAAAATCCCAATCCGCCAAGTCAATGCAGAAATTACCGTATTCGTCGATGGTGTAGCCGTGCTCCTGAACGTAATACAGCATCACTCGCGACAGGGACGCCAGACGAGCCCCTTGACTGACCGGGATGAACACCGAGGTGGTTTCTTCACGCAGGTTGGTGACACGGATCTGCACCTCCCGGAACGAAGTAAACCGATGGATGTTTAACCGCTCAATGACCGTGTCTTTATTGATGCTGACCAGTCCTGCGCCGTTTTCCATGTTCTTATCTGGCGCGGCGGCCAGGATCAGGACAGGGGCCATCTTCTTCAGGCGTGGGTTGAACTTGAGCAGTGAGCTGTCTTTGGTGGACTGCGGCAGTTCCTCACCGAGAAGCTTCTCCGTGGCTTCTTTCATCAGTCCTGGGTCACCGGCCTCACTGATCAGGGTGTCCGTCTCTTCCGGGTCCGCGGCGCAGATGTCGATGTAAGGCAGGTAATCTTCCGGAATGATGATTTCCTCCACCACCGAGCTGCCGTCCAGGTGCTTGACCGACAAGGTCCGCTGGGAACCTTCCCGGCAGAGTTCGGTTGAACACACATGGCCCAGCGACGTTTCCCGTGGCACCGACCAGGCCAGTTCACCGAAGCAGACATGACACACCGCACCGGTCCCCCGGTGCCGACAGAACATCGCTGAACGCATCTGAATGGTCTTACCCACCAGATGACGGTCATCGGCCCTGACCGGCTTGAGGCGGCCGTCTGGCCCTAGGTACAGCTTACCTTCAAGGTGTGGCAGGATGACCGAATCAACCGGAACCGCAGCATAGATGTCCGAGCCGCAATCGTCCCAGACCAGCTTATCCACCACGGTGGTCGAGAGCTGCATCTTGCGGTTGAAGTACTCCACAATACGCAGGGGTTTCTTGGTGAACATCAAGGCTTTCTTGGCTGAGCACGATTCAATCATGATGTCGTGTAGCTTGGTAAGGCCTTCGAAGTACCCGGTGATGATCGGTTTGCGGAAGATCACCTGGTCAATGTCCGTCAGATAACCCCGACAGATCAAGATCTGGAGGAACTGTGCGATCTTGATCTGTTTGCTGCGCAGCCCCCGGACAATTGGGTTATGCAGGATCGCTGGGTCTTTCATCAAGACTTCAGTGGCGCGGTCATACGCGGTGGTGATCGACAACTGGTTGGGCCGCAAGGCTTCCCGGATCTCAATGATCGGCGGGTAGTCGTACAGTTCCAGCAGGTGGAACGCGTTGATGGACACGTGCCATTCTTCCAGGTTGATGCTGAGGCGGTTGTAGATCTCGTTGCCGATGTCTTTCACCACCCGCCAGGCATCTTCCCGGTCATAGCAGGAATCGTGATCCGCTTGCTCGGTGCCCGGAATGAAGTACGTGTAATGCAGGTCACGTACAATGTTGGACAGGGTCTTGGGCACCGTCTCGGCGCTGGGGAACCCATTACCAATGTGATGGCACATGTACAGAGGTGTCCGGGGGAACTTACGGTGCAATTCCCAGCAGAACCAACTCAGAGCGGTTCGGCGGGTGGTGGTTTCAAGCACCCCGTCATCGAACTCGATCTCGAGTTTCTCATCCGGCAAGGGCCAATCTGCCAAGATGTCCTGGTTCATGAAATTACGGGCTTTAATACGACGCATCGTGTTCTCCGCAAAACAGGCGGGGATAGCCCCGCCCTATAGGTTAATCGTTGGTCAACTGTTTACCGGAACACTCGAACATATGGCGCATGTAGGCCAAAGGACGGTGTCCACCCACCGGCACCACCTTACGGTCGAGCACTTCCTCGACATTCGATGGGGTAGGGTGAGTGAGCAAACGGCGCAGAACAAACTTGTGTGCAATCGGGTTGTTACTCACATCCTTCTGGTCGGCGATTGCTTCGCCACCACACACTGCTGCTTCGTTTCGGTATTCAGATTCGCCAACACGAATGGAAGATTGCCGGCCAGGGGAGTCGTACTTGTCGTTGTTAGACAGACGCGCCGTGGTGCCAAAGACGTTACACTTCGCAGAGGAAGCCGCCATCCATGAATCTTCTGCAGTCTTCTCCAGGTTGATGTAGTACGACGGGGCAATCAGCATCGGTTCACGCGACACCTTCATGTTGCCGTCTCGGCCTCGGAACCGCACTGGGGTGACAAACGGCGGCCAGCGCTTTTGGATCGTCCGCAGGACATCCGGGATACTGACCGGGTTGTCCGTAGGCATGTACAGGTACAACCCGTACAAGTGATCTTCCAATACCGAGGCCACGTGTTCGTACATGTGTTCAGGGTTCTTGCGCAAGAATTCCGCATCCGTCATGTCATCATACTGAAACGGTGCTACGGTCTTGTAGAACTCCAGCAGTTCGGCGTAGGCCGCTTCCACCAGGTCGCGGTTCTCCGGGGTGTAGATGACGTCCGCCACTTCCTCCTCGGTGAGCTGGATGTTCTTGTCAAAGCCGAAGGTTTCCTGAATGCGCTTACCCAGATCCCGACCTGCGGCAGCAATGGCCATCTCAATGGGAGAGGCTGGGGTTTCCCGGTTCCAGCGTGAGTTCGGGTCCACGACGATGTCAGCCACGATGCCGTTCTCATCGACTGGCATGTCATCGTCGTTGACGACTTCGACCACCACGGACTTGTTGCCGTTGATGTCAGTGATCTTATAGCCTTTGTTGGGGATCGACAGGTACTTGAAGGTGATCTCCACCCGCCAGGCATCCAATTTCACCCCACGGTAGACCTTATCGACCTTGCCGCCACCTTCTTCGACCTTACGGTTGAACCCACCGTCCGGCCGGATGTACTCCGCCCCTAAACGACCGATGGCCTCAACGACTAGCCGGCTGAACTCAGGTTCCAGGCGCAACGCGCGACCGCGCTGATTGTTGTCTTTACGCAAGGCGGTCCAGACATCAATGATCTTGCGGTAGAACTCGGTATCGGCGTTGTAATACTTAAGAAGTTGTTCCTCCATGCCCACCGGAAGCGGCGGAATGTTAATGGACGTGTTGCGTTCTACTTTGATGTCGACCACTTCAGCGTCGACGTGTTGAACAAAGCGCTTGCGGTCAAAGATGTAGTCTGGCTGCTGGAGCGCTTCAACGGTCATGTTGGCCACAGCGCTGATCGGGTCGTACCGACGCAACGCCACCAGCAAGCCTGTGGAACTGACTTTCTCGCCCAAATCTGGGAAGATTTTGTACTGGCCTGGGACAGTGGATTGGTTGACCGGGAAATACTCACGTCCGAATTCGAAGACCCGCGTCTCAAATCCTGTGGGGGCGAGCTTCTCCACGTACCCTCGACGGACCTTGACGCCGTCTTCAGTCCCTGCCACGTCAGAGGCCATCAACACGTTGGTCTCACGGCCGTACATGTAGTTGCCGTGTTCATCAATCAGTGGAGAATGGGCAAGCTTGGTCCCTTTAGTAAACCGCGCTCCCTTGCGCAGTTGGTCAACGGCGTCACGGTTACGCTTAAACTCCGTCCCAAAGTGCTGGTGGGTGACCTGGTAATCGGTGAGCATGATCACCCCGACATCGCCGGAGGTGTAGTTCTCGTAGATCACCGCGGTCTGAGGCGAATGGCGAATCCGGTTAGCGCCTGCCGTGTGACCAAAGCGCGGGATGACCTCCAGGACCACGATGTCGTCTGGCACCTCGATGGAGAAGGTACATTGCCCAAAGGGACGTTCCATCCCGGTCATGATCCGCTTACGCATCGGTTCTTTGATGACGACCATCTGCGCCAAGTTACCCGTGAACATGGCGGCGCGCGACGCCGAGATGTGCCGGATGAATGGGTTCAGGCCATACAACGACATCAATTCGGGTCGCAATTCGACAGGGTTATCCATAGTCGGGCTATGGTACCGCTGTTCTAGTTGTTCTGCGACAGATAGGTTAGTATTAAGCATCGGTTACTCCCATTACCCCTACAGGTCAGCTTAAATGCTTACCCACTTTAATAATGTATTGCTGAAGAAAAATTCAACCTAGGAGACAGATTATGAGCGCCACGCTGTCAACGCTGATGATCAGCAGCGGAAACACCCTGTACCATACCCCCGAGTTCCTGACGTTCGTACACACACATGAATCATTTCTGAAAGCCAACTCGGTGTCAACGCCGTTGGACCCAGGGGTGGTTCATAAGTTCGAATTCAACTTCATGTCCCTGGTGGTGGAATTGGGATACCCGATAGAAAATTTGATGTTTCTGATGGTGGTAAACGACATTAATTGCCCTACGCAGATGACCCATGACTTCAAAGAAATCAAGATTCCCGACCCCGGTGCTGTTGACCGCTTAAAAGCGCTGTACCGACAGGCACCTGGTCGCATTTGACGACAAAGAAAGAGGAGAGGAGCCCACAGGGCTCCTCTCTATGCCGTCGGTCAGAATCCGGTGCGACTGCCACCGGCCCCGAACGAACGACGCCCCATTCCGCGCTCATCGCGGCCGAAGCGAGAACCACGGCTCCGGTCATCGCTGCCTATGTCGAAGCGACGGGTCGTCCCACGACCGAAGTCACGTTCCTCACGGCGCTCACGGCCCGCAAAGAGACTTGAACGGTCACCGCGGTCTTCGGCCCGACGACCAAAGCTGCTGCGCCGGTCATCGTCTCGTGGACCACCATGGAGGAAGTCATCGAGTGACTTGGCCCGTGGCTTGGTGGGTTGGGTCCGTGGGGCCGGTTCCCGGCGGGTGGTGGGTTCGTCGTCCCATGGCAGGTCCGTTGGCGCTTTTTCTTGCACCGGGCGGTCCCGGTTAGGAGGTGCAATCCGAGCAGCCGCTTTCCGAGTAACCTCTTCCTTGGCCTTGGGTTCAGCCACGATGATGGCCCCTTCGTTACCTTCCTGCACCGGAACAATCTTGCGCATCTCGGGTAGGTTGTCCAGTCCTTCGTACCAATCGGTGGTGATGACCAACTCATCGGCCAGGTCGTCACCCAACAACTTACGGTGCTGTTCGATCAGGCCGTTGAAATGCTGGGCCACGTTATAGTAGCCCATCATCAGCGCATGGAAGTACGGTGCCACCATGTTCTTACTGCCGTAGTCGAAGCCGGCCCGTGTAGCTTCGTCACCCAGGACGATCTCGAACAGGGCTTTGATGCTGTTGCGGGCTTTCTTCGACGGGTACTTGACCCCCAGCAGGTCCGGTTCATCGGCGAGGATGGAATCGAGCACCGGGAACTTGAACATGACCGAACGCAGGACACCGTCCGCATTCTTGTCCTTACCGCTCTTACGCAAGCTGATCGACACCAAGCGCTTCTCGGGTTCGGCACTGATGCGCATGAGCACCTTCTTCAGGAACTCGTACGTCCGCTCGTCCATTTCACTGAGTTGCTTCAGGTACTTCTGGGACGCGGCATCCAGGCGCTTGTGTTCACTGGGGGTGGCGGCGACCCGACCCAATTCAGTGATCAATGACATGCCCGTCAAGGTCAGTTTGTACATGACCGTGTCACGCAGCGACTTGATCATGTCCGACTCACCACGCGTGATGTTTTCAGACAGCGGATGGTAGACGATGGTGCCCTCGCCACTGCTGCGAAGGTGTTCAGAGGTGGGCAGGACCACCCGCTTGCCGTTGATGGTAAAGGGGCTGGTGCCTTCACCGACTACGCGGCTCAGATGTCCTTTACCGGTTTCATCGACAATGCCGATGGATGCCAGTACGCGTGCGTTGAAATCATGAAGATCCATGGTTACTCCTTAGAATCTAAAACCGCTAGAGGACGTGATGATTCCGGGGGAATCGTCTGGACGTCGGGTACTGCCCAGGGAATCGATGATTCCGGTGAGCGTTTCGCCCATGTTATCGATGCATTCCCGGTCATCGACGATCACAGGCGCTACTAATGAGTCGCAGAACACAGGGAACGCAAACTCAGCAGGGTCTTCGCCTTCAAGCTGAATGTTGATGAGTACATCATTCGACAAGCTGGCACTTACACGGATGTCAAACATGCACCCTTCCCACGGCAGCATCTCGACAAACAACTCGGTGACCAACCGCTGCTCGAAGGCTTGCAATGCACGCGCATCGATACGCTTACCCATAATCGGTACCGCGTCAGACACCATGACCACCGGCTCTCCCATGTGAGAATAGCTGTTGGCTTCATACGTGATGGAGCCCAGATGGTGGAACGCCATGTACGTCGGCAACGCACGGGCGATCTGAATGGCCGCAATGGTGGTGTGATCGCGACCGTTCCACTCGGTGGTGTCACGCGAGAAGTCACGGGCTGTTTCAGGACGTTCAAAGAACACCTTGACATCATCCCACGGGAAGTCCGGGTTCATTGCCACCAACTCACCGTAGGTGATGAAGCCCTGTTCCAGGATATTGGTGTCCCGTGCCAGGTCCGCAAAGGCCGGAATCCCGGTGAAGGTCTTCTCACGCAACTGGGTCCGAGCATCACGCAATACCGAACCGGTGTCCCGTTCGATACCGCTTTCATGACCGTAGACCTCACCTTCGTTTGCGGTGGCCAGGGCCTTGAGCGACCGATGGAAGAACCGGGTAGAAGAGTCATTCCAGCGGTTTGACATCCGCAAGCCTTTCTGGGTGAAACTGTTGCGCATGTCCAGGTACTGGCCTTCTTCCGCACGGCGCTGGAAGCTGTTTTGCAAGACATCCTTCGGGTTGCTACGCAGGACGTCTTCAGGACGCATGGTCATGGTGCCGGGAGACAACCGGTCACGGCTGAAGTCTGGCATGGTCTGCGGGCCAATCAGGTGGTTGGAATGTCCGATCTGGATCTTCCAGTCACGGCCAGTCGGACTGTCCATATAACTCTGGTTCAGCTCGGTGACGGAGTTGAAATACAGGGCCATGCGGTCGTCTAGCTTGACGCCACGTAAACTGCTAGCGACGTCGGCATGGTCGGTATACCCTGAAATCTCCAGGGTCGTCCTGGCGGTGTGGCTTTCACGCACCAGAACCGTCATGATGAACATGAACCGCTTTTCGCTCCACCCGTTGGCAATGATGGCGTTGGAGCGGACCTTGGCCATGGGGCGGATGACCCGCCCGGCTACCCGGCTCAACGCCGCAGGCGTCAGGTCAGCACCCCCACTGGTGTCCTCGTCAAGCTGCATGATCAGCTCACGCGTGGCGTCGGCGGCGAAGGGGCGCAACTGCATGTCGCGATACCCGCTGCGCTCACGAAAAACGATGTCGATTACTTGCATGATGTACTCCCCATGATGATGTTGACACGAATAATCATGTCGGCAAGTTGACGACGGATATCCCCTGAGATGTACAGGTGCCCGGTTTGGGGCAGCAGGGGTATCCGTTCAATAATGTCACGCGGTGCGTGAGGTTTCCAAGCTCGACCCGACATCCATTCGACCAATTGGTCAATGGCGATCACGGCCACGTTACTGCGCTTACCAGGTTCTTGACGCTTCGTCTCCTGGCGGTAGTACGGGTACTGACGGTCCAGAATCTCCGCCTGCTGCTTGGTGATTTTGTTACGGGTCTCAGTGGGCATGAAAGCTTCGCCGTCGTCGTGGAAATACTCTTCCGCAGAAACCAGTACAGCCAGTTCATGATACCCCCAGTGATCGAGGATCGCTTGGGTAATCCCCATTAGCCGGAAATGCGTAAGCTTGAGCAACAGCTCACGGGCTTCCGGGGAAATGGAGCGGATGACCCAGAAGATCAAGGCTTTCTGGAAGTGTTCCACAGGGCGGTCCTCGGCCCGCGAACAGATCGAGATGCACTGTTGCACCCGACCCATGTCCAGGTCGGGTGCGATGCGCTGGACGATGACCTCGACCTTCTCTGTGAAGACCTCGATCATTTGCCGGTCACCTTCAGTGATTTCCGTGGACTGGCTGTAATCGTCCCACACCGACGAGTTGTCTTCATCGCTCTTGTCCAGGGTCCGGTGGCGCTTAGGCTGGACCACCCCTGTGACACTCTGAAACCGACCGTCCATCCGCATGTGGGTGCCGGTGACGTAGTTGAACAGGGTCCTGGCAAGGGACTCTCGCTCGTCCGACGTTGAGACCGGACCGATTGAAATCTTGCGGACCAACGCCATGGCCATCAAGTGACGGGGCACCTCTTCGCTGGAGAGGCCCGCCATGATCATGGTCATGCTGATGTCTTTGTCCACGCTGGCTTCGATGTATTCGGTCATCCGAATAAACGGTGGCCACGTGTCCAATCCCGCCAGTTCAACCAGCTTGACCGCTTCAGATTCCTTGTATCCGTTGCCGTTGATCGAGGAGACGTTCTGGATGTACATCCCCCAGATCGGCACCATGAAGCGCAGGCCCAGTGCCAGCGCCACCATGTCCAGGTAATCGGACTTGATGTAGGTCCGGCTGCGGTAATTGCGACCCCGTTCGTTGAACTCCTGGAACTTATCATTGACGTCACCTGGAATGTCCAGGTTAGCCCGGTCCACCCAGGTGCGCAAACCGTCGTAGGTTACAATTTTGTAGAGTTCCTGCACAATGGCCTCGATCTGTTCCCGGACCAGGAACGACGAGCGGATCTCTTCGGAAGAAAGGTATTCGTTAACGCGGGTGTACAGCACCCAAAGACGGTCTTGGTCGGCTTCGGGTAGGGAGGCGATAAACTCGTTGGTCTCCTTGAACAGGGTGTCGCGGTTGAGGATGGCGGCCGAATGGTAGCTGCCCGCCGACAGGGTCATTTCTTCGTGCTTGTGATCAAGTCGAAGGGTATTGATGCCCTTGGGGGACTGCTCGTGAACATGAATCCGCATCGTTACAGCCTCGATGGTTATTGGTTACAGCCTGATAATGTATTGCTGTAGAAACGTTCAATAAAACCGGTTTACCACGGCGAAGGGTATAGTCGACACAGGGCCTTTCCGGACCCTGTGTCGATTCATTGGTGCACTACACGTTAATCAATTACAGCGGTACATCGTCGTCGAAGTTGAAGTCGGCGCCGCCGGCAGGTGCGGCACTGGTCTGGCCACCGCCGTTCCAATTACCACCGCCTTGGCGTTGACCACCTTGACCACCACCATTCCAATTACCACCGCCTTGGCGCTGACCGCCCTGACCACCGCCATTGCCACCCCAGCTACCGCCACCCTGACCACCGCCTTGGTTGCGTGTCATCCACGCAGGCTTGGCGTAGGTCTTCTCGATAACCTTGCCGACGTATTCGCGCATAACGTCAATCCATGCCAGGCAATACAGGCGGGAGGCTGTCGACACCGGCATGCTGCCGTTGGCATCACGGAACTGGTGATAGGTGTCATCGAGGAACGGGAACTCGATCAGTGGCCGGCTCTTGCCAGCGCTGATGCAGATGGAGATCACGCCTTCGGCATTCTTTTCCATCTTGATGGTGCTCATCACGGTCGGATTAGGGTCGCGCTTCTTTTCAACGAAGCGATGGCCCTTGTTGTCCATCATGAGCATGATCGGTTCTTTCGAGTTCGCCACCGCTTCTAGCGTCCGCAGGACAGCAAAGAAGGCCCGGTTACTCAGGGCGGCTTCGATCTTGCCGTTGTTGCGGTCGTTGGGCACGCGAGTACGGACAACCAAGCGAGGGTTGTTTTCGTAGTAGCTCGCACGGAGGGTAGGATCGCCTTCCATGCCGTCCTGGCGCTTGGCTTTCAGCGCCAGCGAGGGATCGTCCAGAATCGTCTCGGGACGCTGATTAGTTTCGCTCATGTGTGTTGCCTCCAAATACGCGGCGTTTACTCAAATGGATACGGTTTGCTGTTTATTTTTTACTCACCGAGGCTGATCATGCCCGCGAATAGAGGTTCAACACCAGCTTCTCCAACTCCGGCTCGTAAGCCTGTTTGACGCAGCTGAGGATGTAGTCTTTCGTAGTCATGGATGTCCAACGGTTCTTTGTCGCAATGCCGAGCATGACTCGGCGGTACTTAATGGGGAACGCAGTAAACAAGTTACTGTTGTCTCCAAAAAACTGGATGGTCATGCGGTCAAAGGGGATGTTGCTCAGTTCCTTGCCGTTTGACAACTTGGTGTGCCAGAGGGCCGGAGGTTTGGTTGCCCCGGTGTGTGACTCCAGCAAAGTGAGTGAATTGAACCGGTAGCGTTGAAGCAAGTCCACCGCGTAACTGGTCATCATCAGCACCCGCCTAGCATCGGACTCCAGGTCAATGTCCGTTTCCAGCAGCCGAATCGGACTGCCTTGCTGGAGCAGGCTCAGGAGTTCGGTGATGGCGTTCTCTTCCCGTAAAGCGGCCAACTTCTGGCGCTCGGTGTTGGCCGTCTTTAAAATGGCGTGGGGAAACCGCTTGGGAACCGTGCGATAGTTACAAAGGTATACCTGCGTCTGGACCCGACCTTGTGTGACACGGGCGACAGCCTGCTCGATCACAGTGATCTCATTGACCAGGGCGTAGGCAAGGTCTTCTGGGTAAATATGCGATAAGTTATCCGCCTCAATCGCCCCCACCAGGTTACGCACCAGGGTCCTCAGATTGACGTACAGGACGTCAACTTGATTGATGAGGGGGTTGCTATTGGGATGATCCTCAAGGATGCCAAAGGCCCCTTCCAGGGCCAGACTGCTGCCAATTGAGACCGGGAGCTGTCCCACCTCCCGGTTGGAGATGGCATCCATGGCCCGTGGGTCGATTGCCATACTGCCTCCTTACTGTTCTTTGTACTTCTCCAACACCGACATGACCGTCTGGAACTGGGGATCGCCTTCGGCCAAGTGCCGGGTCAGGCGCTCGGAGACCAGGTGACCGATGTTCGTGGGGGTGATGCTGATGGGTTTCACGGTGGGCTGCTTGTCCTGCACCAGGTTGAGTTCTTCCTGGACTTTAAGGTCATCCATCTGGGTGGTGATGCGAAACTGCGGGAACCGCTTGCGCAGGTCCTTTAAACCGTGTTGCAAGGTGGTGCCGCGCTTGATCAACAGCCGGAAACACGAATCATCGGGTTCGTGCTCATAGGTGACCAACAGGTCCATGACCGCCTCCACGTCCAGCTCCCGGCAGTCCAGGGTCTTATACAGCCGTGCACCGTTGTTTTCCACAAACCAATGGTAGTTGCCGGTAGGGGAGATGCATGCCCGGTAATGGCCTTTAGCGGACTCCTCGCCATGACTGAGTCGGTCAAACGACCCCTGGGCCAGGATCTTCTTCCCGCGTTCGGTGCGGATGTGCACATGGCCGATCCCGATGTAGTGCTTAACAATCCCCATGTAGTGGTCGCTGCTGTGGTTCTTCGGCGACTCGATAGGGAGTTGGTAGTCAAACGAGCCGTGCATGCACGCCACATCCACCTTGTCCATCCCGTGGATAGCCAAGAGTTCCTGCACCTGCTGCCACGTCACTGAGGCGTCGGCATTCCACTCATCCGGCACATAGAGCACACTCAAATCATTGAGTTCGGCAATCACCTCAATGCTGAGAGTGTCCACGTACTTAAGGTTAGCCGCGACCCCCAGGGTGTTGTTCACATTCACGAACTGCTTAGACTGTCGCCAGTCATGACTCGGGGTACCCTCTAACACCCGGACAATGATCTTACGCTTGGCGCAGATCCTGAGCAGGTCAGCGATCCATTCCTGAATCGCATCCACCTCATCCTGCGGGAGGCTCATCAAGCGGTCGAACACGTCCCCTGCAAAGAAGAGGATGTCGAGCTTGCCAGTCTCGTCAGTATCGGGGAAGGCGTTGCGCAGGTTCCCGATGATGTGGTAAGTGTTCGTGCGCGGATGGGCCAGGTGAATATCGGAGATGAACGCAAGGTTCAGGTCACATGGGTTCGAAGTCGTCTTCGTCAATTTCATCAATCATTTTCCCAGCGGGGGTTGCAACGCCCCCCGGTGTGGGTGACGCGGTCCCGAGTTCTTTTTCGACCAGCTCGGCCTTCTCCCCGAACAACAGGTCCAGAGGGAGGTTGTAGCGCTTGTAAATCATGGCCCACATCTTACCGTACACCGTAGAGATGGCATCGGCAGGGGTGTGGTTCAGCGCAACGAGGCGCTGGACATAACTGTCAATCACGGCGCCAGGGTGAGCGGTGGAAATCTGCGCTTCGAACTGGGCGGCCAACTCCCCAATGTCAGTGGCAGGCGACGCCTGCAGGCTGCGGATTGCCATCGGCGTGGGGGATAGTAGTGGCGGGACCACGAACAGCACCTTGGATGCGTCGGTGTCACTGACCACGTCGATCATACGGTTCGGGTGCCCGGCTACCGCAACGAAGATGTCGACCCGGCGTTTACCGTTGTCATCAGCGCGGGGGACCAGGTGGGGCAATAGCCGCTTGGTGAAGTCAGATTCGCGCAATTTAGCGTTGGCGTTCTGGTCCATCTGTTCAAGGGCTTCGAAGTCATTCTCGGTCAATTGCATCGGACATGCTCCATAAAGAGGGCGGGGTGACCGCCCTCTATGACATGGGACAGATTACTCTGCCGGGGTGACGGGATCGAGGGCGGCGTCATCCACCTGAGCGGTGATTTCCATGGCCTTCTTGGCAGTTTCCTTGCGGAACTCTTCCAGAGCAACGGAATCGGTCACGTAGTACGCCCGGCCAATTTCAGCGCGGTAGGAGATCAGCAGATCGCCCATGACATGCTGGATTTGGTCAGAGCGCAGTTTCTCGCTGAGCTGATCACCGCTGACCCACTCCTGCGTATCGGTCAGTTGCTCTTCAATGACCGGACCCTCTTCGGTCAGGGTCACGCGCAGCGAACCGGGAATGTACCCCTCAACCACCACCAGTTCGGGGGCGCGGTTGGTCGCATTCTTGGCTTTATGCGCGATGGCATTGGCACCGGCGACGAAAATGCGGGTGGCGATGGAATCCAGCATGACCTGGTCATTGAACAGACGTTGAATGTGATCGGCGGTCAGTTCAACGATGGTGCGCTGAATGTGGGCCAAAGCGTCGTTATTAGCAATCAGGGCATTTTGAAGCTGAGCAACCTGATCTTCCAGGGACTGGATGCGAGCTTGTTGTTCGGCTTCGTGCTGAGTGTGGTCCATGTGTACTCCTTAGGTGTAGATGCGGTCAGCCGTTATGAAAGGCCGGCCATGGTTTTGCAGATCAATGATGCTGCGAATCTTTGAATCGGATGCCGTCACGACATGCTGAAGGTCAAGTGACTGCTCCCCGTCTCGTAGGATAGCTGAGATTTGTAAATCAATACTGCTTCCACGGGTTACGGTGGTGACGTCCAGGGTCACCTCGTCGAATTGCCGTTGGAGGTAGGCCTCCAGGACCCGCCGGGTCTCAGATTCCAGGTCCATCGCGTTATTGCCAACCCGACTGATGATGTCCGACAGGCTGGCAACAGACCCCCGGTACATGTCCGACTGGGAGCGCTGTGCGATGTAGAAGTTGGCCAGGGCTTCGTCAGCCTTAATGGTCAGGTCAGAGGCAAACCCTGCCGGACCCAGTACAGGAACAATGCGGGCCATTGCTGGACCTCCAAATGCGAAAAAAAGAATCACGGAAGAAAAGAACGGTGTGGTGCACATACCCATTGGGCACATGCACCACCTTCACTCCGCTACAGTGAAGAATTATCCTCGCTACTTGGGTCATCCAAACCTTCATCAAGGAAGGTGTTGAAGTTCGCCCACATGGAATCACGGATCAGCGTCTGATCGGCAAAGGACAACTCGGTGCGACCATCTTCGTCGTACAGGTGCAGGTACTGCACGAAGTGTGCATTGCCTTGCTCGTCAAACTGATGGAGACCGTGCATGACCTGCTGGTAATCCGGGTCATCGTCCTCGTACCGTCCAGGGTTCTCATTGACGTACGAATCACGCCAGCCGTGCATCATGTCCTTTTCGTACAACCGCTTGGCACGCGGATTCGCCATCAACCAGCGCTGTTGGCGAGGCCCTGCTTGCTGGAACTGACCGATGCGGCTCATCGGCTGGATCTCATCCTTGTCGAACAGGTGGGTGACCTTGCGCTTCAAGGAGGCGATCTTGCGTTCCATCTTGTCAAAGTCAAACGAATTGAATCGCTCAACTGCCCGGTTGTACAGATCAGAACCCATCAGCCCGAATGACCGGGCTGTGTTTTCCATTCGGCTTCGGATAGCCGCACGGTCTTCCGATCGAGGAATACCGTAGTGCATGACTCCGAATTCCTGATCGTCAGCGTAAATAGCTATCGCCATTGTCTACTCCTCATGTTGAAACTTGGTCACCTTCGACAATCCAGTTGACCATTGTGGCAATGAACGGCGGTGGCAACGTGGTGTTACGCGATACCGTGAACGGCCTGTTCAGGTCCATGACACCGGTCATAGGGTCGAGTCGACTCATGACCTTGGCATTCTTCTGATCGAGCGGTAGTTCGCCCCATAACGCATCTCCATCAAACCTATTGTCCAGTCTCGACCGCTCCCACTCACGTGGTACCTATATCGAGACCCGGTGTGCTCCGACACCCGCCCTAGGATTTCCCTAGGGAGCAGACTATATCTTCACCTTCACCATTACGTGGTCAGGTGTTCCTCATTTCCCGCGGACGCTGTCCGGGTACGGGGCGCTACCCCCTAGTCGTTGAACTTCTCCCATAATCCGATTAAGGACCTTAGGGGTTAGCTGCGTGGTCACCCAATCCTTGTCTCTGTTACCATACCCGGCTAATTACTCCGGCCACCAGTAAGTTTCCTAAACTGGCTTGGTGTACAAGGCTCTAAGGGCTTTCCCGTCAGTTAGAGGAAGATCACTCTATCCTTTCAGACAGAGGGGACATTACAGATAATTGAGTTTATAGTGTCTCCAGCGACCCATGTTCGAGTTCATGGATTTCTGAACAGCTGATTTTGTTACGCCTACCGATTCAGCAAACGCTTGCACGGAATCCCAACGAGTTATCAAACCCGTAACCTCATCGGTAACATCGACTGATTTAGGCAGTCGCCTGAAGTTGGGGCGAACGATCGCTCGGCGCCGGCTGGGCATGATTATACTCTCGGCAATGGTATCGTCATATTCCTCAAGGTAGCACACCGTCAGGTTAGGAGCAGACCGCCTTCCTGCTAGCAGAGCGAACATGTCGGAATTTCTGAGCCCGAAGTGTCTGGCACAATCAGAGATACTCTCAAAGACGAACTTCACGTTATCTCTGATGACGACCACTGCCTTCGACTGACCATTGGCTTTCTTACCGACATCTGCCTTAGTCAGACCTCTCCATGATGACATCTCATAGATCAATTCAAACTTAGACTTCCAGGGCACAAACGAATCACTGTTCAGGTACCGGTGAATTTCACACCCGTTCACTTTGAAGTGACGCGCTGCTTCCTGGAGACTGTAGAAGTACTGGACTTCATCGGTCTGGAGATCCTTGACGAGGATAGGGCGGTTATCATCCCGCAACCCTTCGCGATACGCATGAAACGCGTTATCAGAAGGAGTGACCCACTCAAGGTTAGTCGGTAAGTTATTAAGTTTGTCGCCGTCAATGTGATTGACGACGTATTCATCGAAATAGCCCGGACATTCATTAAACGTCATGGCAATCAAACGATGGAGCGTATGTGTGCCAAAGCCCCACACGTTCACCAGCAGATAGGGCCAAGCAACGCCCATGAACGGTACGAAACAAACCAGGTTTCGCTGGTCTATAATCCGTCCATCTCTACTGATGACCAGTGTCTCGAATAGAGGACAGTGGTAAAATCCTTTAAACAGCTGCGATTCAACTAAACTACTTTCTTGCTTGAGCATGTTCACCTCCACTGACTCAACGTGGTAATGTAGGGCTCAAGCTATCTGCATTGATTTATCCGCATTCTTATCAATGAGGTTCAACGGGGACACCGAAATGGTGTTGTCCGTGGTATCTGTTTTGATGGTGTCGATTTGGTTGTAGCCGATTGACCCTCGGGTCAGGGTCGGGTTACGGCCAAAGGTGGTGGGGATCGTTCCATTGGGGGCTTCGGCTAAAAGCTCCTTGAACAGACGTTCCAACTCCGGATGCCAGCGCAGGGTGTTCTCGTAGATCAGCGCCTGCAGTTCGTTCGGGATATACCCTTGCGTCAGCAGCTTGTTCTGCAAGTGTACCTTAAACAGCAAGGTACTGACCGACCACGGCATCTCCAACCCATCTTGCCGGTGGGGCTCTTGACGCGAGGTGATCACCGCGCGGTAACCAAAGTGAGGACGGGTGCCGTAAATCAGCTTACGGGCAATCCCAGGCTTCTTGAAGATCACATCCGCTTCAAAGGTGCGGTAGTACTCGTTAAAGTTCTGCAGCGCACTGACGATCCGCGCCTCTTTGACCGCCTGGGCCAACTTGGGTTGGTTTTCAGCGTTCTCGCGGTTGTCGATCCCAATGAGGATATGGGCCGCGTTGACAGCAGCCACCATCTTCGGGTCGGCAGTAACGCGGTTGTTAGCGTTCTCCCGGATGAAGCCCAGCCGGGTGGGGAAGGGCAGGAATTCAGAGAAGGTCTTGTCGAAGTTCTCTTGCAAGAACCGCATGATCTTACGGCGCTTACGAGCCGAGGCGGACGGCCCGATCAGGCCAGCTTTAAACAAACCGACCAGAATCTCTTCGTAGTGTTCGATAAAATGGTTGTAGCCGCGTGGGATATCCAGCCGCTCCAACTTACGCATCTTATCCGCTGACAATTGAGAGGGCGCCATATACCGCGGATTGCAGAGGTACTCCAGGATGTTGAAGTTCGAGTGGGTGAGGTTCTTGGACAGAATTCGCCACACGGTCAGGTTCACGAAGGCTTTGATGCCCGGTGGCACGCGAAGCCACAACATGGACTCCAGGGGCTTCTCGGTGATTGGAACGACCTGGGACAGGCAGATCTTACACCGAATGCCGTAGTTGTCCATCCCGGTGATTTCCCGGCAATCGCAACTGGCGGTGTTGTTGAGCGAATCACCGTCCAAACTGGCATAAATGAGGCCGTTCAGCCTCTGTCGGTCGGCGTCAAGATCAATGTTGAATTCGTTCATCATAATCGCCGGGTGCGACTGATGGCGAAACATGGTGTCGTAATTCACCACACGTAAGTAGATGCCATTACGGTCTTTCATCAACTCTGGCCCTTGTGTGTAGTAGGATGAAAAATAAAAGGAATAGCGAGGGGGAGCAATTGCTCCCCCTGCTACTTAAGGCCGCTTAGAAGCTGGTACCGAAGCCGAAGCCGTTACCAACCGATCCACGCAGGCTGCGCTGACCTTCTGCACCGACAACACGACGGTTCATCAGGCCATGGGTGAGGTCACCACCCATGAAGTCACGTACGCGGCTGTTGCCACGCAGACGACGGCTGCCGAAGCTGTAGTGAGCCTGACGCTGGTCGATGTTGATCTTGCAATCAGCAACGGCCATGGCCAGCGCTTCGATGAACGCCGGGTTGATGTACGCCAGGTCGACGTAGCGAGCGAACTTGACGTTCGACGCACCCAGAGCGGTGATCAGCTGGGTGTACTGCTCTGAAACGCGGATTTCCACGTCCAGGTCAGTGCGGGCAATCACGTCCTGATAGTTCAGGGCCGAGACGCCTTCGTCGTTCGGGTTCAGCGCCATCCAGCGCAGCAGGTCCCATTCACGCAGGTCGCGCTCCTGGCCCTTCTCATCGATCCAGGTACCGGTCAGGTAACGGGCACCGGACATGACGAGCGGGCTCTCGACTTGCAGTTCCTTGGCACGGCGGGAGAAGTTGCCGTTGGTCAGGCGATCCGCGTAGTCGTACAGGCGGCGGACCGCTTCACGGTTCGGCGAATCGTCGTTGGCCGCGTCGAGCAACAGGGAGGTGATCCAGCTGTTGTCGCCGCCTTCTTCCAGTTCGATCGCCCAAGCGAGTTTGTCATCGACCAGACTGAAGAAGTACTGACCCCACTTGTGCGTGTCCAGGGAAGCACGCGCATCGAATTCGACCGGGAGCTTGTCCTGATCTGGGCCGAGGATGTTCAGCAGACCGGTGTCACGGGTGTCAACTTCACCGCGAGCAACTTCGCCCGGCAGGAAAGTAGAGGCCCATGCCTGATCCTTGGAGATGACCGACGCACCCGCCAGTGCGAGCAGCAGCAGCTCCGGCGTGATGCCGTTGGTGCCAGTGTCCATGCGGTTGATGATGAAGGTCGGGGTGAAGTACGGCTGGTCCTTACGCTGAGTGCGTGCCCAACGGTCTTGCTCCTGCGGCGGAGTGTACTGCAGGTCGACGTAACCACCGAGGTTGGCCAGGCCAACGGAGACGTTCTGGTCGCCCTTGCGGACTACACCAGCAACGCCAACGGCGATGTCGTTACGACGCGGCAGGCCATCAGCCGACACGGATTCGCGACCGGACAGGTCAACGTTGATTTCCAGCGTGGACTGCTTGTTCAGCCAGTCAAGGCTGAAGTACAGGTCTGGATTGATCAGGTCGTTGTAGATCGCCGCCAGAGCAGCCTGGGCGTAGAACACCACCTGACGGACTTCGGTGCCTTCTGGCTCGGACAGGTCAACCTTACGGTCGACTGTACGCCAGCCAGCGCGGATGATCTCAACGCCGCGGCGCGACTGCTCGAAGTTCTTCTTGGTGATTTCATCAACCAGCGCCAGGTAGGCTTCGGTGATGTAGTCAGAAGTGACGACGGGCAGCTGGTAGCTGCGATGGTTGATGTCAACGTTGCGCACGTTGGACTCGTCAGTCAGGGTGCTTTCCAGCGCCAGGGCATGAGTCAGGACCTTGACGGTGCCATTGTGCTCAACCGGGTAGGCGAGGATCACCGAGCTGACGCTCACGTTGTGCTCGGAGGCTTCCAGACCCAGAACCTGGATCTTGGCGAGGTCAATGGCGCCAGCGCCGGCAACCTGACGATCAGTGGAGAACCAGAACTTGAACGCTTTAACCGCATTGACCAGGGCTTCGCCGCTGGTACGACGGCTCATCGGAGCGCCGAGAAGACGGTTGATGTCCAGCAGACCGGCATTGAGCGGCTGGGCATGTTGCTGACGGTCTTGACGATCGGCACGAGCAGCAGGGTTGCTGTTCTCACGCGGATGGTTAGGCTGAGCGCCAGTGATGCCGTCTTGATTATTTTGGCTGTCGTGAACTGCCATGGTGTACTCCTTGGGGATGAAAATGTTACTAGGGCCTAGTGAACATCCTGAAGCTTTGCTCCGATATTCACGTTGATAATGTAGCACCGTGATAATTTCGAATGGAATTTGCATTCCAAGCCTCATTATCATTCGGGGCCGGGGTTTATTTTTACGGCGAGGCTGTACTGCGAAACCATGGAAAAGGAAATACCCTCCCTTGATAACAAGGTTAAACCTTGCTCGGAGCACATCTCCTATACCATACGGGAGTATTAGTATTTTTTTACTATTCTATCGGCTCCTCTGTGCGACTAATGCGCGCTAATCCTTTGAGACTTAAACTGTCAATGGACCCACTCCCATGTACACACTTTTCAACACCGACGCCAGACTGCGGCAAACCAACACCGCAACCTACGGGCTGGACTACGTTAAGCGGGAGCTGATGGGGGTGCAGGTAGAGCGCTATAAGCAGTACCGGGCCATGAACCCCGGTTATCTGAAGAGCGATCACCTGATCCTCAGGCTCTTGGCCATGGTAGACATCCCGTTTGATGGAGACCTGCCAGATTACTACCTGCGGGTGTCCAGTATCGTTAACCGCATCGCTGGACAGATGGGCATGTGCACTGCCGCTCACCATGGTCGGGTACAGACCGACAGTCAGTTCTACGGTAAAGGCGTCAATGAGATCGTGATTGCGGTGGCTGACGATTCACTCACTCCGGCGCAGATCTGGTTCAACTGGCGTAACATGAGCGCTATCCGGGTATTGTCACACCCGTTCTCTGGCTGTGGCATCCAAGAACTGGACGGCAGTCAGACCATCAAAGGGCTGGTGCCGGGGTCGATGGCAACCGTTGAACTGAACATCCCCTTGCTGGCTTGTCAGTATCACCTGTGGCGCATGGCGACCAACGCCTTGGCACCGGAGGGGTACTCCATTCCAACCGCGCATTTCGTCACGCAGGTGGTGATCCCCAACCTGCTGGGCAGTCACTTGGATGTGGCGGTGCTCAATACGCTGCATGCGCTTCTTGGCGGGCAAGGCTACACCCGCATGGACAGCGACATGCCGTTCTACACCACCGACCTCCATCCTCGTTTGGAAAAGGGTCTGGAAGAGCTGGCGGCTAAGTTCTCCAGCCAGACCTACACCTACCGGGAAATACTGGCCAACATCCCGGTGTTCGATCAAGACACCTTGCTGCAAGTTGTTCGAATGCCAGACATTGCGTTCACCAACCAGGCTGTCTGGGCCCTGACCATCGCGCGGTTGCCAGTGGTGGCGTTGTTGCTGAAGTTCGACGCCTTGAGCCGCAACGTCAAAAACGATGCTGATCAGAATCGGATCAGGCGCAGTTTAAAGGAAGCTGAAAGCGGCAAGTACCTGGTCAATCAGTTACCGCCGGCTGTAGCGGCTTGGGTAGCCCAGTACATTGACGAGCAGATCTCGCCCTACCTGTAAACATAGCGAGGAGCCCTGAGGCTCCTCGTGTATGCTGCGTGGCCGGCATTACTCAGAGAATACCTCCGGACACAGGTTGGTTTGGAAGATGGCAGCCTGGTCACCGTGTAGCTTAACATCGCCCACCTTGAACAGTACCCGTACAGCTTCCAGCACCATTGCCTGGTGTGGATCAGTGGTTTCCTTGGCGATCCTTTCCAATAGGGCGTCAAAGTCCAAGACATTGTCCGCCCCCACTTCCATCCGCAGCAAGGCCAGTCCTCGAACAGCCACATTGATGCATGGCGTGATCATGATTGAAGAAACCGTGACCCCTGTCGCGGAAAGGCTCACCAAATCACTGAGTGCGGAAGGTGGTTTATCTCTAACAGGGAACGGCACAATCTCTGCCGATGGCTTACCAGTAAAGGTCTCCTGTGTCATCGTCGTCGTCCTCAAACAAATCATCGTCATCATCGTCATCATCACCAAGGGTGCTGTTGGCGTCACTTGGTTCAGGCTGAAGGTTCACTTCCCCTGACGGGGTGTAGATGTCGCTGATCAGACGCACGTACTTGCTGTCCACCTGGAACACACCGAGTGATTCCAAGATCATGTAAAACGACTCCAGGATCTCGTAGGTCAGGCGGCGGACGTTGATCATGATCATGACTTCTTCAGGCATCCCGATCCCGGCCAGGATCGAGAACGGAAGCATGAGGGTGCGAATCTCATCCCGGCCTGACTTGGCGCAGTAATCTCGCAAGCGCGCTGCAAACTCTGGATCGATGCCATCGATTTGCTTGATCCAGTTCTGCATGTCGGTCTTGTTATTGATGGCCAAGGGCACTTTAATCACCGAGAACGGCGGGGCCTCCACGTTACCGTACTTGGGGGCAAAGACTTCCTGCCAGAAATGATAGTGCCGGTAGTTGGTCTTTTCCTTGAACGGGTCGTCCTTGCTCATGTTGGGGTAGGATTCCTGAATTTGTGCCGACTTCAGGTACTTGTGCTCCCCTTTCTTGATCGAGTTGTAGATCTCCTGTTCATGCTGCCAGACTTTCATGTACAGCTCTTCCAAGCTGAACTGGCGGTTTTCGTCAGCGCGGGTCATGACTTCTTTCATCATGGCTTTAGCGGCCTTGATGATCGACGGTGGCACGGTTGATGAGCGCAGCGCCACGCCCTTGATCTCCATGTCGTAGTCTTTGTACACGTTACCTTCGCGTGCGGACATGAAGGCGTAGTAGTGCTTGGCGCGGCTGGTCAGGGTAAAGACCGGAAACGCATACTCGTTCTTCATGGTCAAGCGGTGCAGGTCTTCCTGGATCACTCCCATGTTGGCTGAGAGCTTGGCCAGGACGTGAACAATGCACTGGCACGCAATGTAGGTGGTGGTGTACCAGATACCGTCCCCTTCTTTGGTGCGGTTCTCGTTTTGCGTGTACCACGCCACCCAGTCTTGCGTGGTGAAGATGGTCGAATCGGTATCCGATGCCAGCACCACTCGGCGCAGAATGCCCTTGATGTTCGCCACGGTTGGACAAAGTTGCACCGGGGTCAGGAAGACCCGAATGAACGTAAAGTACTGCTGCATCACGTTCTGGATGTTGATGGCGGTACGGGCGACGTTACGCAGGACGTCAACCCGGCCCTTGTCTTTCAGGGAGTCAAAGTTCTCCCCCAGTGTCTGTTCGGCGTTGAGGTAGGTAGCCAAGACCTTGGTGTCATCGTCAACGCTTTTACCGGTCAGAAAGGCGTAGGGGTCCTCAACGGCAGTCGAATCCGCATCAGGACTGTACTTGATGATCTGGTCCATGAAGCCACGGACATAGGCATCATTGTACTGAGCGATATGGTACAGGTCGCCGGTGTACACGACAATCGCACGTTCCAAGGGCGACAGCCGCGCAATGAAGTCTATGATCTTCTGAAAACTGCCGGCGTTGCGCCAATACAGGTCGGTGCTGCGGCGGATGCACTCGGCGGTTTGTTCCACGGTCGGGTAGACAAACCCGCACTCGTCCATGGCTTTCTGGAAGACCGCATGGGGTTGGCTGTCAATCAAGGCCAGCATGTTGCTTAAGGCAATCACCGGTGACCAATAGTGACGAGACCCTGCCAGAAGCTTCTCATTGTTAGCGTTGCCGTAGCCAGTGGCAGAACGGCACATCGAGGTGAGGGAGCTGTGGCCCGATTTGACAAACAAGATATTGCCACTGAAGCCGTGCATCCCCGACAGGGAGTTGATCGCGATCTTCTTGGCGTTCTGTTCGGCGTCCTTGATCTTCTCCAGCACATCGTTGCCGGCGACCTTGGCGTAGAACATCTCGTTCTTTGCCTTTTTACGTCCAGCAATGCCAGATTCAACGAATTTAGCTGAAGGGGACTTGAGAACGTTAGGGTTCTCGTAACACACCATGGACGGAGACAGGATACGGTTGGTGTCGGTCACTGTCCTGACGTAGTTGAGCAGGGTCATCTCGTCGCGGACCCGGTTGCCGGGGCTCTCTTGCTTGAGCACCAGCATATTAGGGTCGCGCAGCGGGAAGGCGCCCCCGCGCGACAGGGTTTTCTTCAAAAACTGCAGGCATTTATCGGGTGACTGTCCGGTCATGCGCTGCAGGTAGAGCGAATTCTGGTTGAAGTAACCTTTCAACAGATCCAGGTCACGACGGTACTCGGCCTTTGGCAATACAAATGGATTTTCCATAGTTCAAATGGCCCTTAAACACAGCAAAATAAAATAAACGAAGGGAAGCTCATAATAGAGCTGCCCTTCGTTTTTATTGACGTCATGCGTAGTACTGAAGTGTGTAGGCTTGACTGTCTTCTTCCCGAAACCCTTCAAACTGAGTCAGGCAGAAGTAATCGTCTCCGTGGTAGTTCCGCTTGATGATCTCAAGGATCAGGTGGTAACCGTCCGGTTTCTTGGTGCCGTTGATGAAATCCACCAAGGCCTCAAGAAAATCACCGGCCACGTCCTGACTGAACAATTCATGGGTTTCATCCATCATGTGCTCAGTCAGGGAGAAATCCTTAACGTCTTCGTGCAGCATGACGTCAACGATGTAGTGCGGTGAGCCCAGCACCACCATGGCCTCCAGGTCATCGTCAGGCAGCTGGTACTTCTGGACGATGCGCTTAAGGCTGTCAACAAACTCGCCATAGGCGGTGAACCATTCGTCGTCGAAGTTGAAGACCAGGTGCTGTTCCTTGTCCTCATCACGTTGCAATTGGAAGGTCCACGAGGGACGGTGATCAGTGTTCGATCTTAAAGTCCGTGATGCCATTTTGAAGGAGGGCCTGTTTGATCAGATTCTCGGTGGAGTCTGAGACGGTGGTCACGGTGATCACTAACTTGCGGTTATCGATCACTTCAATGGTGTCGTGCTGCACCCACGGGATGCCGAGCACTTCAATGCTGCCGTTGGCGTAACGCAGCTTGACGTAGTTGTACGACCCAGCCGATTGCGGCAGGTCGGTCAGGTAGTTCTTGACCTGGGCGTGCTTGGCCCGGACATCGGCAAGCAGCATGGCGGTGTCCAGGTCCAAGACCGCCAAGACCGTGACATTCTGCCGGGCGGCGCCTAATACGCTCGGCGCGGCAGTGTCAAACCGCACGGTCGAGCCAATGTAATCACTAATCATGTCTAGCCTTCCTCAAGGGTTAAAATGTAGGTCCCGTCGGTATCTACCACTTCCACATCGATCCAGGTGCGGCCTGCTAGACTGCTCAGGAAACGGTCGCGGCGTATCCGGGTCAGCCACTCGCCATCATACAGGTATTCTTCCGTTAATGCATGGAAGAATGCCCTGAGGAGGAGGTCCCGGACACAACGACGTACCGTCACAGGGACTTCGCCAGCAAAGGGCGTGTCCGGATCGAGGGCGTAGTATACCTCAGGGAGCAGTGCTGCTAGCTCTTCTGAAGTATTAATGAGGATCATGCTAAATCCTTAAGTTGCAGTAATGACCAGCGCTTCATCATCAGCGCTGTAGGCCGCATGGACAATACTGCGTCGATCCAGGCCGTGAGTGGCTCGGTCCAACGCACAATACAGGTTAATCATAGCATTGCGCAGCGCAATGAAATCCTCCGCTGAATCGTTCACATCCGCTGGGAATAAGATCCCAACAAACTGATCGACAAACCGTTCTCCCCGACGACCCCAGTCTCCATACAGAGAATAGATCTCATCGATGTCGTACGAGTGATCCATCACCTGTGACAGGTCACTTAGAAACTCATCATGGATGGGTTTACCATCCAATACAAACACACGCTCAGCCATCGGAAATTCTCACTATGATACTGCCATCTATAGGATCATAGCCAAGCATCTCCGTTATCAGCGAATCCACCTCCCTGTACATGCTCAACTGGTCAGCGAAATCTTTAAACAAGTCTATTGCCAGGTCATAGGCTTCGTCGACTTCTACCATCAACCGCACTAACGAAGCCTGACCGCAGCGGTGCCGATCAGTCCAGTAACTCAGCACAGTTCCATACTCAGCCGCAAGGTTGTTTTTAATAACCCCTCGCAATGCACATGGAATGGCGGCCAGTAAGAGTTCAGGTTTTGCGGCGGACAACCAACTTTGGTGGGCGTTGATCACCAGTGTGACCGGCAACTGGCCCTGGATGTTCCACCGCGGCTGGGATAATTTCGATGCAGGCAGTATCATCATGGCCATTCACCTCCATAAGGCGGACTGCGTGGGCTTGGTCGAGAATGCGGGCAGTTTGACTGGACAGGTGGTCGACCAACCGTCCGAGAATCCGTTGAACCAGCACACGTTCTAGTTCGGGCATCCGGCCATTGAACAGCACTGGGGCCGGGAAGCGGTCTTCCTTGTCGGCCAACAACGCATCGGACAGGTGCGCGAACAACTGCTCAAGGTCCATGCCAGTGGCCTGCATGACCCGACTAACATTGAGTAAAAACTCGCCACTGGTTTCCAAAGTGATGATCGCGCGGATCTCGGGTGGCGACGATGAGGATTTCTTCGTCGGGTTCGGTGTACCGCACGGCAAGCAATTCAAAACGAGCGGGGGACGTCTCCGTCGAAGATGCTGCAGGTTCATAATACGTCCTAAGGTTAGTAAACAGATCATAAAACGTCGGACAAATATCTTCCAACCACCACATGATCTCTTCGTGAAGTTCTGGATGATGTTCTAACATGTCGTCAATGTAGAACGACTCATCAAAGACGAAATACGCCACGGCGGCATAGAGCAGCGCCGAGGCGCCAATACGGTCGGCGAGCATCTTGCCGAGCATACTGAACGCCTGGTCAAAGGGGAGGGTTAAAGCGATTGAGCTGATTCCAGTCGACAACTTTGCGCACCTCCAATACCATCAGGCCGTCGCAATACTCCACGGCGCGACAAGCCATGTTAACGTTTTCAAGCACGCCATGGAACACACGCTTGAGTTCACGCGACACCGCGTTGATGTCACCCATGTGCAGTTGTTGCTTTTCTGGAGGGGTCCGCTCCCGCCAGCTTCGTCCCGCTTGAGTGTCTAAGATCCCCATGGAGGTCAGGCCACAGTTGACCATGTCGATCATGGGGATCATCACGCCAAATTTCCCGAGACGGCGGTAGTGCTGTTTGAAGACCGCATGCTCCATGGGTGACTCGACCATGACGTACTTGACCATGCCAACACCGGCATTGACCGTGACGCGGCTGATCGTGTACGGCTCATAAGCCTGCGGATAGTTCTTCAAAGGCACGCCGTAACCGTTCGGGATAGTAATCACCTTGCGATTGCGCATGCTGATATTCTTCCTTTATATCACGTGCAAGGGGTGGGCGCTGCGGCGGTTGATGCCGTGCGACCGGACGAGCAAGCCCGTCGTTCCGTTCCCTGGGGAAAATGAGTAGCGATTCATGGGTGTAGTCGTATTCCAGCGCAAAGCGATGCGGGGCAGGTTGCACGTACTGATCAATCAGTCGGGTGAACTCGGCCGCAATGTAGTCAATTACTGCATAGTCCGTCAGGCGCACTTCGAGCAGGTTAATCAAACCGTCAATCAAATCGTCGTACTGACACCGGTTAAAACAGGTCACCAACCGCGCCACGGCATGGATGGGATCGTCTTCATGGTCAATGGCGCCATGGGGATCGAGTAAGTCAAAGATGGTCTGCTGCAGTTCGCCTGTAGCCACAATTACCGTATACATGGCCGGCCTCCGACTCAGTGCCGTTTGACCGCTTCGATGAACATGAGCTTCACTTCATGCCGGACTGTCGGCTGATGGATGTTCTTGAACACCTCATTGACACAATGGTCAATGTATTCGCCCACCGGGTCCAGATCAGCCAGCTCATTGACCACCTTGGGCGGGGTCATCTTCTTGACCTGATGCAGCAGCGCCCGATACCGCTCAAGGATGACATCGCCGTGAATGTGCACCAGCAGGTCTTCGGAATTGGCCGGGTATTCGAAACTGATTTCCCGGTTTTCCAAATGCGGCAACATCTCCTCGACAATCGGGTCGATCAGCATGGTCAGGGCCATGTACAGGTCGTCCACTTCTTCGGTGAACGCATCAGTCTCATCTTCCGACCAGTGAGTGAGGCTGTACCCCAACGCACCGATCAGCTCAATCAGGGGATCGGGCTTTTTACGGATGTGACGCAACGAGCTGGTGATGTATGCCTGGGCAAACGCCACTGCGGCGTGTTGAAGTTTGTCGTTACGGTCACTGCCCTTTTCATCAATTTGATAACCCAGTGGCCACATGGCCAGGGTTGAATCTAGGTAGGCGATTAATTCGGACACCGGTACTCGGATTAACTGCACGTGTATTGCTCCTCGCTAATAGACTTCATCTTGACGATAACCAGAATGTCGGGCGTCATCTCGACAGTCAGCACATGCCCCTTTAAGTGAGACAGAATGTGCGGATCAAGTTGGCAGACGAAATTCACTGCATAACGCGTTTGCATGGCGCGCAATAACCGGTACTGGGTTTCCAGTGAAGGACAGTACGGCACCGTCCCTGCCAGCTGCAGGTGAGTGACCGTGATCAAATCCTGTTCGATTACGTACTGCCACGCCAAGGGCGAAATGTCCCGATCCCTATCTAGGGTATCGGTCAGTGAAGAAACGTCGAATATGAAGCCTATAGGCCCCTTAAAATCGATATTCATGGCTCCCCCTACAGGATAAGTCGTCTAGGGATTTTTAAACTAGGAATTTAGACGGACTGTATCGTGGTTTAGCCGGGGGTCATCTATGTCCCACTGGAAAAAATAAACTCGGGAGGCAAGGAATGATCCTGCCTCCCGATGGGGTTAACTGAAGCTTGTGAAGTCGCCTGAAGGGTTGGCCTTATTCAGCGCCGGACCGTGCTTTTCGAAACTATACCGCTCTTCTGGAAAAAGGTGATGCCAGTCTCCGGTCTTGCAGCGGTGGCATTTGTATCCGACGGTGGTCTGCTGGGTGGCATGGATGTCGTCAGCTACATAGCAGGTTTCACATTCGAAAATTGAACACATCGGGTTATCCTCAGATGTGGAGGTTGGCTGGTCACCTCAGTAATGTGTGACCAGCGTTATTTGGAAGTGTTAGATGGGCGAAGGTGTTAAACCACGGCCTTTATGAAACATGGGTTCCAATGGTCGGTTGTCTTCACCAAGGAAACTAACCGGTTCGATCTCGATGCCGCCCCAGGCTTCGTAGAAGGCCTCTTTAGAGACATCCTCGACACTGGCCCATGGGATGACCTTGACCGTCCGCTCATGATCGAGGATATGTAGCTCACCTCGATTACGGTTGCAGATGAAGATCACCTCTTGGAAGGCAGGTACCGATAAGGCGTCAATCGGTTCCACCGGCATAGCGCCAGAGGCCATCATTTTATATTTCAGCGCGGTCAATTCGCTGCCAAGCATGTAACCCTTACGGAAGACGTTGACCGTCCTCCTGGGGGGCTGGATGCGGCGATACTCACCAGCCTGTGCGCGACGACGGGCACCCAGACCGCCAGGGACTACAATCTCCTCGACTGCATCACACATCCCTAAGTAATCAACGCCGGCTTTCTTCGCATAACGACGGAGCTTGTCACGGAAGGCCATTTTAGTGGGCGTACCCCACGCAAACCAGCGAATATTCTGGTAAGTGGCATTCGCAATAAGTTGACGGCGGTATTTTTCGATGTTCTTAGCGTAGCTCATTGAGGGGATTCCTTAGATCAACAGGTTAGTTGGGAGACCGCCTTCTTCGGTCTGGTCAAAGGCTTGCAGGTCCTTGGCCAGTTTCTCAGCTTGAGCGAACGTCTGAGTCTCACGGAATTCGACTTGCAGCTCACGCCAGCCTTTGTACTCCTGCTGGAACTCGACATTCTCGTGCTTGCCGTATTCCAGGTTGAGGTTGTTCAACTGGACGTCGTAATCGGCATCCTGCGTGGCAAAGATGATGGAGAGGCCGGAGTCAGGTTCGACAATGCGGACCACACCGATGCGAGGTGGCGCTACTTCAAAATCTGGGGAACTGACTTCCAACCACCAGTCAGGGACCGGGTTGGCATCGGTGAACTCGTAGCGCGTGACATTCTCATCCATGATGACCATGTCAGTGGCTTCCGGCCAGAAGGTCAGCAGTTCATCACTGGACTCGGTGTAGGCCATCAGCTGGGCGTAGTCACTGGCCAATTCAGTCAGCCAGTACGGGTGCATGAACGGCCAAGCAATCGGGCGAACGTCTTGCATGTAATCGGGATCGGCCAGATAACGCTCAGCCACCGGAAGTTTAAAGGTGACGAGCAGCAGGCGAGCGCCAGCTGGGACGTTGACGTAATGGGTCTGGCCGGTGTGCTGCTGGGGCTGCATGACGTACATAGGCTTGCCGTCAGTGTCGGTGATGATGTCAGCAGGGTCGTTGTGGAAACGGCGATTCATGGTATGGCTCCTAGGGAGAAATGGTACACGGGAGGACGACATAAAGGACAGCGGGATTGCTCCCGCTGTCGAGGGGGTTAGAAGATCAGACCGGTCTCCGATTCCTGATCATTGTCCCCGGCAAAGGAGACGGCTTGCTGGCGTGTTTTGCGCTGCATTTCCATTTCCTTCTTAAGGCTTTCAAGTTCCGAACGGATCTCGCCGAACGAGTGGTTCTCGATGCCGAAGAACAGGCTGGTATTGGCTTGAGCCACAGCAGGCATGAACCCGTCACAGCTGTAAGGGGCAAACACGGTCGGCTGAAGGTCATCCTGATCGCGCTTGAGGTAGGCCACCGAGATCGGGTCCTTCATGTCGCTCTCAAAGCCTTTGATGGTGTCAAAGACATGGATGCGGGCCAGTTGAGCAGCAACATCCGTGGAACGGTTGAACTGGAAGAACGACTTGATGTCAGCGGTGTCCAGACCGTGGTTACGGCGCGAGCACAGCATGGCCAGCGAGGCAATCATCAGGTGGGCTTCTTTGTCAATCGCCGACCGTGGGACAGTGGGGCGGTTCATGCCAAACTGAATGACCACCGGCTTGTCCACGGCGCGACTGATCGCATCGAGGGTCTTCATGGTGCCGATGGTGTTCTCAGCCGTCTTGATCGATTCGTACGAACCGGTGACGATACCGACCGTGGTGTGACCGTCTTCCAACAGTTGCTTGACCAGCAATGGGCCCGCGACGGAGCCAGTGCCGCCGGAGGCAGTGAAGATCACGATGTTCAGGTCAGCCGGCTTGAATTTGCGCAGGATGTCAGGAACCGCCTTGGCAATGATTTTGTCATTGCTGTTACGGATCTTGCCTGAACCGTCGAGGTCTTTGAACAACCAGGTGTTCTCAACCAAGCGGTCATCAAGGTTGGAATCAGAGGTGTCAATGAATGCGACTTCGAAATTGGCGATGTCGGCGCTATGCCCTTCATGAAACGACAGGTACTCTTTACCGATGTTGATGCCACCGCCGCCACATGCATATACCCTGATGGTTCCAACGGGACGAGTAGACAGGCCTTGACTCATGGGTTTATTTCCTTTTTGAGGGGTTGAGGGTCTTGCGTTAGGTGAGTTACTTACATGTTGATAATGTATCATTAGAGATTACTCGATTAAATCCAGAGTCAACCAATTCCAATCATGTGTGCAGGTTACGCTCATTACTATTTTACGGAGGCCACTGCCGTGGATCTTATCACTGTCGCCCTTAATCGCGTCAACTTCGAGGTGCCGCCAGAAGTGTTGCGGTACACCTTCTCACCGACTCGTTACGACCCTTCCAAGAACGGGCTAATCCGCGACTACAGCACCGGGATCAGTAATGACACGGTGATTCGTCGGCAGGTGGTGGAAGCACGGGTCTTGGTCGATCTGGACCTCTGTTCAGGGGTTGAAATCTTTATCCCGCTGAACAACGTAGAAAGTGACTGGGTCGATCAATGGACCATGGTCTACCGGATACCTAAGGAACTGACACAAGGCCGGAGCATCACCGAAGTCTACGGACTGAGTTACGGCGCTGGCCACAGTCTGGGTAACGTCGGGGCGATCAGTGAAGACCGTTCGATGGTGTTGGAAGCCGCTGCTGGGCTCATGCAGTCCAATGTAGCCTGGACGCAAGTGCAGACTGCTTACTGCACCCTGGTCGCAGACAATACGGTGATGGTCACCAACATGAACCGGATGCCAGGGATTGCTTACCTGCGCTGCCTGGTCAGTCATGACCCTAATCTGTCTAACATTCCGGGTCATTACGCGGACGTGTTCAGTGAACTGGTGATCCTGGCGACCAAAGCTCACATCTACAACCGCACCCTGATCCAGTTGGATGAAGGCGCCATCCGAGGCGGCGCCTCCCTGGGACGGATTCGGGAAGTCGTGGACTCGTACGCTGACGCCAACCAGATGTACCGCGAGCATCTACGTGATCGCTGGCGAAAAGCAGGTGTCATGGCGAACAAAGAACAACATCGGCGGTTACTACGCTATACAGTTGGGTCGAGGCGGTAGAAAAGAACAAAAAATAAAGCACCAGAGAGGAGCCGATCGGCTCCTCTCTATGCCGGGTTGCATACTCAACTGCAGGGTTCCTTACTTCTTACGAGACAGTCGGATGATGACGTACCAGCACGTCACAGTCACCGCACCATACAAAGTCATGGCCGCGATGATGAACTCTGACTGAGAGATAGGGTCGATCGCCATGGAAGTCCCTTTCCGCTACACACAAGAAGGGCTCCGGAGAGCCCCCTTGGTAGACGAGGTTAGTCGGTGGCTTTTTCTTTCTTGGTTACCTTGATGCTGAACGTCCCTTTGCCACATGTCTTTTCGACAGTGTACCGGTCGGTGACGTACTTGGCGGCCGAGTAACCGATGATGACGCCCACGATAAAACGGCCCATTAGTTGGACTCCTTAGGGGTGGTGGAAGGTTCTGCTTGAGTGGCTTTGTCTTTAGCGGCCACGTAGCAGTACAGCGCAGCGCCTGCAACGACGCCGAAGATCAGTTTACCCATTGCGATGACTCCTGTGGTGGGTTGGGGGTTAGGCGGCTTTACGCAGTGCCGGATAGTGCTGGTACATCACCTCCGTAATGAACGTGGCGGTGGCTGCAGCAACAGCTGGAAGCGTCTTAAAGCTGTCAGTGATCTGGGTCATGCCTGCCTGATAGGCTTGTTCATCTTGGATCTCCGGGTAAACCACGCCGTCTTGGATCACTGAACCTTGAAGCAGCACTGCAGGGTTTGCCCGGAACGTCTCAACGGCGGCCTGCAGGACATCGAGTTCCAGCAGGTCATCGTTACGGTAAGGGCGCAGGATTTCCATGAAGTGTTGAGTGCGCTCGAGTACCATATCGGACAGGGTGTATTGGGCCAGGAAGTCCAGGGTGATGGCAGACAGTTCGGCTTCAATGGTGGCGAGAGTAGGGGTGATCATGGTATTCTCCTCAAGGACTGGGGTAGGGGTTTCGGTCATGTGCATGAACTTCTTGGCAGCCGCCTCGATCACTGCCCGGTCTGCGCCGGAGATGATCGAGGTGATCTGAACGTAGACGCGCTCACCTTGAGCGTTCTGAGTCCGGACCCAGCCACTGTTCATGATGTCACGGACCGCTTGGTCATCACTGATGCCACTTGGCAGGCGTACCAGCAACCAGTTTTCCAGGTCGCCTGCCATTTCCCGGAAGAAGAACTGACCGGACATGTCCTGGTAGCTGTTCTTAGCTGGAGTAACGACGTTGATGAAACGGGCTTTCAGATCGATTTGGATAGTCATAGCAGTGTTCTCCTAAAGAACGAGGGTAAGATAGAAAGATCGTTCTTCCTATTCACCCTTACTATGTACTGTTGAAAAATATTCGAATCGAATCGAGACGGCATAAGGGGCGGCTTCAGCCGCCCCTCTATTACGTGTCGTTGGAAGGGGTCCAGAAGCGTGGGTGAAGCCCAGCGCCACAGGCCGCCATAAGGTGCACCCCAATCAGTCCTGAGATGACCATCAACGACGGAAAAAACAAGGTCGGTGCAGTCCATACGAAGATGGCTACAAAGAGGCCGTAGTATGACGTCTCGATCCAACGACCCAGGGTGCGCAACACATACGCGCCGTACCAGCCAAACCACTCACGCGCCGGGACCCGGTGACGATACGCCATGCCATAGGGAACTAATGCCACCAGCACCCAGAGCGCCCCGATCAGCCATTCAGCGGTACTCATGCTCGCCCTCATTGTCCAATAGCCCCAGGTACTCCGCCAGCTCTTTCATCTTGCCTTCCTGACTGACCTTGACTTTACCCTGCTCCACAATCAGCACCGGGATCTCATCACTGACGTCCTCCGGCTTGCCCTTGTAGTAAAACAACACCTGAGGGTCAGCCCCAGACACATACTCGTTCTCAGGTACCATGCCGTTGTCCGAAGCGTCCTGCTCCTGGGAGACCTGGCGACCGGGCAGGACCTGGACATTGTACCCCAGCTCCACAATCGCACCCGTGACCCCTGAGACATTCTCATCCCAGTCCTCGACCATCAGGCCCACCAGTGGTGCGGCCGGTTCCCCGACAGGGGCAAGCAATTCTTCCAATGACGCAAATAAGTTAAACATGGGACTACCATTTAAACGCAGGCGGTGGGGTGGCGGATAGGGATTCTTGGGAGATGTTACCCTGATGGATGCTGAACGACGCTTTCGCCCACTTGAACATGGCCTCTAGGAAGGCCTGTTGAGGGCGGGTGTTGCTCAGTGCCCAGCTGGAGACTTGCATCGACCCGCGGGCCCAGATCGACATCAGTAGGTAAGACCCATACACATCCATGAGTTCTTTATCCTCATGGTGACGACTCCATAGTCCGTGCTCGCTGTCTGCGCGGTACAGACTCAATAGCTTCTTTCTCACCGATACCACCAGCGGCCATGCGCTGTTCTGGATCGTGCGGGCCATTGTAAAGCACTGTTCTGCCTCGACATACGTCTGCAACACCTTCCTGATCTCATCAGGCGACAAGACCGTCAAGTCACCTTTACCCGTGTAGGGTTTACGGACATTGCCGCGGTAATTCTCATTGAGCAACGATCCTGGCTTCGAGAACCGACTGAACTCAGGCAGTGGGGTGCCATTGTCCTCACCTACCGTATTGGCCGGGGCATAGAGTCGATTCACGTTCCCGGCAGCTGGTAGATTGCGCAAGGCTGCCGGGATCTTATCCAGTTCGCTTTCCGGGGCTTTCTTGGCCATTTCGATCAACGAGGCTTTAAACGCTTCATGGCTACTGAAGTCCAAGCTATTGTACAACTTGTTCACCTCCTCGATCCATTTACGGTGGTTCCTAAAATGACTCGAGCTATGGAACGCCTGTAAGAACTTCAACAGATCCCCGCAGTACTTGACCGGGTGCTTCCCGACGTCGGTGTCCGGCCTGACCACCATAGCAAGGGACGGGTCAACCAATGTCTTGGTGCGACTGGCGGTTAACTGATTGCATTGTTTGATAAGGTCTCTGGCTTCACGGACATGCTTGAGCTGACCGGAGAAGACTTTATCGATAACACTGCCGAATGCTTCTTGGCTGGGGGTGGTCATGGGGGATTGCCTGTAATCAAATGGGTTGGTCTATAAGATTACCGGCTCTCGGCATAATTGCCAGCTCACTGGCTGGCCTTGAAAAAGGTTTTTAGTTTTTTCTTACAGGGTAGTTGGTATAGTGTGATATGAAAGTCTGATCCCCTCTAATAAGGTGAGGCTACGCCTCACTAGAAAGGCACGTGCTGTTGTCTTTCCTCCGTTCGTACCCTCACTCCAGACAGCCACCAGACACGGCAAGCCTATCCCATCCTATCCTACCTACCCTCACTCCCCCAGATTAATTCCTCACTTCGTTCGTCATTAATCTTGCCCCCTCGCTCCCTTCCTTCCTTTCCTTCCCGAGCGGTGACAAGACTGTGCATACTATACAGAGACCGGTTACAAAAAATAAACAGAGCTACCTACCCCAACGGGCGGGTAGCTCGTTATGCCGTCAGTGAAGGTTTTCTGTGACGCGCCAGTTCATATTAAACACCATGTCGTAGATGCTTTCAGGGAAGGTCTCGGAGATCGGGATGCTGGCACTGGTTTCGGAGTGATCGTCGAGCAGTTCAGCGTAAATACGGCAATTCCCTCCCACGTAGAACCGGTACTTGATGCCGGCTGCGCGCAGCTGTTCGTAGACATCGGCGCGCATTAGGGAGATGTGCTCGATGAAACGTTTAGGGTCCAATTGACGAAAGACCTTGGCGTCATACCCAAAGAGCATGGCACTCAGATGACCGATGATGCTGAACGCGATACCTTCATGTTCACGGGCGACGTCATCGGGGACGTCTTGGCTGTACAGAGTTCGTTCAGTGACGATGGTCTTGAAATGGTCGATGCATTGGCTAACAGTAAGGGACATGGACTGCTGATCCTTTTGAACAAAAAAAGATCCTCATCCACCTGGCCGTTAAACGGTTAAGGGGAGACCACGACCAGCGAGGGGCGTGGATGAGGATCTAAGTTTAGAGAGTGCCGCTCAAATCGAACGTCAGGTAGTATGAGGGGTTGAAGGGTTCGACCACGATCTCAGTGTCCGCTACGTGCAACGTGTCGATCACCGAATGCCGGACGTTGTTGACGACGTCCAAGGCTTTCTTGTTACGCAGATCGCGCACTTCCGTCACTTCCTTAAACCCGGCACGTAGCTTGGCCAAATTAAGGCCAATGGTCATAAGAGTGGCTTCCCGATCGTAATAGACTTCAAACCCCATGCCTTCGAGCCGGTCAAACATCTGAGGTAACTGCCCAGCCTCGTAAGCCTCACGCAGCTCCTGATAGATCGGCAAGTATGCTGGATGGGATTTGGCCTTTTCACGCCAAGCCCCTTGCGTCTCACAGCCGGTACTGTCATCGGCAATACTGTACAGGCGACTGCGGATGGTGCCTCGTGTCACGGGTGGTACAGGAAGCGGCACAGCACGCGCCACTTCAGAACTCATCACCACTGCCCGGTCATTTACTTCCAGTGAAGTGTACCCATGGGCGTTAGCCCGCATGGACTGCAGGTCTTCGCGTTCGCATTGCTCGTGTAGCTGGTCGATGCTGTCCAGTAGGAAATTCTGGATAGGGTGGTTTTTGATCGACTGGATAGATTGGGTGTACATGAGTGACTCTCCTTGAGTAAAGTCAGGATAGATTGGGTGTTAGTCACGTCTATCATGTAGCGTTGAAATAAAGTCGAATGGACAACCTCCATCACACCGGCGTATCGCTATGATACTTACGTCACCTCTGTCTACAACAGGATACTCCCCATGTCAGGCCCAACCCCGACAGTGAAGTCCTTGTTTGATGCGGCCTGCGGCCACATCGCCATCGACCGTAACTTTATTCGCCGATTGCAAACCTACCGGCAGAACTTTGCCAATAAGAACGATGACCACGTCGCTTTTTTCGGCGGGCATCTGATGGGTGTGCAGGATGTTCGATTTACCAAATCCGACCGCATTGAGTGGTTCACCACGGTGCTCGACATTGACGACATCAGTCTGCAAGACGACTTGCTGCAACTGAGGACCCTGGTCCCCGACCCTAAGAAGGTCCGGTACGTCTCCACCGACGTGATGAACCTGTCGTGCCTGTGGCTGGTCCATGCCATTTACACCAGCAAGTTGTCAGAGACCGAGAAACAGCAGGCCATGGTCGATGCCCTCTTGGTACTCCAGTATAAGTTCATCACCTCTATTTTGTCGTACTGGTTCCCCAGTCGCGCCGATGAGGCGGTCGCGGTGGCCACCTATGCTCGCCTGCCCAAGAAATACAAACTTAAAGAGCTGGGTAGCTGGGGTGCGCTACTCGTCTACCGCGCCGAAGCGGCCATTGACCGCAAGTCCCCGCATTTTCTGAACAAAACGTTCCAACGTTTTGATGACGACTTCGACATCATCTACATGGTCAATGACATCCAAGGCCGGATTAAGGGCTATTTGAAAAACATCCGGGATGAGTTTGAGATTGTCCGCCGTGACCCGACGGCGTTGATCCGGACCAACTCCAACACGTCGGTCAACATTGATGGCGAAGTGGTGGTCAAGAACAAGAAGAACGTCTATTCCACCTACCGCCGCTATTTGGACGAGGTGATGACCGACCGCAACAGCTTCATCATCCGCGAACTGACCGAGATCGTCGCCGGCTGCATGCCAAAGCTCCCGTACCGTAACATGGTCGAGTGTTTGGAATACATGGCCGCTAAGTCGTCTAAACTCAAAGGCGACCCGGACGTGGTCAAGTTGGCTGACCTGACCCTGGAGCACTTGTTCGATTTCATCGCCAGCAACCGCACCACGATCAACACCAACGACATGGCCACACTGTTGAGCCGCCTGCGTAACCTGTACACCGCCTCCCGTGCCAACAACGACCTGCTCTTGCAGATGCGTGACGTCGGTGAGAAGGTCGTACGCAAATCGATCAAAACCAAAAACGTCGCCCTGGTCGCCTCGGTCAGGACGGCAGCAATCCTTTACCTGGTGCTCCGCACGATCACCATGAAACATTACAGGAAAGACTGATGGCCCGTCCCCGTATTCGCCCTGCCACTGCTGAAGAACTGCAGAATGCGTTGCACGACCTCTACACCCCGTACCGGTTAACGGCCTCTGCATGGAGCGCTGCGGAGCGTCGTGGATGGTTCACGCCCCAAGCACTATTGAACCACCAGTATCGCCGGATGCTCCCCACTTATTCGGGTTATGAGATGGGGTGGCTGACCTTCGGCGGCCACCAGTTGGGCGGGATGTTACTGCCGTTCCTCGACCTTGAGTTGGCCGCGTATAAGACCTTGCGTAATGCGTCGTTGCAATGCGCCCACCGCCAGCTGGATTGGGCACTGGAGTTTGCTGACCTGTCCAGCACCGATCGTCATGCAGCGCTGGCCTGCCGTCCTGAGAGCGCCGCAGAGCTGCTACAAGGCACGCCGTTTAAATTGCTAGGGTTGGTTAAGCCAATGTCCTTCGTCGAGCCTCAGGGCCGTCATGGGGCGTTGTATCCGGTCTTGAAGGTGCCCGTAAACCCAGCACCCGAAATACAGACCAAACGCTTCCTGGTAGGGCCGGATCTTGCCCAGCAACTGATTGACCGGGCTACTCGGTTTGATACGTTTGCTGA